ACTAGGAACTGAAATCGAATCCCTTGGAAACCTTCAATCCGTTGGTGGTGATTTGGATTTACTAGGAACTGAAATCGAATCCCTTGGAAACCTTCAATCCGTTGGTGGTGATTTGGATTTACGAAAAACCCCAATATCTATAAAATATTCTGAAAAAGAAATAAGAGAAATGGTTAATGTTAGTGGTAAAATTTATAATTAAAAAAATATTGAAAGAAGTAGAAACTATATATTTGAAACCTGAAATAAAGGAGTTTCTATTAACAAATTACCCATTAATTATTGGTGTATCATTTTCAAGTCCATATGTTATTGGATTGGGTTCTACATTTGATGAAGAATTAGGTAGAATGGGAAGTAAGCGGTTATATATTAGATATTAAACGAATTTGATTTAGTTATTTATTTTTCATATTTTTTGAAAAAATTTTATGACGAAAAATTATAGAGTTATTGTTGATATTAAGGTAGATGTTGATAGTAAAAAAACTTCTTTTGAGCTATCTCATCCAAAAGAACAAGAATTAACGATTGAGCAAATGGCAAGATTTTTATCAGGTGCTGTTGCCTTATGTATTCGTTCATCAGAACATGAGGCCGAATTGATGAGAACCGTAATGTCATACCTTGAGAATGAATTTATTAATCCTGATTCATTTGAGGACCGAAGAATTATTAAGTTATGAACCGGAAAAACCTTTATCGAGCCAATTTTATTAATGATAAATTAGAAAAACTTGAAGAGGTTAAACACACTCTTGACACATTTTTAAGTCAAAAGAAAACCGATGATGGTTTTTTTTCCTATTGTTATCCGTTTCCAATTTGTTTAAAACACAAAGATGTCGAAATAAGTATTGATGATTCAATTGAAGGGAAAATTATGAAAGATTTAATTCTGGATTACATAAATAATCAAATTAAAATTCTTGAGGATGAATTACTATTGCTTTAATATGTTCATAATAGATATGAACATTATTTATGTTAATAAAACTATCACATGGTGACATATAGAGAAATACGTATTTCAATAGACATCAGTACAACTTTTTAAGTGTATACTTTTTAAGATAAAAAACTATATTATAATTATGACAAACGAACAAAAAGCAAATATGTATTCAAAATTAATGTCTAATTTTGATAATATTAGAAATAAAATCGCCGATATTAAACTTACACAAGTTAATCTAACCGAAGAACAAGAATTTCAAATTAAAAAACTAGAAATAGAACAAAAAAATATTTTATCCCAAATAAATCAATTACTTAAGTGATTTTCTTGGTTTAATTTTTTGAAGTAATTGGTCCATCTCGAAATTTTTTGGGTCAAAAATCTCATTTTTGATTGTTTTAGTGTTATTAAGTAAAGAAAATAACTTAGAAAGTTTTTTAATCATCTTATCTGCAACCATTTTTGACTTTTTCATCTCATAATCATAGAAATCTAACGGGTTATTGTCAAATTTTGACGCGTCATTATTTAATTTTGACATTAATTTTTTATTTCTTTCTGATAATGCCGTACCCCCACCAAATACTAAACTTAGTATTCTATCCATACCACTCATTTTTTCTATTAACGTATTATCATAATTGGATAAGAGATAATTTCTTATGATTTTATGGAAATACTCTAAAGTTAAGAGTACTTTTTGTTCTAAATCCAAACCATCAATATTTAATTTTAATTTTACACTTAAAAAATCATCAATATCTGATTCATGTTTTGACAAATCATCAATTAATTCGTCAAAAGTATATGTCGATATCCTTTTTAGTGTTTTTAACACCTTTTGATTTTTAAAAAAATCCAAAAATTCTTGTTTAGTTTTAACACCGTTTTGAATCATATCAGTATAAACTTCAACGGGTCTAACCAAATTTTCAACATCATGAATAAAATAAAGATTATACATAAACTCATCAAGTGGTCTTATATTTGTTCTAATTCCTGAATATGCACCATATTTAGTTCTTGATTTTAATGTTTGTTCGGGTTTTTTTATTGTGTCGTATGCGTGTTTTAATTCATGTGATAATGAACTTATATGCTCGGATTTATCATTATTTAAAGTGTTAATAATTTTATCCGTGGTCACATCATTATCAGTTTTAGGTTGTACATAACTTATTTCTAAATTAACATTATCGGTCGGTTCACTAACTATCCTTAAGTCATCATCAATCTTTGCTCGATTCGCATGTGCCATACCAATAATCATCGGGTCAGTATATTCTGTAGAGTCATAAAACCCTATATTTATTTTGATAAAAATTTGTTTTGGTTTAAAATCGGAAAATGAATATCTTCCATCCCGATTAATAAACATAAACTTAATATTATCCAAGTCGATATCTTCTAATTCACTATTATCAAGTGCTCGTATTTCGTTAATCAAATCATTATATAAGTTTTCCGATGCTTTTTCAATATCAGAAGGAACCCCAACAGCTTCTTTTAAAATTTTCTTTATTAAATCTCTCATGTCTTACGATAAATAGTCTATCATTAATTAAATAACACCATAATTAATGATATTGCGGTTAAAACAATAAAGAAGAATACACCATATCCAAGGAACTTTACAAGTTCGTGTTTAAGACTAATTACAGGGTTTCTTTTCAACGTTAATAATCTATGCAAGGAGAATGACCATATAAGTGTGATTAAATCCGTCATAAGTGAAATATAGAAGTATTTATTTATAAAAACAATTATGAAGAATATCAAAGAATCGATTAGAAAATCTATTAAAGAGGTTGAAGAAAATAATGCTCGTGAAATTCATGTTTATAAGACAATTAAAAAATATTTTGATGACTTCGGTCCTGACAGAGGCAGAATGTTGTTAAACGCAATTACACGTCAATTGGAAGTTAATTATTCTGCTGGTGTTGCACCCAAAGATACGATAACACCAGGTCCTGTGATGGAAATGATGATGGGTCCTGAAGATAACATTGAAGATTTGGGGGACTCATTAATGTCTTCTTCAAGATTGGATGACATTTTAACAAAAACGTATGCAACTGATTTTGAAGATGAATTAGAATATACTCATCAAATTATAAATTCTTTAATATCTGAATTTGAAGGTTACGATTTTTATGATGAATTGTTTGGTTATATTAAAGATGTTTATAGTGATAATTTCATAAGATTATATAGAAGTGGTGATGATGATTATTCAGACGGTGATAATGATGATGAATTTTTTGTTTAAAAAAAACGCCTAGAAGTTCTATAATAATAAATAATTAATATATTAATATTATATATTATATATATTATTAATAAAATATAATAATTATTTTCGATTTTCAGAAAAGACAAAGAATTTTAAAAAAAAATAAAACTATTTATACGTATGATGAAAATGTTAAAAGTTTTGGACGAACATGTTCTTCAAATTATTACTGAGGCATATCTTTACGACAAAACTTTATCGAATATTATTAGAGATAATCTATATAAAATATATAATGGATTAAATGGTTATTCAATTCCTGCAAATAGTAGATGGGGAACCGTACAAGAAGTTTATCCTGAATATAGTGACGTTTGTCAAACAAAAGAAGGTGTTATCGGACCTGTTTCATATTCACATCCTGGTGAAGAAAAATTCAATTGGTCAATTGTAAATCGTTTTGATACCAATGGTTTGGTTCATTCTAAAATCAAAGAAATTCATAACGAATCGGGTAGTGATGATAATATTTACACTTGGTTTGAAAAAAACGCATCTGACTTTTTATCACCCGGTGGTAAATACACAAATATATTGGTCGATTTAAATAAATCGACATTTGAAAAAGGTGAAATAAGGGAAAGAAAGGCAATTGAAATATTAAACTCTAAATTTGGCGATTTAGATATTAAAAAGTTTTGTTCGGGTTCCAAGGCCGATTTTTCACACGGACAAGATTTAGTAGTAACATTAAAAGACGGTTCGTCATTTTCAATTCAAGTAAAACCATTTGATTCAACTAAGACTCAAAAATATATAGATAGTGAAGGTTCAATTTATTATAAAGTAAAATCACAATATTACAACCCAACACAATATAAACCAAGGTTTGTTAAAGGAATTATGTTTGTTGATGGTGAAAAATATATGGTATTTGCAAATGAGCCAAATAAGATTTTCGATAATAAATCGTTCGTTAGATTTTATGAAGAACCATTACAAACAAACATGGATTTTAAACCAAGAAAAGAGTCGGAAAATGTGTTAATTAAAGATATTAAAAAACAATTTTCATACGGTTCCAATGTTGATAGTGAAATCGATAGATTACAAAAAAAGATTATTGACATACAAATTTTAATTGATAAATTACAAAGAAAGAAAAAAATATAAAATACGAGATATTTATTAGTATAAGATTATGAAAAAGACAGTAACACTTACAGAATCACAATTGATTTCAATCATAGAAAAAGTAGTTAAAGAAAATCAGTTCATTGGTGCTCACGGAATGTCATCACCTGAAAATACTGAATCATCAAACAAACCTGCTATGGATAAAAAACCAAAAAAAGAGAAATCAACGGCTCAAAAATATTATGATAAAATCATCAGCACTAAGACCGAACTTGAAAAATTAAATGATAGTTTAACCGGTGATAAAAACGCTGTCATCAAAAATAAGTTCAGTATGATTGAAAAACAAATGAAAGAAATACAAGAACTTTTAGGTAAAAGAGACGATGTAAATAAAATGTAATCAATTAAAAATATTTTTTAGATAATCCTCCACAATTGTGGGGGATTTTTTATTTACACTAAAATTATTTTTGTGTAAATTTTTAAACATGATAGATGAAACATCAATTTTGCAAATTATACATAACTTTGAGGAAAATCCTTTATATAAGTTCGGATTAAAAGAATTCAAATTTTTTGTTGGACCCGAAAATCAAAACATGTTATATATTGTTCTTTTTTTACAAGAATATAGATTCCAACATAAAAGTTTTCAAACAATAATTTCCGACATCAAAAGTAGATTGTTGAAATTGTTGAATATGGATAGAATTATCTTAAATTGTGATATTGATACAGAATTATTCTAAATTCATATCAATTTTTTTGGCAACACCTGGATTGTTTTTGAATTTTTCAATAACGGATAACAAACCTTTTGTTGTTGTTCCCCAAGTATCCATCGCCGTTTTCTTACCATCACGTCTACTGCAAGACGCAATTTCTTTATAATCGGAACCATTTCTTAACCCATCTAAGATACAATTGTAATAACCATTTTTCAATGTTTTAACTGTTGATTCAATACCATATTCAGGTTTAGAATAGTTTTTAACACCAACAAAGTTAAATTTACTCTGGTTTTTATCTGAAAAATTATCAAAAGTTGTATTAAATGGATTATTAGTAGCGGTTTCTTTACCTGTCCCATTTTTTTCAACCCCCATCTCAGCAATTCTCCATAACTTGAAGAAATCTATATTACGTTGTGTTACAGGTAACCCCAAACCCCATAAAATAGCTTTATAGAAGTCATCGTCAGTCATTACCTTAGAATATACTTCTTTTTTTTCATTGTCATTTAGATTTTTAGAGTCTGAATCAAAAAATGATAATTCATCCTTAGTTGGCGTATCACCTTGTAATAAATCATCCAAAGCGTTACCTAATTTAGTACCACTAACAACACCACTGATTTTATCGTACAAGAATTTTTTAATGTCATCGACCATACCCTCTTTAGTCTCTTGTTCAGACATTAGGGTTTTCATAATTGTTATTTGTTCTTGTAATTTTTTATTTTCCATAATAATATATAAATATAAATATCATATTCGAATTAAATGATATTTATTAACATGGAATTTTCTGTTTCTGCATATGAAAAATTACTTAATTTCTTGATTCCAAGAAAGTTTGATTTTGTTGCGTCAGTCACAGTTAATAAAGTTGGACATAAGATGAGTTCATTCTACGGGGATTTTACAATTAAATTATCACCAAAAATAAAGAAACATATTGATAAAGATTGTTACGATAAATTAAATCAGGGAGAATCTTTAAACTTTTGGATTATGGCAATATGTACAAAGAAAAAACTTAATCTAATTGATTTGGAAAAAGAACTTGAAAAATCTTTTAAAGAATTAACTGATATAAAATTATTAGGTATTGGTATTATTAAAACTAATTACATACTATGAAAGTTATATTTAAATACGATAAAAAAAACATGAAACCAGAAAGACTGGACATCTTACAGAACTTTGTTAAGTTTTTAAATCGTGAATATAAACTTAAAAATAATGTAACAATACAATTCACAAATAAAAGTGAAAATGGAATGACCACCGGGTCAAATCAAGAAGGTATTATAAAAGTATTAGATGATGGTAGAATGTTTATCGATATTTTGAGAACATTAGCCCATGAGTGGGTACATGAACACCAACATCAATTTGATAGAAAAAAGGGTAATCAAGATATTGGGGGTCCTGATGAGGATGAAGCAAATGCGGAATCAGGAAGATTATTGAAACAATATAATAAAGAATATCCAAAAAAAGAAAATCATCTATATGAGTGAGTTTTTTTAACTTGGATTATATTTATAAGTAAAATATTAATATGAAAAGAATGATAATATCTGAAGAAGAAAAAAATAGAATTTTAGGGATGCACCAAGATGCAACTAAAAGACATTATTTAGGTGAACAATCTGTAAGTAGCACAAACACCAATCCTCAGTCGATGAATAAAAGAGATGAATTATACAATCAGTATCTCCAAAAGATAAACACTCTTATACCTTTTGATGTTAAACAATTAAATGGTATGGTGGCAACTCTTAAATCAGGTACTAAAGAGGGGGGTAATATAACGAACCTTGACGTTGTTCAACAGTTTTTTAAGAATGAAGGTCAAGAGTTAATCAAAAAAATAAACCCTAAAGGGTATGATGAAGCAATAAATTCACAATTCACAAATTATACTAGTTTAATAAGTAATCCAAATTGTAGTAGTTGTAGTAAAAGTAGTGTATATCAAATGATGTTAGATGATGTTATTAAATTAAAAAATGGGTTGAAATATAGAGCAGCACAAAAATCAGGAGAGTCGGTAACTTTACCGACATGGGTACAATCACCTAAAGCTAAGTCTGCCATAGATATTTACGCTAAAGACTTAGGAATATCTTAATCAGATTATATACACCAAACAAAATAAAATAAAAAAAGGGTCCTGAGACCCTTTTTTTTTTCACTATTTAATAACCCTGCCATCCCTCAAATTCAAACAACCCTTTTCTCCAAACACACAACACCATCATTTGGTTTGGTCGATTTTCAAAAACAGTGTAACTATAAACTACATTAGTTTTTTCATCTTTAAGTAAGTACATGACAGTTTTAGGTCCTAAAACGATAATACTGTCAATTTTTGAAACCCCACTATTATCATTCAATTCGGTTTTAAGGTTAACAGTCATGTTAGTCTCGTCAAAAACTAAAACAGTTTCTTTATTTTCGATACTACCAAGAGAAGTTTCCAAGTTATTATTGAACGCATCTACTGTTGTATATTGTGCGTCATGTTTGAAAAAGTAGTAGTTGTTGAGTTTAACAGTGGTTTGTTGTGCTTGAGCTCCGATAGTCAAGATGAACATTGCGATGGTTGTGATGATGTTTTTCATAGTTTGTCTTCCTTTCTTATACAAATATAAAGCAAATATTCGTAATTGCAATGATATTTATAAATAAAAAATTATGGTACTAAAATTAGGTTCTGAAGGTAATGAAGTAAAAATACTTCAAGTGAAACTTGGATTTGAAAACCCTGATGGGGACTTTGGACCAAAAACGGAAAAAAGATTAAAGGAATGGCAAAAGTCAAATGGATTACCTGATAATGGTATTGCTGGCCCTGAAACATTAAAAATGTTAGGAATGTTATTTGATGATGTTACCGAGTCAAATCAGGTTAATTTTTTTGAAAAACTAAAAAATCATATTCCCGATTCAGTAATTGAAGAAATTCCGATGGTTATGGATAAGTTCGGAATTAACACCCCACTAAGATTATCTCATTTTTTGGCACAGTGTTCACACGAATCGGGTAATTTTAAGGTGGTTAGTGAAAATTTAAATTACACTGAAAACGGATTAATCAGTACATTCAAGAGCGATTTTGACACAAATCGAAATAGAATTATCGAAGCCGATGAAAAATTAAAGGCAAAACAGTTAAGTAGAAAACCACAAGCAATTGCCAATTTTGTATATGCAAATCAAAATGGAAATGGTAATGAAAAATCAGGTGATGGATGGAAATATAGAGGTAGAGGATATATTCAACTTACCGGTAGAGCAAATTATGCATCTTTTGACCAGTTCGTTGCTGATGATATTATTACCAATCCTGATTTAGTATCGACAAAATATCCATTATTATCGGCCGCATGGTTTTTCAGTAAGAATGGATTAAACAAAATTGCTGACAAAGGTAGTAACGTCGATGTAATAACATTAGTTAGTAAAAGGGTAAATGGTGGTACGATAGGATTAGACGACCGTATAAAAAAATTTAAATATTTTTATACTTTATTATCATAATGATAGTTTTCGACATTATTTGTAATTAGGTTAATTACACTTAATAATTCGACATTCATTGACGTTATCCCATTTTTTAATTGAACATATAATTTAGGATTGTTTGGTATAAAATATATAACACCGATTGTCCATTCTTTATCCATATATGTAATTTTTTGACCGTGGATAACATAAGCATCTCTCATGATGAATAAATATATTAAAAACAAAAAAACCCCTTTATTTAGGGGTTTTTTTGTTTAATTGTGTTAAAATGGTTATTTAACCGCGGTAGTATCAACAATTGTTGTATTTTTCAACGTGTCAACACTCATCGTGTCACACAGTTGTGAAGAATCACACACAATTGAATCTGAAACTGACGTTTCGGTTGAGTTGTTACAAGCCGCAAAGGCAACCATAATTAGGGTAAAAAGTACTTTTTTCATATTATATTAAATTATATTGTTTTAAAATGTAAATATCAAGATAATGTCATAACATTAAAAGAAAAATAATGAGTATCGGTCGGATTTATCCAAAATTGGGTATTTTTATATTCAAAACCATAACAACAAACATAGTTGATACCATTTTCCATTGTTAATGTATCCAAAATAACTTTAATTTTTCTACCGTCAAATTTTTCTTCAAAATCAATTAAATCGTCCAAAAATTCACCCTTTTCTTTATGAATTACTAATAATTTATGGTCTAAATTTGTTGTTAATTCGTTTTCATAAACAATAACATCATTAACTGATTTCATTTCTGAAATCTTTCGATTATATACGATTTTATCGTATTCATCATAAATTATAATTTCTGATTTTTCAGGTATCATACCTTTAATCAATTCAACATCACATAAATCAGGCCATTCTATTCCTAATATTTCATTAGAATCGTTGAAAAGTGTTTCACTAAAAGAAACATCATTTCTTTCTGAGAAATCATTTAACTTTTCTTTTTGTGTATTTGTAATAGGACAAAAATTAATACTTTGATAAATCCCTTCGACAACAATATTGTATCTCATATAATAAATAAAAAAATATTATTTAAGAATCGATTTTACCCATTGAAATAATTTCACTACTTTCTGTTTGACTATCTGTAATCTCAGAACTAATTTCTTTTCCGTTCCACCAATCAATATCATCACCGATTCTTTCGTCAATTTCTTTTTCCGTAAAAGCATAAGCAATTACCTTGTGTCTTGAGGAAACCCACTGAGTCTCAACAACATCAAATAAAATTTCGTATTTGTTGTATTCGGGTAAAATAATAGATGAAGGGTCAACATTAGAATCAGGGTTTAATTTTACTAACTCCTCAAAAAAAGTTAATGTTGTACTATATGGTCTGATATTTAAATATTTTAAAAAAGCCCTTGCCTTATCTTCATCAAATTCACCATTAAAATCTGATAAAAACATAGATAAAATATCCTTATCTAATTTTAATAGTTTTCGCTCAGGATATCGATTATTCATAGTTTCATCACTATGATTATTTAACTCTTCTTTAATTATTTTTCTTAAACTCATAGATATACAGTTAACGATGAACTTTCTTGTTTTAGGATATTTTTAAAATCTTCAGTAAAATTATTATTTAATAAATATTCTTCACCTATCTCAGAAAACACCCAATCCAAACAAACAATACCTATTAAATGGTTTTCTTTGTCAAATAATGGTGTTGCAGCATGGGCAAACGTACCGTGACTTAATATTAACGCTCTTAATGCAAAATCGGGAATAGAATCAACATCGTAGTAGTACATGTTACCATCCATTGTGCTTTTTATATAATTAGTAAAATTACTGATTAAAACACCCTGATATTTTTCAGCCTTTCTTTCTAAACCTTCTGAACATCTTTCATATGTGATTGAAGTTCTTTGCATTGGTGATGTTGTATAAAAATTTCCACCGTTGTGGAACTGCCAAATATAAACTCGGTCTGCGTTGTACTTTCTTCTTAATTCTCTTAACGCATAATGAATAATTTCATCATGTTGAATTTGTTTCATTAATTGTTTCTTAGAAGCTATTTCCTTCGTCTTTTCTTGTTTACGTTTAAAATACCCAGCAGTTATTAATGCAACAATAACTGAACTAATCGATGTTAAAATTGTTATGATGATTTGTGTCCAATCCATGATTTTTATCATATTATAAATATATGATAAATCATTATTGTAACATTTAAGTTGACGTTATATTATCCCTCTACTAATAAGGGCATTGTTTCATTAGCCTCTATTCGTCTTTTACGATGAATACCCAATCCCTTTTCAAGGTTAATTAAACTTTCTTCCCATTTTCCATTTGACATTTCTTTATTTGATTTAAGTTCGATATTCATTAAATGATTAATAACATCAGGTGAAAAGTTACACTGCATAGAATCAACCCTATAATCGGCAGTGTTCCAAAATGAAATCTCATTGTTATGGCGATTATCACTTTGAGGTATATCTCTATGGAAACCAAACTTATCACCTCTTTTTAAATCAATACAGTAGATTAAAATACCGGATTCTGTATATCTAAAAAAATGGTCATACGTATCTTTTGATGCTGTACACCATTTCGTCGACGCGCCATACTTAAGTGACGACTCGTATGTTAACGGTCTAATTAATAACCAATTTTCATCTTTAAACTCGATTAATACATCTTTTGATAATTCTTTATCAATATTCTTAAAATCAGATATACATATTAATCTATCAATATCTTCAATCGTTTTTATTTGATTAACGTCTGTTTTAATTAGTTTTCTTTCAGAGTAATCTATAAATTTTTTAATTTTCAAAAAATTAGCTTCATTAATGAAGGTATTCAATAATTTAAATTTAATAAATTGTAATTCACCATCATTAATATTATTTTCAGAATTTAGTTCCAAATCGAACCATTCATTTAATTTATTCAAATACCAATCAGAATCAATATTAACCTCGTTTTTATATAAATAATTATGTTCATTTTGAATCGATTTAAGAAATAATTCCGTATATTTATTAGTTCCTGTGGTGTCTAATTCGGATAAAATATCGATAATTGAAATGTCCCAGTTTGAATATTTTTCTTTAATTTCTTTTAGTCTTGCCATAATGTTTAAAGAATAATAAATAAAAAAGACAGATTCAATAGAACCTGTCTTTAAAAGTGTTTTTAATAGAATTAATCTTTAGAATTTAATATGTATTCGTAAAAATATGTGAAAGTCACTGTAAATCCACAAAACATTAAAAATATGTCAATTATTGGGTTTATAATTGGTGTGTATAATACTATTGATAATGAAATACAAAATAACATTAATGCCTTTGATAAATGCCATGCATCGGTAATGAACACTAAAAATGTACTCGAATATGGGAAATTTTCGATATATTTTGGCGTATATAACCCAAAATAATACCAACCATTATAAGGTTTTAATGGCCATTTCCATTGATTTTTCCAAGAATCCTTAATATTCCAAAATTTAGGGTTTTTATTTTTAAAAATACTTTTTGAAAAATTAAAATTCACCTTATCCATAATGGAATTGAATATTCCGGCAAATATGATTAACAATAAACTTAACATATTAATAAATACTGTTAAGTTTGGCGGAAGGTGATGGATTCGAACCATCGCATCTACTTATAGATGTACGGTTTAGCAAACCGCTTCATTACCGCTCTGACAACCTTCCGTATTTTGTAGCCCTACGTGGAATCGAACCACGAATTACTCTTTAGAAGAGAGTTGGTATATCCATTTACCTACAGGGCCATGTATATAATTACAAATTTAAATCTTTTTTGCGGTATATGTATACCCAGAATCTGAATTTTTTGTTAATATCTCAGATATTTCAGAAGCGTCACTCATATTTTCAAATTCCCAAACCTCATCTGATGAATCTAACATAATAACCGGTAATTCTTTACCATCAATAGTTTTAACTAATTTCACAATACAATACATAACAATAATATTTAGTACTCACGACAGGAATTGAACCTGTGACCTGATGTGTATAAGACATCTGCTCTTACCAACTGAGCTACGTGAGCATTTAGTGGACCCTGATGGGCTTGAACCATCGACCTACTGATTATGAGTCAGTTGCTCTGACCAACTGAGCTAAGGGTCCTGAACTTTATTTTATGGTGTCTTTTTTTAAAAATGAACCATTATCATTCGATTGTTTTATTTTTGATGTGTAAGGTATTCTGACAGTATCTCTAATTACCCTTTCAACTTCTTTTTCGATAAAAACGGTATCACTTTTTCCGTCGACACTTTCAGGTAAATTTACATTAACAACATTATCAGAAACACCACAAGACCTAAACAATGTTCCAAAAATTATTGACATTGTTAATACCGAAATTACAAATATTGTACCACCAAAACGGTATGTCGATTTAAATGAATTTGTTCCCATTTTATTTAAGATTATTACTTATGTTTTTTAATGATTGTTTAATGTTTACGTTTATTTCCGATTCTAATTTCAAACATCTACGTTCTTGTTCTTCATTGAAGAATTCCATTATTTTTTCCCATGTTCTATCATCCGTCAAAATTAAATAACTATAAACATGGTTTATAATTTGAACCGTTTTTCCTTGAAGAATTATAAATATCTTATGTTCGTCGTTTTTAATATATTTCTTAGCTGATAATGGTGATACATATAAATCAGTTTCGGGATTGGTGATTAATTTTTGACATATTGATAAACACTCACGACCGTGTTGGGTACCTTGTATAATAGAAGGATTAAACTTTCTAGTTAGGTCTACCGCTATCTTCTGTAAAAATCTCTTGAATTGATGTTTGTAAGTCATAAACAAAACAAAGTTAATTCAAAAAAAATGAAAAAACAAATTTATTATATAAAAAGAACTAAATCCCCCTGAATATTGTCGTAGTCATCCTCACAACATATATTTTCAAATATATGATAATTGTCCTGTATGTCATTACAGAAATTATCAATGAAATGCCCAATTTGGTTTTGAGCAGACATTTCCTCTACATTTTCGATGTTTGTGATGTTTGGGTCCATAAGAATTGTGATTTTTTTTTCAACAATAAATATATCAAAAAGTTTATTTATTGACAATACCAGCAATAATTTTTAAGTTATTTTTTTGATAAAATTTTTTCTTTAAACTTTTCAAAATTTGGACCTTTTGTAAATCCTTTAACACCTGGTTTTGTTGTTATAATCCCTGCCTTATTTAAACCTGAAAACCATGCCCCATAATAACCTTGAAGAGATACTTTATTTCCATATTTATTAAAGTTACCCTCGGGTGTTGTGGTAATAACACCTGTTTTTTGGAAGAAGTCCAATCTATTCCCTTTTTCACCGTCACCAAGTGCGTCTAAATAGTTAATCATTTCTTTGGTTAATTTACCTCCTCCTTGGGAAACATATCCTGTTTCAGATTTTGGTTTAACATTTTGGGTTTCTAACCAATCTTCATATTTATTTTGAACATTATTAGATTTAGATATTTTAATTGAAAAAATATTAATAACTTTCTCAATTATTTTTTGTAAATTATCACTTCCAGTCTTTTCAAATTTTTTTATATCGGTCCACCCATCAATAAAACTATAATTACCGTTCTGAGATTCCGTTTGGTACTGAACGGCATAGTCTGTGTTATTTAAATCGAATATAATACCATCAACAAATATATAATCATTTAAACTTGAATCTTGGTCGGATATTAGGTTTAAATTCATAGAATATGTAATATGATTACCTTCATCAATTTCATCAATATCACCTAAATCTGAATAATCGTATAATTCAGATATTTTAACTTCAATTGAAAACCCTTTTCCAATTTCAATTTTATAAGTGATACTATCGGTCCATTTGGTATCTTTAAACCCACGTTCAATTTGTGAAAACCATTTTCCCTTATTTGATTTATCATTGTCCTCATTAATCGAATCAATAGCCCTTTGAATTACAAAATTTTTAAATAACTCAATTTCATTTTTTGTTAATAAATCATCTTTGGTATTGTAATAATCACCATTATCAAAATTAGTTCCCGGTTTAAGATATAAAGCAATTTTTGAAAACTTATTATCACGGGTCATTTTTTTAAGGATAATGTAATATAAATTACCTTTACTCGTATAGTTATCGAAATAACTGGGTGTTCCTGCCATGGTTGTGCACCACTTGGTACCTGAACCATAATAACAAGACGATTGATGTGTTAAAGGTTTTACAACCAATATGTCATTGTCCTCGTAAAGTTTGATTGAATCCTTTTTGGCGATTTCTTTTTCCTTCCTTTTGGAGATTTCTGACATTAATTTATCGGTAAAATTTATGAATTCATTTTCAAAATCCCAACCAACATATTGTTTAAAATCTTTTTTAGGATATTTGTCTTTGTTTCTTTCAAAAAATTCTAATTTTGGGATAATATTAGCCACAAAAGTCCTATCACTAATAAGAGCATCCCTTGTTGTGGACGCCTTATTTGGTTCCAATTCTTCAAGTTCATTACCTTGTCTTGGATAAACTTCATTCCAAATAAAATGTTGAGCTACTAAAGGTTCTAAATATTTGTAGTTGGTTTGTTCCATAAAAGGTTCTTCCAACAAAATATCATAGAATGATTTTGGTTCAACCAATGACCTTAATTTTCTTTCAGTATCGATTTTATCTTTATATTTGTTGTAAACGTCTTCCTTACGACCTTCAGTTAGTATCATATGATATAAATATATTGGAAACTTTAATTTGTCGGGATGGCAGGATTCGAACCTGCGAAATTTTCTTCGTCCCAAACGAAGCGGGGTGACCTGACTCCCCAACATCCCGAAATGTTTTTTTTGTGGAGTCGCACGGTAACGCTCCGTGTTTTATGGTTTGCAAAACCATTGTAATATCTTTTATACGACAACCCCATTTATTAATGGATATTTAATGTTCCAACTATCTATTTTTTTAATTAACTCTTCTTTTGTTATTGACGATTTTTTATTCTTACTAATATTGTCAGTATGAATCATTAATTTACAATTTGCAGGATGAGAAATTAAATATGGGTCAATACCTAACATGTACCCTTCATTGATTGATAACATATGGTCCCTACTAATACCTCGTAAATTATTGCCATTATTTATTGCTTTGTACCAACCATACTTATCAATTAAAGACAAATCAAATTCTTGCGGATAGTCATACACGTTAAATTTGAATTTACAGTCTAATTTATATTTTTCATATTCATTAATATGTTCTCTTCGTTTGTGTTTATAACAATCTATTGAACAATATTTATTTCTATTTGAAAATTCATTACCACAAAAACCACATATTTTAGTTTTAATATGACCATTTTTTATGTGATAATTAATCACCCCCTTTTTTATCTTATCACCCCATGTATGTGGCCTTTTAATATTAATGTGTGAAGTACTACAACTACTGTCACAATAATTATTTCTCCTTTTTTCATATGGTATTTCTTTACCACATTTAGGGTTTTGACAATGTTTTATATTCTTCATATATAAATCAATTGATTTATTACTAATAGTTTGACCTGCTTTAGAATAATCCCTCATATATCTATTAACATAGATATTACGACAAGTTAATGAACAATATACTCTATGTTTCAAAACACTATTTTCACATTCAATGTTTTTACATTTTTTCATATCTATAAATATCTTTAGAATGGAGAAAAAACGAGCCGAATCTAAACATTATCGTTTTTATTTAAGTAATTATTCTTATGTAGTCAGGACAGGACTCGAACCTGTATTGATTGCATCCGTGCGCTTTACATCACACAGCCCGATTCATTCATCGGACAACCGTTCAAGGAAGGGGTGCGTTTCCACATCTTATCATATCTCTAAGCCCTTAACGGTAGTGTATACCAATTCCACCACCTGACTATTTTGCTCGTACTTTCCGAGCCGTCATCTTCACTGTTCTACCAGTATTTCTGCAAATGTTCTAAAAACATTCAGTTCCTTGATTACCAAGCCACCTGTTCAGGGAGAAGAACCACCCATCAATGTAGTCAGGACAGGATTCGAACCTGCAACAGCCTCCCCCGGCTGAACTTCGTCTAGAAACATTGCGTTACCATTCCGCCACCTGACTATATTACCCCACCCTGAGATTACGGATAAGTAGATTTTTCCCGGTTTCCTGTTTGTAACCCTGCGGAGTCTTACCCCCTTGAAAACGTCAGCCCAATACGTCGGCAGTCATCAGGCCTGATGCTGTTTTATCCCGAACCGATTACCTTAGGGTGGTGTTTTTTAACCCCATCCATTGTTAAATGAGTCTTGGATGAAAGACTACTGAGTATCTCTTACTCATTGCGGTCTATCCCGGTTACGCTCCGAGGACTTCTGCGTGACAGGCAGATATGATAACTATTTCACCAATAGACCATGGATAGGGACAGGATATTTATTCCTTTCAGGGACTCCCTCGGACCCTTATTTCTTTTTTAATGTTCTACCTTTATTCCATTCAGGATATTGATATACATCACATTTTTTAATTTTTAAATTTATTTCACCATTTGTTATCCAACAAGTTCCAAATTGAGAGTTTTTTTCCCCTTTTTGATGAATAGAATTTTTTTCTCCTATCTTTTTTTTAGTAAGTTCGGTATGTTTTTTACCTGTAAAAGAATTCAAATGTGTTTCATAATAAATTTTCAAAGATTTGGATATTTTTTTCTTCCATTCTTTTTTTTCTTCGTCAGATAAATTATCGTAGTATTGCCTAAAAATTACATTTCTAAAATTTTCACCGTATTTCTCCTTAAGAATTTTATCAGTTTTTATTCTTCCCTTTTTAACCCCATCAGGACTTATATATCCACCCCCACCACCATAACAAATGTTCATACATAAATCATCATTCAATATTTCATCAGTTATTATTTCTTTTTCGGCTTGTTTTAACAATTCCCTATTTTCAAAAAAATTTATAATTTCAAAATTAAAATTTTCTTTACCATATTTTTTCAAACTTCTTCTAATTCTATCACCACTACCTATGTATCCATCTTCTAAATTATTAGTAGAGTGCATCCCAATGTAATATTTGTTATTTAACATATTAGTAGTTTTATACAGATAATGATATTTGTAAGGTTTTCTACCCATATTTATATATATTATAAATTGGTCCAAAAACCAACCCAGAGCGGGAAAAAGGATTTGAACCTTCGACTTTCTGCTTGGCAAGCAGACGCTCTACCCCTGAGCTACTCCCGCAAATGCCGAAGACGTTTCTAATCTTGTAGGACGACTTCGGATTGGTCCCTTTCAACTGAAAGGTCCACTTAAAAAAGAAACTTTCCTTCTACGCTCACCGTAGTTGTGGATTTGACTGAACATAGTTTACTGTTCACCTGGTGTAAGTGCACTACAGAGCAGGGTCCATCACATCACACTTTGGGCCATTTATACTTCATTGGGTAGATACTCCCACGAAGCCAAAGATTGTCTTTCAACGGTGCTAATCCGTCCTATGTAAGGAAAGGTTCTTTTGGAGCGAGTGGAGATAATCGAAATCTCGTCTTTAGATTGGAAGTCTAACATAATAAGCCACTATACGACACTCGCGTGGAGTTGCCCGTACATGACAAGTGTAATAATCGATTGGAGTCAAGTACGAACGACATTTTGGTAGCAGGTGCTGGATTCGAACCAGACGTGTCCCCTTTCAGAGACTCTGGGTTATGAGCCCAGTGAGTTTGTCCTCTACTCTAACCTGCATATATTTGGTTCCTGTGGGGGACTCGAACCTCCGACTCCGGACTCCGTGTCCGGTGTTTTGCCATCACACTTACAGGAATAACTACCACCCTTTATCTCGGCAAAGATTAAGAACGATAGAAGTTAACATATTAATATCTAATTGCCGTCAGATGTATTAACACATAACTTTTTGGTAACTCTAGTAGGAATCGAACCTACAATGTAAACTACTTGTTAAATGCTCTAACGGTTTATTCCAAACGCGTCTCAGGATTGTCAAACCATTTAACCCTCATTTACCCAATTTCACAGAATTAATTCTGTTATAGAGTTATTTGTTAATAATTCAAGGAGGCCTTACCGTTCCTCTTTGTGGCTGAGTTTAACTCTACTCTTAATATAGAGAGACCATCATGTGCCGGCCTATTACTTGTTTACACTATTGAATTATTTGGTGGCGGGGAGTGGATTCGAACCACTGACCACAAGATTATGAGCCTTGTAAGCTACCTCTGCTCTACCCCGCTATTTGTTTGGAGCTTCCACCCAGATTTGAACTGGGGACTACTGATTACAAGTCAGTTATTTTACCTGCTAAACTACAGAAGCTAATTTTGCTGATTAATAAGGATTCGAACCTTAATCCCGCGTTCCTTCCGGTCCACCGACCTACTCAGTTCGCTGTGCGCCTTTACACCATAATCAATCGGAAGTTTCGAACCTTCCATTATTTCAGGGTAATTAATCCTGAATTTTGTAGTCAGGACAGGATTCGAACCTGTAACCTCTCTCGCACATCGGTCACGTCTAACACATTTGATGGTATGTTTCAATCGTGTGTCCAATAACCCAGCACCTATTTGAATCACTAAATAGGGTTATTTACCATGGGTGGAGTACCTCTCGCTGGTAGCGTCTAACCATTTCGCCACCTGACTATGTTAGTTAGTTTATACACATGACTAGGTGTTTCCATCTGCACTCAGTTGTAACACTCACAATTCGCAGCCGTACTGTTCACTCTGTATTGTATTACAACTTGCTCACCCTTGGGAGACTGATTAAGGTTTAGACAATACCAGTTATTTCCAACTAGCGTAAATCACTTTAACAAGCAGTTTTAATAATCAGTGTGGTTTCACATCTTACGTCAGAGAGGATTGCGAATCCTTAATCTCCATTTTACCGCTTCCGTAAGAAGTTTTTCCACGTGAGATACAGAAAGTGAGGATGATAATCCCTCAGTGTTGTAGTGTACGATTATGTTTTCCATAATTCAAGTAATATCACTAATCTTTACATTTCCTTTATCAAGGGAACAACACTTTGTAGTCAGGAGAGGATTCGAACCTCTCTGCAGGGAGCTACCCGTCATCCATGACCTTCCATCGGACTCGAACCGACCTTCTTCCTAGCTGACTATGCTTTGAGCGGTGAAACAGAGTCGGCAACCCTTCACTCATCACCCGATTCCGTACGGGACCCAATATTTTTGTAGTCAGGACAGGATTCGAACCTGTAAGCTTTTTGCCTTAACAAAGGTATCGGACAGAGAATCCAAAAGCGTCTACCATTCCGCCACCTGACTATTTGATAATTCAAAGATAATGATAATTTTTTAATTTACCAAATCTTTTTTTTTTGTAGTCCTGTCGGGTGCCGCCCCCGATACTCCACCGTGAAAGGGTGATGAGATAGCTATCGTTCTCCACAGGACCTTAAAATTATAGGACAAAGATAAGATTAATTTTCATATTTTTCATAAAATTTAACCCATTTTCTAATCGCGTTATCACTAACCCCGTATTTTTTACCTGTTTTATTAAAACCAAATTCTTTTACTTCGTTAATTAATGTTTTATAATCAGGTCTGTTAATTTTTCTTTGAGATTTAATAGAATTTAGTTGTTCTTTTGTCAATCCATTTTTTTCTCGTTTTTTCTTTTGGTTTTTCTTTGGGTGTAATACGATTCCAACTCTATGTAATTTAGGTTTAACATTTTTATTTAAAACTTGTAATATTTCAACAAAGACATTTTCAATTTCGGTTTTTATTTTATATTCAGATATCCTAATAACATTCCATCCATTTGAAATTAATAAATCGTCTTTTTCACTGTCTTTTAATTTTCGTTCAGGAAGAAGGTGTTGAGAACCGTCAATTTCAACGGCAACTTTTTCATTTAAAAACGCAAAATCAATAAAATATGGAAATACTGAGTATTCTCGTTTAATTGAATACTTCTTATCCCACCCTAATTCAATAACTTTGTTATAAAACAATTTTTCAGGGTATGATATATTCTTTAATCTCCAAGCAGTTTTGTCGGGATTATCTTTCATAAATTTTAATCGTTTCTCCCTTAAAATTTGTTTAGATTTTTCAGTATGTTTAAAATTTTCAGGATATTTCTTACGAGCTGTTTTATTACCTTCAGATTGTGTTCTTTTTGAATCTCCTAAAATCTGATTGACCGTATTATGGCCAATCTTATATTTTTTTTCAATGTCTTTTATACTCCACAAATCATCAACATATAATCGGTAAACATCATCTCTAATATTATCAACAATTTTACAGGTTTTATTATGTCTTACATAACCTCCCTTATTCTTAAAATCTTTTTCGCAATATCCACATTTATACATAATATATCATTTAATGATAAATATTACGAACCCTTAAAAAAGTTGGTTATCCTAACCAATTTATTTTTTTTTTGGTTTCCAATATGTCAAAGAACTCTTTTGTTATGTTGTTATCATCAACAACAATACAAAGATACAACATTATTTTTGATTTGCCAAATAGGTAACAAAAAAAACCCATCTTTTTTGGAGATGGGTTTCTTTAAGGTCTAAAAGACAATATTATCCCATCTCCACTTTGGAAGTATCACCCTCTGTTGCTGGTGTTCCGAATATGAAAATGGTTCTCATTGAATGTTGTAATTTTGTTTGTGATATAAATATAGTCAATTTTACGAAAAGTCAATTACATGACCATAGAATTTACAAAACTTTTTGATTTTAATACAGAATTTTCAATTGTTTCCTTAATAAAGTTCAAATTTAATGAAGCTATATTACCAATCGATATTCTAAACCACCCTTTTTGGTTTGAACCAAAATACTCAAATGGTACAATCCCTAGTCCACATTTGTTAATTAAGAATGAAATATATTCTTCAGTTGATGGGAATTGGTGAACGTAACCCAAATAAACTGAAATATAAATCCCACCTTCGGGTTTTTGATAATCAACACTGTATCCCCTATCTTTAAGTTCTTGAAACTTTCCACAAATCTCATTTGAGATGGTTTCGTATTCATTTTTAACGTATGTCAAGTGACTTTGATATTCATCATATGACTCATCGATAAAACGGGATACGGCATGTTGTTCCGCTTTTGGTGCCCATGCTCCGATGTGTGATAATATCTCACTCATCTTACCAATAACATCTTTTGGACCAAAAACCCAACCAACTCTTACACCCGTGGCGTTAAGTGATTTGGAAATACCATCAGCACAAATTAAATAATCCCTAATTTCAGGACAAACATGTAAAGGATGAACAAAATTATCACCAAAACTCAAGTCAGAGTATATTTGGTCAAAGAACAAATATAACGGTCTTGAATTCATTCGGGTTTCTCTAAATTTATTTTCCTTAACAATTAATTCACATATACCTTTTAAAACTTCAGGATTAATTACACGACCTGTTGGATTTTGTGGTGAACAAATACAAATTAATGATGTGTTGACATTTATCCTACTATCAATGTCTTCAACAGTAGGAAAAAATGAGTTTTCAGGTAAGCACTGAATTTCCTGTTTGGACGCTCCGTGTAAGAAACAATAGTGGTTGTTATTCCAAGATGGTGTTGGGTAAATAACCTCATCATCAGAATTTACCGTAGATTTATATACGGTATAAATCAAAGGACGAACTCCACCACCTACCAAAATCTCATCAGTAGAATAATTAAGACCAAATTGATGTTTGATGTGTTTTGAAATTGATTCACGAAGATTTATCTCGCCCATTGAGTTGGGGTAATTGGTTAAATCTTCGTTATATGAGTCAATAATTCTATTTCTGAGACCACTTGGAATTGGCCATAATTTTGAGTTAAAATCACCAATGGTTAGATTTGCCACGGGGGTTGTCTTTGAAATCTCTTTAATTTGTTGTGAGATTTTGATAATCTCGGAACCAACAATATTGTTTCCTATATTTGATAACGTTTCCATTAATTTAATTATAAGTCTTATAGGATAAAAAATCAATTAGTGTAGGAAAAGAGAATCAAACTGATAATCTTCCGATAATGAAACGACACTTTAACCAATTGAGCCACTTCAGTATTAAAAAAGGTCTTGAATCACCCCCACGCCATTTTGGGAAGACCTTTTAGTTTTATAGTTGGCGACATAATATTCCTACCCATATTCCCAAGATTCGTTGGAACATAGTAACCATCCAAGGTAGGCCTATACTCTCACACTCCGTCCAAAAGTACTTACCTAATCATGTGCGTCATAGGCTTTTCATATTAGCGTTCAGTGCTACCCTCAGGACATCTCCACCCTACCATCATAGTTACGTGACAGTCTCGCTCGGAAGATAGAGCGTGTATTGTAGAATTGTCCAGTATTTCTACAACTTGTGGGTTATGTCACGACCACTTAAGGTCCCTAACCCCCTTTACCCATAATGGGGGACTCGTTTTTAATTTGAGATTCCCACATACGTAAAAGGACCTTCCCCCTTCTTGCTTAACCCCGTTTATGAGGGGTTATATGTGTTTCACTCTATGTATCTATCCCCCATAGCCCTGAAGACTTCTAGTCGGGTTCACATACAAACAGACGAGTTATCTGTTATCGTGGGGTCTTTGGTTGTGATTTGTGGATTCGAACCACACGGGGGGTATATCTACCAACTCGGCTCATGAGACCGACCCTACACCATTATCACAATATTATCTTTTATATAATTCTTACAGGTTTTTCATTTGAAAAACTAGTTTCTTGAATGTAAACACAAGGTTCTGTTGGTTCGATACCATTCATCGAATTGCCCCACGAACCCGAACTGTAATAAGTTCTAATTTCATTCACCGAAACTAAATCTGGATATTCTTCACCAAAACATGCCTTACTTACCAATTCTGCTGCTTGTTTTTGTGTGTATGCCGCAACATAAACATGACCTCTACTATATTTTCGACCATGTCCCCTACCGTTCCAAATTTTTAGTTGTTTTGCCATAACAATACAAAGATAATACTTTTTTTTTGGAATTACAAAATTATTTTGATTTATATAACACGGTTAATTTTTCATGACAATCACCATGACCTGGTAATCCTCTAAACCCTTTTTCGACATACACTTTGTATTTGTCATCCATTTCACACATGTAAGCCAATTTACCGAAATAGAAGACACATACCAACCCGGCCCAACCATTTTCAATAATAACGGTATATGCTTTTGTCATTGAAGCTCCACCAATACCTTGCCATCCACATGAGGTGTTACCCCAAGTTTGAGCGACGACATGAAAATTAATTTCTTTCCATTGTTCATATTCATGTGAGGTCATCCAAGTCGATGTTTCCCTTTTAACAACCTTTTTATTCCAAAAATCTGTCAAAAGTTCCTTTTCTTCTTTAGTTCCTCGTTGAGTGAATGAATTGGTTAACATTTCATACTCGGATATCGACCTAGTAATGTCAGCAATGTCTGATAAATCTATTTTTAACATAATAATCTTATTTTAAGATAATGGTACCCTCCATTACTCCCCAATTAGATTTTTCACGGAAATAGGATGTTCCTGTTGAGGTGTCTTTAGTACAAATCCACATTTGGTCTCCCTTCCAAGTCACATTCAAGAGAATTTCATTTTTCTTTAATCGAACTTCTTCTGTTCCACCAAAATTTTTGGCTCTTTGGTTTTCGGTACAAGATACTGACAATGTACCTAACATAATTAAGTAAAATATTTTTTTCATTATAATCTTATTGTTTATTTCTTTTTCTAAAAAGTTCCATTTTCTCGGTAGTTAATTTACTTAACTCACCATTAAGTTTTTTGATTTGAGCGTCAATATCTTTAATTGAAGATTTGAATTCCTCGTAATTATCAATTTCTTCTTGAGTGGATTTTCTCATCTCAACACCAGAAATGTCATACCCATGATGGTCAGTATAGTAATTAATGTTTACGTGAGTAGAACCAGCATCTTTTGCTTTTTGGAGCAATTCAATCATAGAATTAATCTCAATAGGTTCATCATCTCTGTTTACATTCCCTTTATTAATTTCAATAAAATCGTGGCGGTCCCAATCTTCCCATCCGAACGCTTCTCTATTTACAAAATCCAATTCATTAATTGAATCCTTAAATTTTACGGTTTTGGTTATATATATTTTTTCCATAACGGTTTATCTAATTACTTCAAAAAGATGTCCAACAAATTCACCATTTTGGTACTGATATGTCCCAATATATTTTTTGGAATCGTCCATGGTGAATGTATGACCTGTCCCAACCAATTCAAATTTTCGGTCTTCGAGAGGTTCGTTAATATCAACCAACGCCCAAATAGTTGGGTGGTTATTTTTTTTGTCAACTTGAATTGTTAAAATCTCCGCTCCCTTTGGTATCGGTATAACAAAATTGGATTGAAACACGGAATTAGGAAGTGTACTATATTTGAATATCACTTTATTCATAATTCAAAGATAACAAATTTCTATTACAAATCCAAAATTATATCATTCCTTTACTATTTATATTTAATGAAATATTTGATTAAGAAAATATTAAAAGAAGAAACTGTGCACTTGGATGTTATCCATATTCCATCATTCAAATATTTTAATAATGATTGGAATTTTCTGCAAGAATATTTGGAATCTGAAGGAAATCCACCATACACAATTGATGATGATTTCTATTTATATGGAACCAAAATCAAATCTCTTGGAAATATCCAAACCGTTGGTGGTGATTTGTATTTACGATATGTCGAAATCGAATCCCTTGGAAACCTTCAATCCATTGGTGGTGGTTTGGTCTTATTTGAATCCAATATCAAATCTATCGGAAACCTTCGCTCCGTTGGTCATGATATGAATTTAGAAGAAACTGAAGTCCAATCCCTTGGAAACCTTCAATTCGTTGGTGGTAATTTGTTTTTACGTAAGACACAGATATCTAAAAAACATTCCAAAGAAGAAATAATGCAAATGGTTCAGGTTGGTGGTAATATTTATATGTAATGAAAATAATAATAACTGAATCTCAATATAGAAGATTAATAGAACAGGAAGAACCTGAGGTTCTTCATATTCCATCATTAAAATATTTTAACAATGATTGGAATTTTCTGCAAGAATATCTGGAATCCGAAGGAAATCCACCTTATACAATTGATGGTAATTTGGATTTGATAGATACCAAAATCAAATCCCTTGGAAATCTTCGCTCCGTTGGTGGTGATTTGATATTAATTGAAAATGACATTGAATCCCTTGGAAATCTTCAATCCGTTGGTGGTAATTTGGAATTATATGGGACTATTATCAAATCCCTTGGAAATCTTCGCTCCGTTGGTGGTGATTTGAGTTTAAGCAGTACTAATATCGAATCCCTTGGAAATCTTCAATATGTTATTGGTAAGGCGGATTTACGAGGAAGTAATATCGAATCCCTTGGAAATCTTAAATCCGTTGGTGGTTATTTAACAGTATCCTTCAACAGTCAACTCAAATCCTTCGGGAGTCTAATATCCGTTGGTGATGGGTTATATCTAAATCGAACTAGTATCAACTCTTTAGGAAATCTCCAATCCGTTGGTGGTGATTTGATGTTGCGTGAAACTCCATTGTCCGAAAAATATTCAGAAGAAGAAATAAGAGAAATGGTTAATGTTAGTGGTAATATTTATATGCAATGAAAATAATTATCACCGAATCACAATATAAAAGATTAATCGAGCAAGAGAAACCAGAAGTTCACCATATTCCATCATTCAAATATTTTAATAATGATTGGAATTTTCTGCAAGAATATCTGGAATCCGAAGGAAATCCACCATATACAATTGATGGTGATTTGAATTTGATGGATACCAAAATCGAATCCCTTGGAAACCTTCGCTCTGTTGGTGGTTATTTGGATTTACGATATGTCGAAATCGAATCCCTTGGAAACCTTCGCTCAGTTGGTGGTTATTTGGATTTATATGAAACCAAAATCAACTCCCTCGGTGCTCTTCAATCCGTTGGTGACTGGTTGGATTTACGTGAATCCAATATCGAATTCCTTGGAAACCTTCAATCCGTTGGTGGTTTTTTGAGTTTACAAGGAACTAATATCGAATCATTTGGAAACCTTCAATCCGTTGGTGGTAATTTGTTTATAGTAGGGACCCCATTGTCCGAAAAATATTCAGAAGAAGAAATAAGAGAAATGGTTCACGTTGGTGGTAAGATTTTTTATAAATCTACTTATTGAAATCATAGTTAATTTGAATAAAATCTTCGGAAGATAACCCATGTTCCTCACATATTTCAATAATATCTTCAATTTTTTTACCAATTTTTATAACGGCCCTATTTAACTGTTTAGTTTCATCAATTAATGTATCGATTTCGCTTTCAATGGAATCATGATGTTCGTCGTTTTCCCATGTTACACTGTAAAGAGAATTACCCAAATCATCAATTTCCGTAAATAATTGAGCAACAACATAATCATCTTCTATTTTTTCTAAATCATATTCAACCTGTAAATAACATTCTAATGACCCTACGTAAATTTCGTACACCAATCCAAAGTTATCCTCATCGTCAATACTATACTTAATTTTTTTAGATTTAAGATAATTTTCAATTATTTCACGTATATTATGTTTAGTTATTTTCATTTCTTTATTTTTTGTAGTCAGGACAGGACTTGAACCTGTATAGAGAGTTCTAATGTGGACACCATCCAAGTAGTTATTACCTACCAACTCACAACATCTTTGCGTCTACCATTCCGCCACCTGACTATTTTGTACCGAGATTGGTTGCGACCCAATTCTTTTGGGAAAAGCCTCCCAACGTGCTCCATACACTACTTCGGTATATTGCTCGTACTTTCCGAGCTGTCATCGGTTACATCTGATTGGCTACCGAAAACTTGCCAAGTCCCTGATGCTGGGTTGGTACATCCATCTGGTGCATCTGTACCACGTCCTATTGTTAAAAACGCCAGAAAGGAGCGTAGTCAGGACAGGATTCGAACCTGTAGTACCGGTTTGACCACTTATGTGGTTGCGTCTATCCATTCCGCCACCTGACTATTTTAAAGAGCTTTACCCTATGGGTTGGTACTCTTTGTGATAGGGGTCCTACGTTTGCCCTAAACCAATGTTCGTGAGGTCTGTGTCCTCCAACAATACTCATCAGTTCTCTACACAGCTATAGATGAGAGTCTGCAGTCAAGACAGGATTCGAACCTGTATGGTATAGATTCGGCAACTGACTCTTTAATACGGAGCTATGTACTATACCTTATGACCTTAAGCGTCTACCATTCCGCCACCTGACTATGTTTGTCAGTCTTTCCTGACCGTCACCCCCACTCCGAAGGTATTGGCCTTCATTGTGAAAACTGGGTTAGTTCATAATCAGAGCCGGACTCGAACCGGATACCGTTCAGGACGGATTAGACTACCTTACAACGTCTCGCATCCAAATGGTTATGGACCGTGGTGTCTTGGGGACTCGGGACCCTCCCTCATTACGCCCATCTAATTATTTGGTGGTGTGGGAGGGAATCGAACCACTCGGCACACGGTGTTTCAAGCCGTTGCTCTACCTACTGAGCTACCGACACCATTATTGTTATACAAAGTTAAAACATATTATCCAATTTTCCAAACCCTTACGATATGTTTTTTCATTTTTTTACTGTCATCGGGGTTACCAATAACAATTCCATCTTTGATAGTAAATGCGTGACCTCTAACAAGTACCACATAAGTACCAACCGGATATTTTTTGATAAATGTTGATGTTGTTGTTGCTCTTAATTTTTTAACACCTTTGACTACCACATAATACGACATGGTGTTATATTCTTCAGAAATAATTTGAACGTTTTTACCGTTAATTTGTTTACCATTTTTTGATAACAAATTCATACCAGTACCGAATCCAAATGTTGGCCTACCATTTTCTCTATTGAATGTTTCTTTAACGAATTGATGTGCGGAATTATAATCCATTTCAGATGCCGATGCGATTGCTCTAACAACACAATCGTTGTTTTCAGACTTGGCAATCATAGATTCGGTATATCCTTTAATTGCTTTCGATGCTGATATAAACCCCTTTTCCATATTACAAATATAAAACAAATATTTGACTTATGAAAAATTATTGCTGACATGGTAGGATTCGAACCTACGGTGTGGTTTCCCAGTCAGGTTAACAGCCTGATGCTCTCGGCCTCTGAGCGACATGCCAATTCATATTTGTACCGAAGGTGGGATTCGAACCCACACACCATATAGCAAATGCTTCTAAGGCATTCGTGTCTACCGTTCCACCACTTCGGCATTTAGGTTGGTAGTGATTGACTTTATCAGGAATCTTGCCCGTACACTGAAGTACTAAGCTTCACACACCATTAGAGAGTCGGGATTTACAACAATACAATTAAGATTGTCAACCTATCCTTAGTGTGTACCCTCGCGTCACGTCTCTCCACGCTTATCAATCTACGCATCTATGCCACCAACCAATATCTTTTAAAAAACAACAATAAAAAAATTAATTATAAAATTTCGAATTATCAAATTATATTTTTTGTACCGAGGAGCGGAGTCGAACCGCTGACCTTCTGCGTATGAAACAGACGCTCTAACCAATTGAGCTACCTCGGCATTTAGCACGGATGGAGAATTACGATATCCCGACACCTTGTTTTGGAGACAAGTGCTCTGCCCCTGAGCTACATCCGTGTGTTGTGATTCCTGAGGGACTCGAACCCCCACATCTTCTCGTCCGTATCGAGATGTTTTATCCAATTAAACTAAGGAACCAAATAGTGGAATTACTTCCACTGTGTTTTTCTGTTGTGTTTCCAAGTTCTGTACTCACGTACTTTGAAGATTGGAATTGTTTTGTTGGGATTTTTAAAACCTCTTCTCCAATAAGGATAAAAGTTGTACCCTTCATCCCAATAAAGAGGGTACCATTCGTTTAGGGAAAGTATGTGATAATCTCTACCACATTCCGCGAATTTTAATTTAGTTCGTTTTCTGTTTGTTGACATATTCTATTGAGTTTAGTCAATAGAAGTCATTTTCCTTTTTCATATTGCGGAAGATGTAGGACTCGAACCCACAATACGCTTTCACGTAACGGCTGATTTCAAGTCAGCTGCCTTACCAATTAGGCTAATCTTCCGTATTTTGGGGTGATTAATGGGACTCGAACCCACGACATCTTGGACCACAACCAAGTGTTCTTCCTCTGAACTATAACCACCATGTATTTTGTGTTTTTATGTGAAAATTAAAACAAAAATAATTAACTTTTACCATATTTTACATTCCACTCCTCAATTTTTTTTAGTAATTCATTTAGAGTTATTGATGATTTATCTTTTTTTACTGAATTATCCGAAAATAATATTAATTCACAATTTGCCGGATGTGATATGATGTTTGTGTTTATTTTATTTCGGTACCCATCCATTATTGATAATTTATGGTCTTTACTCACACCATATAAATTATTTTTTTTGTTGGATGGTGAGTACCACCCATTATTTTTTACTAAATTTAAGTTAAACTCTTCAGGAAAATCGTAAGGGTTAAAATTAAAAACACACGAAGGTCTGTAATACTCATAATAATCTAATTTACAGTTATTACAAATCCTTTTATGTTTTTCATTAATTTCACGAACTTTACATACTTTACATACTTTACATATTTTGTTTTTTATTAGTTTGTCTTTTTTTGGTTTATTTTTTAATGTATTGGATATTTTACTTTTCGTTTCATCACTTAGTGTACGTTTTTTATTATTGTAAATCGCCGAACAACTTGACGAACAAAATATTTTACCGTTGGTGATATGTGTGTCAAATTGAATATCACAATTTTTACATGTTTTTTTTTCTGTGTAAACAACTTTTAATCCTAATAAAAACATTTTACTTGTAATTGATTTGTAAGTAGTTTTTAACATTTTTGCAATTTCTTGTGGTTTAAAACCCAATTCAACGAAACGTGTTAAATTTTCAATTTTATCATCAGTCCATTTCATATAAATAAATACTCAATAAGAGTAAAAATCAATATTTGAACTATAAATTTGAGGTGGAGGTGGGATTTGAACCCACGTGAAACGTTTTCAGTTTTTCGGTTTTGCAGACCGATGCATTCAACCACTCTGCAACCCCACCATTTACTTTATAATCCTCCAAAACTCACTTTTTTTACTAGTTTTGGAGAAATATAAGTTTGTGAGCCAGGTAGGATTCGAACCTACACCCCCGAAGGACTTGTTTTACAGACAAGCGAGCGGACCAATTGCTCAACTGACTCATTTTTTGTCTTTCCTGCTGGATTCGAACCAACGACACCTTGGATGTAAGCCAAGTGCTCTACCAACTGAGCTAAGGAAAGTGGTACGTATTTAGGGATATTTCTAAACCACCTCCTCAGCTCGTCAGCGGACCCGTCGGCCACGTCTCGGTGGTAATACACTTTAGTCGCGGGGAACCCATCTTCCGCTTCTTACTAGATTCTTGTGGCTTACTTACTTAAGTTCATACCGTTACCACTAGGGAACCCAACATTGTGTTTTGTGACCCCGTCGGGACTCGAACCCGAAACCCCCTCATTAAAAGTGAGGTGCTCTAAACCAATTGAGCTACGAAGTCATATTGTTCATTATATTCATCTGTTCAGTAACAATAAACATACAAATATAATGAACATTTTTTAAATTTCTTTTTTTAATGGTGCAAATTTACTGTTTGCCAACAAATCGTCCCAATCTTTATAACCCTCTTCTTGTGCAAATTCATCGTTTTTCTTTCTACGATATTCTTTCACTTTTTCAGGGTTTCTCATCTCTTCCTCATTTTCAAAACCAAGAGATTTTGCACATTCATCTTCACACCACTTATGAGACCCAATTTCAATATTAATTGGAAGGTCAGTTTCCAAAGACTCGATAAAATCTTCAAATTGACTTGCCGCAACGAATGGCATTGTGTAAATACCTTCACTAACCGCATATCCTGATTCATCTTCACTATCAAAGATTTCAATTCTACCCATTCGGTATTTTTCACCCATAAGTGAAAAAACACCATAACCAACAGTTGAATAACTAAACCTACCAGGATTACTAACACCTTCCATATCAATACAGGATGGGTTGGTTTCCATATAGGAAGCCAGTTTGTCAACCAACTGTTCATCCGTTAGTTCCTGACCCTCATTTCCCCTACGGATGTTTTGGAGAAACCAATTTAGGTCCTTTCTGTTTATTTTCATATTACAAATATAATACTTTTTTTTGGTTATCCCGCCAGGGTTCGAACCTGGACTCTTCTCAGTCAAAGTGAGATGTGTTGCCAATTACACCACAGGACAATATATGGTTGGGATAACCGGACTTGAACCGATGACCTTCTGTGTATCAGACAGATGCTCTAAACCAACTGAGCTATATCCCAATATTGTGGGGTAGACAGGTATCGAGCCTGTTCCTACGGATTTTCAGTCCGTCGCAATGACCTCATCTGCCACTACCCCATTTTTGGTTACCAACATGTCAAAGAACAAAAAAAACCCGAACCTTGTGAGTTCGGGTTTCCTTATTTAAGGCTAAAAGTTGTTATACAACAACACCCGAACTTATTGACAAGCGAATATACCAGTTATTACATAACTGAATAAACGATTTCACAATATGTTTTTTCACGAGTGTCATTTTATTATTTCCTTTCTTTCTAAATATGATACAAAGATACAAAAGTTTCTTTAAGTGTCAAATTATTTTTTAATTTTTATTTCTGATGTTGTTTCAATTACCACTCTGGCCCCACAACTCATCAACGGTTTTTGGTTACCACTACCGCAATAGATAACTTTGGATGGTCCCATAATTTCTATTTCATTACAATAATAGTTTTTACTACCTATTTTAATGGTGATTACAGGAAGGTCAGTTTCTTTCGTTTTATTTGAACGAATGTTATGCTGGTTAATATGTATTTTTTTAACCTTATCACTTTCCTGCAATATGTCACCATCCTTAAGAACTTCCATTAGATGTTCGTGTGTTTTTTTGCGTTGTTTAGATACGTCAAGATATTATATCCACCAACAGGATTTGCAGAATGAACCAAATATTCAGGTAATTTTTGTTGCGTTTTAACACAATAATCTACCAACCATTTAGCACAATCATACCCCGTTTTTTCCTCAAAAGTTGTTTTTTGGGGGTCAGGTGGGTTTGCGTTACCACCATTATCAAAATAATATTGAATGTGTTCATCCGCCAAGTCGTGGTCGAATGACACAATATCAGGTAACCCATTTTCACTAATCCAATTTACAAATTCATCATATGTCCTAACAATATTCCAATCATCATTTTGATATATGGCAGAATCTGAACCAATTCTTCTTGACATTGCCGGATATGAATGACGAGGTATTCTAACATCGTCCAAGTATAATTTTTTCATTTTCATTTTCTTTTTATTATAATTATTTAATCCCACCAATTTTCTATTCTTTCTTCTAATATCTTAAAAAGAAGTTTTTTCGCTTTACGATGACGTATAATACCCATACCCATAGCAACTGAACGAGAACTTTTTTGAAAGTTTATTAAATTCTTATCATTCATTAACCTACGATAAGCGTGGGGGTACATTGAAATGTACTTGTCAACATTATCATTATTTATGGTAGTATCGACTTCAAATGAATCCTTGTGATTTTTAGATGGGGTGAAAGAAACATCCATATCAAAATAGTTACAGTATTCTGCCGAATAAAATTCATCTTGAATCTTATCTATTAACTTTACGGATATTCTCATATAACGTACTTCCTTTTCCCAACCAACAAACCTTTGTTTTTTTTCTGTATAATCGGCAGTATTTTTAATCTTATGTTTCAGAGCTTCAAAAATATAAAAATCATCCCAATCACGGTCTTTCCAAATAATAGGAAACCATTTCCAAAGGTTTTTAACCCCTATAATTACATCTCTATGGAGATGTTTTGCGTCCCACTTAAACCATCTATATAATTTCCAATACCATTGATTATATTCTTTTTTCATATTAATCTATAAATTCGATTTCATTAGTTTCAGGATTCCATTCCACGGTGAATGGTTTTTGAGTTAAATTATATTGCTCATCTAATACCGCAGCATTAAAATAGTGGGTATCACCATCAAATTTATAACCATATCCCGTATGGATATGACCACAAACGTGAATTTTAGGTTTAACAACTTTAATTCTTTCTGATAATAATTCACAACCCAAAGGAACACCTAAACTTTTAACTGTGTCTAAGTGACCCCAAGCAGGTCCGTGTGTAATTAAAATATCAGTATCTAATGGAATATCATTCCACTTTTGTTCTAATTCCCAACCCATTCTTGGTAAGTTAAATGCCCAATCATAAAACTCAGGTTGCCATGGAGAACCATAAACTTTAACAGGTGTTTGATGTTCATTACCGATTAATTTTGTGTTATCTTGGATGTATGTTACCTTATCGTAAAAATCCAATTGTTCTTTACACATTTTGGGTTCGGTTTGAAATCCCCAATCATGGTTACCAGCGATAAACACCTTATGAGTGTAATTATCTAAATTATTATACCACTTTAAAAATTGTTGAATTTCGTGTTTATATCCCATACCTGACATATCACCCGCGTGAATAATCATGTCACCACCTGGTAATAGACCATTTAGTTGTTTATGTTTATTATGTGTGTCGGAAATAAATGTTATTTTCATTATAGTACAAAGATAGTTATTTTTTTATTAATATGAAACCCAATTTTTTTTGTAATCCATATTTGATGAACAAAAGATTGCATATGAGTTGATTGTTGGTCTACCGGTGTTATACCCACCACAAGCTAAATCCCATGTTTGGTATTTATTATACCAAACTCTCAACATTTTCATACTTACCATCACATTTAAATCAATGTTGTTCATTAGTTCATTTGGTGAAACATGTTTTCCCGCAAATTTGTGCGAATATTTTGTGATAATTTGCATTGGGCCGACCGCCCCCGCACTTGATATATGTGACGGATGATATCCCCAATGAAATGGTCCCCGATACCCAGTTTCAAGAAATGCCACATTGTATGCAACATACTTAGGGACATTATATTTTTTTGAGTATTTTTCAATAGACGAATACATTTGAAGGCATGATGGAGATTTAGGGTTACGTCCGATATCGTTCAAATCCGGTTTGGAATCACAATCTAAATAATTAAGAAGGGAAAATGAGGTTAATAGAATACCAATAGTGAAGAGAAGATAAGTAAATTTAATCGCCTTATTTACCATCGATTACAGATTTTTGATGAGTTGCCTGACCCCAAATACTTTTGGCGTATAAATTAAAAATGACATATCCGATTGAATCTTCATAAACAGTGTAGGTTCCGTTTTGTTTTTTAACTATCATCAATCTATTATGTTCGTCTAATGCTAAATTAACTTCTGACCTTTTAATAGATTCTGATTTATTATTGACCAAACCTGTTTTTACAACATCATAATAATAACCAATTGATATTCCAACTAAAAAACTAACGGCAATCATTACATAAATTGATACTTGTTTTAATAGGGTTTTGATTTTTTCTTTAATTGTTTCCATAACCCTATGTTAAACAATTTAATTTATAATGTCAAAATTTTCAATCAATTTGGATACTCTGTCTTTGGCTACTTGATTAATTGGCGTTGATTTACCATCATCATCGATTCTAACAAATTTAATATTAGTTCGAATAACAATTGACTGTTCTCCATTATATACATTATGTGCACGAGCTTCCATATAAATAGTAATCGAACTATTACCAATTTTCTTTGGATATGCGTAGATTTTTAATAGGTCTCCTTCTCTTGCCGGTTTTTCAAAATAACATTCATCTATCAATACTGTAACCATTCTTGGGGTGTCACACAATTGCATAGCATATCCGGCCGCCGCAGCATCTAACCACGATAAACAAGTCCCGCCAAACAAATTACCATGAAAACCTAAATCAGATTTTTTTACGGGGTGGGTTGATATTAATTCCATACAAAAAATATAATATTTTATTATGATTATTCAAGATATTTATATATTATGTCAATAAAAATTTATCCTGATATAGAAAGTGCACTTGAAGATATTGAAAATGTTAAAAAGACCGTTGTACCTTGTTTAGAAATGGTTTCTGATGATACTTTTGAAGTCCCAATGTATTTACCGTTAAAATCGAAAATTTTTGATGACCCGATAGTTCTTGGGACAATGAAAATTAAATTTAGTCTTAATAATATCAGACCGATGATAAGTATTGGTGATTGGGTTTTACATTATTATTTTGATGTTGATATTGTTGAACATAATTTAAATTCAAATGAGTTTATAGATTTGTTTTTTAAGATTAGTGATTTGCAAAATGGTAAATTCAACAAAGAAATGATAAGGTATTCACATTTTATTAGGGTTATGGAATATGAATTATTTTTTTTTGAAAAACTATGTAATGTTGAAGGTAATATATTAATAAATGAAGTAAGATGGAGCGTATGATAAATGAAAGTATAGATTTTACTACCCGTAAAATCGTTAGAGATATTATTAAAATTGTTAGAAGTGGTGAAGTTGGTAGTTGGGAATTACCCTCTGATTTAGATGGTGATGAATATTACGACAAAGAAATTAAAGTATATTTTGATTGGAATAATAATTGGAAAGAGGATGACCATAAATTTTTTGTTGATGGTAATTATGACGATGAAACCGAAACAATTCAGGTGGTTTTATTTATCAATGAAGATTATTACCCCGAACTTTTATATGATTTAATAGCAGATTTAAATGATATCATTGCTCATGAATACGAGCATCATTATCAATACTTGGGTCTTAGAAAAAATAGTGAATTACCTTCAGTACCGTACAAAAAACAACCAAAAAACTATAAATATTATCTACAACCACATGAAATACCGGCATTGTTTAGAGGTTTGCGTAGGGTCATGAAACTCAGAAATATTGATTTAGATACCGCTTTAAATCAATGGTATTCAAGAAATTTTACAGAATCTGATATGTCTAAAAAAGATTTTGAAAAATTAAAAAATGAATTGATGAAGAAATACGAAGAAAGATATGGAAAAATTTGAACTTGATAAATTGGAAACTACTCAACTGAAAAATATTTGTAAAAAAGAAGGTTTGAATTTTGATAAATCAAGAGAAGAACTTATTTTTGCTCTTGATGAATATTTTAAACCAATGAGAACAAAACCTACAAATAACACCCAAAACAAAAAACCAAAAACAAAGAGTGTAAAATTATCAGATAAGGATACTATGATTGAAATGGGTAAACAGGTAGATAAGAGACAGGTTAGAAGATTGTATTATGCAAACGATTGTATCGTTTTTGAGTATTTATGATTTTGAAAATTTATCAAACATTCGTCTAAGTATATGACCTGTAATAATTATACCTGTTGAAATACTAATACTTTTAGATATCACTTCAAAGTCAATATCATTAATATTATTACTATTTAAGAATTTCCCTATTTCACCAATTATTGGTAATAAAAAGGCGTATCCCAAGATGTCGGTCCCTCTCCACAAACTCATACCTAATGACTTAAGTATTTTAGAATATCTTAACTTTAAATTGTCGGTAAATGTTGTAACATCTGCAAATTCATTAGATAATCCATTCGAATCGATTTTTTCTTCCAATTTTAAAACATCCTTTGTTTCATAAAAAACAACCATTATTGCCGCCATGGCTAACATCTTAATTTCATTGTCTGTTAATGAAGTGTATTTACCTTGTAAATAATCGATAATATGTGATAATATGACCCCAATACCAACACCGTAGGTTATACCAAATTTAACATTGAAATTAAATGATTTTCTTAAATCATCAATCACGTTAGATGTGAAATCTTTTAATTCGTCAAGTTTTTTAACAATATTAGATTTAAAATTTTCTTCCAAAATAATTCTATATTGTTCTTCTCTAATAATAATCTTCATATTTATTAATAATAAATATTATAATATGGCGTTAAATCCTAAATTAAAACCTGGTGACAGAATAGTTTGTTATTATATGGACGGTGATACTATAAGTGTCCCAATTGGAACCACAGGCACAGTTAAAAAAATAGTCCAAGTTCCTTTTGGGATGGGATTTCAATACTCAGTAAACTGGGATAATGGTTCGACATTAGATTTAATACCCGATTCAGATGCGTGGGATTTTGAAGATGAAAATGTTCTTTCAGAAACAAAAATCGGGGAAAAAAAGAAGGTTAAAGTCTTTAGTGAATTATCCGAACATAAAAGATTAGATTTACTTAATGAAGTTGACAACCTTAGTAAGTTTTTCAACAGGGATGTTTTATATTCAAATATAGAAGTTAATGAATGGGATATAATTAAAAATTTTTTAGATGATTTAAGAAACTCAGGAATTGTAAATATGTGGGCATCACCACCATATTTATATGCACCTTGGGAGTGGATTCAGGACCAAACGAAATGGCTCGACTTATCAGACGAACAAGAAGACGCAATTGAAAGGATGAAATCTTCTCATGAAGAAGCTAGAAATACATTAATTAATATTACTTTAAGAAGTTTTAATAATAAAGATTTTGAAATGAATCAATTTAATCGAAAACTACAAAAATTAGCAACCATGGTTGTAAGTGAATTATTCGAACATTGGCAGTCCTAAAAATCAATTAGATAGTGGAAAATAAATCTTGGGATGAGATTGGTAATTACTTAGTTGGATATCGTCATTTAAGAGACACTTACAAAAATTATCATCATTAAAACTATTTAATACCGAAGTACTATCAATTGGTCCTACACCGCATTCGCCACTTTCGTAAGGCCAAAACTCGGTGTTGATATTTAATTTAGGTAATTCAAATGGTTCTCTTCCGATTTGTTCTTTTGTACCTTCAATTTGATTTAGGTATATATGACAATCACCCAAATTACCAATCAATTCGTCAGGAACCATATTAACTAGTTTGGCAATAATTTCCAATAATAACCCATACGATGCAATGTTCATTGGAATCCCGAGTGGAACATCGCATGAACGTTGGTTCCACATTAAAGAGATTGCTCTGGTTGGTAAATTATTTTCTTTCCATAACCTATCTCTACCTTCTTTTGTTAAAGGGTCTAATCCGTAAGGTTGTAACAATAGTCCTCTCTCACCTTCACTCAACTCTCTTGTATAAACTTGAAATCCATAATGACAAGGTGGTAGTACCATCGAATCAATTTCACTTACATTCCAAGCACTAACCATTAATCGTCTTGAGTCTGGATTTGTTTTAAGGTCGTTGATTAGGTTTGCGATTTGGTCTATACCTGTTGTTGTAATATTGTAAACACCATTCCCAGTTTCATTTGGTATTTGTTTGAAATCCTTACCCCAACTTCTCCATTGCTTACCATACACGGGTCCGAGTTCACCCCACTTATTAGCAAACTCATCATCAGTTTTGATTTTGTTGATGAATTCTTCTTTGCCATAGATTATAGGTCCGATTCCAAATTTATTTTTTATAGTGTCATCTACATTCTTCAGATAATGAAAGAAGCAATCACCATCCCAAATATGACAATTATTATCTACTAAATATTTAATGTTTGTGCTACCACGTAAGAACCATAACAACTCGGTCACCATAGTTTTCCAAGCCATCTTCTTGGTTGTAAGAAGTGGAAATTTACCATCTTTAAACTTATATCTAATAGTACGTCCAAATACGCTCAAAACCTCACCATTACGAGTATTCTTCTTTACCCCATTTTCTAATATATCCTTTAAAAGGTCTATATATTGTTCATCTAATCCATTTTTCATATTGTTTTATATTTCCATTTATAACCACCAGCTGTTTGTTGTTTACCTTTACAAACAGCGTTTATGTTGTATATTTTTAACTCCGATTCTGCACTACTAACACTTTCCCATTCTTTAATGAAGATATTATCCATATCGAATTGAAGTATTGGTTTTCTTTTCTTAGACGGGCCCAACTTAACTCCCTTTTTACTTTTAGATATCTTATCTGAAAATCCTGTTGGTTTAGGCTTCCTCAGTTTTTGTTTAGTCTCATCGCTACATACTCTACCTTTAGAAGATTCAGATATTTTTTTCTTTGCATCATCACTATGTTTCCAACCACTCTCTATTTTATATTGTTGATACTGAGATATCTTTATCCTCCATTCATCATATCTTCTATTAGCATCCTCTTCACCATACTTCTCCAACCATATAGCGTATCTACCTTTTTTTGTTAAGCTGGTGCCATTATCATGATTTCTTTTTCTTATCTTTTCAATCTTAATCTGGTTTCTACGTTCTGCTTCCTCAACCCCGTACTTTTTTACCCAGTAATTGTATATACCACCTTTGGCGATATCATGTCCAATTTTTCTATCACCTTCCTTACTACCATCACTAATATTATATCCGATACTCCTATCAGTTGAGTTCAGCTCACGTATCCAAAAAACCTCTCTGTTATTTAAGTGTGATTCGCTTTCACAAACCTCTAACACCTCTTTCTTGAATTTTTCTTTACCGTATTTCCTTACGGCTTTTTGTAATAACTTACCACTACCGTAATAATTAGGGTTGTTGTTTTTATCCTGGCCTACATATATTTTGCCGTTTATAGTGTTGGTTGTTTTATAGATAATCATACTCTTTTATTATAAATATCTACAATCTAACTTTTCTACTCAGTTTCTATCTTTTTTTTCAACTCCGTTATCTAAAATATCCTGGAGTAATGCTTTGTATTGTTTATCTAAATTATTCATTTTCATTTACCCATAATTTAACTAATTCGGAACCATCTTCTTCATATTTTTCCTGTCGTTTAATTTCAAAATCAAATCTATCATTAGTTAGTTCATCTAAATCAATAATATCAAAATGTTGGGTCGGTATTGTAAAAACTCTATAACCCTCTTTTGTTTTATTGATAGTAATTCCGTCAATGATATATTTTTTGTCTATATTATTCATTTTTTTTATTTATAATTTTTTAAATTCAGGTTTAATAATTTTCCAAATAATAGGTGAAACATCTTTACCATCCAATAGACCAAACAACAATGATGGGTACTGATATTGTTTTGCTGCGTGAGCAAAGTTCTTACGGTCACCACCAACTTTTTCCATCAAATTTTGAATGTCTCTAAAATGAATCCAATAATCATTACTCAATGAGTTAAACATAAACTTAAGTTCATCTTCATATTCCTTAATTTTATTATAAAACTCATCTGGAACATTTATAAGTAAATTTTCCATATTACCACCATTAGACAATACGTCCCATATTGAAGTTGTTGATAAATTAGTCATAATTCTGTGAAGACGAATATATTCTTCACCCTTAATTTTCATTCGGTCCCCATTAGAAAAACGAATGACGAATCCTTCATGATTAGCTTCAACAAGATTCTTTAAATTAGAATAATCTTTAATTCCGTCATATCTTTGAACAATATCCCAACCATCAGAATAAATATCGTTATATGGTAGTTCTTCACCTGTTTCAGTATTGATAATCCCTAATAATACTAATCTTTCTTGGTTACCGTAATCGACAACAATCCTATTGTTTTCATATATAATTTCAAATAAATAAGTGAATCCATCGACAATGATGTCTTGATAATTATAGGTGGTTGCAAAATCGGACATCCATTTTGATTGTTCAGAAATGAACGACCCTCGAGTTGCAAATATTGTTTCACCTGAGTATTTGAACATTATACCCATTGAACCGTCCATTTTTTCGAAAACTTCAAAATCTTGTGTCGGTGTGTGTTTACCCTCTTCAAGATTAAAGAACTTTTTAAATGGTCTTGCAACAATATTACCAAGATTATCGGTTACTAATCCACGACAGGACAATGTGATTTCATCCCATAAACCATTATATTGAACTTTTTCTGTATAGTTCCAAATGGTTAATGGAAGTGTTGGGTGTACTTGTTTGTAAAGTAAACCATCTTCATAATATCTATTTAGGGTGTTTAAATCCATTTTACAAAAATAATAAATTATTGTGTGATTTTCAAGTTTAAATCTTTAATAATTTTATCGGCAATTTTCTTATGACCTTTTGGATTCATATGACATAGATTATCCCAACAATCACTACGTTCAATAATTCTTGTATCAATAACTTTGGCACCATTAATTTTTTCGGTTAATAATAATTCCTGAAACTTTGAATATCTTTTTGGATAATTTATATTTGATGTTTTTGTGCATTTTGTTGCGTCAAAACCTGTTAAAATATAACACTTAATACCATGTGAATTACATAATCTTGATATGGATTTAATATTATCAAAAGCGTCCTGAGGTGATATCGAATTCGAATACATGTCATTTGCTCCACCATAAATAAAACAATAATCAATATTTTTATTCAATTTAAGGACAGCAACGTCCAACATATAATATGTTGTTTTACCACCCATGGCCGAATTTATACACACCATTCCTGTTTTATCACATAAAATCTTCTGCCAACCATTTTTAAAATTTGTTGTATGTGAATCACCAATAAAAAGTGATACTTTGTTTTTAACATCGATTTGTTTTATTGTATCAATAACTTTAATTGTGTCAATTTTATCTAACCGTGTCGTATTGGTTGGTGAAACGTAAGATGATACCATAACTAAAGAAAATATCGTTAGTAGGTATGCAAACATTACAGTTATTGTTGGTGAATTTTTCATCATATTTAAAATATAAGAAAAAAACCCCAACCTTTAAAGATTGGGGTTTGTAAAAATTTATTTAGTTCTGTACTTGCATTACTTTTCTACGATGTCCATTACTATATAGTACGATATATACCTCATTAGGTCTCATATAATCAACTTGTCTACCCATTAGGTCATAATACCCGATAATTTTAATATCATTGTTTTTAACAATATTTTTAACACTAGTAGTTACTTCAGATGGACATACCACAATTTTAGTAAAAATAAACGTGTCAATTTCAGTACAGGCATTTTGTAAGTATGTTAAAATCATATAACGTCCTGAATCAGGAAATGTAAAGTCCAGCACTCGTTCTGATTTCTGAGAGTAGTATTCTATATTATTTTCATTAAACTCGTAATCAAAATAAAACATACTATCTGAATGCGATTTCCATTCCTTATCTGTCATTTTAGATGCATATTCAGTAGCATCCCAAATTTCATACATATAAGACATACAAGAATCCTTCATATTCTCCATTTCAAAGGTATATGTTTTACAGTCTTTAATTGATGGTTTATAACTCAATTTAGCTTTTTCACCATACACTGTAATATCAATTTCTGTTTGGAATGTAGTATCACAATCAGTACATCGATTGTATGCTCTGATTCCTAATTTATATCTTCCTTTTACGTTAAACCGTACTTGAACAGCTCCTGTAATAATCTCATATAATGTATCTACTTTTCTTGTCTGATAATCATAAACTAACCAGTTGTATGTGATACAAGTATCATCATATAAGTTAGTTCTAAATTCAAAATGATTATAACTTTGATAAGTTTTTCTCATTTCATACCCTGACCAATCGCATTTTGTCTGTGCTTGTGCTGTCATCGACAACATCATTAGCAACCCTAATAATAACTTTTTCATTTTATTTTTTCATTTTATTTTTTGATGTAATAATTTCGTCAATAATTCCGTATTCTAACGCAGATTTGGAATCTAACCACAGGTCACGAGAAGCGTCTTCCATTACTTGTTCTGCCGATTTATCACAATATGAACCTAACAAATCAAATAAAATCTTATTCACTTTCTCCCACTCAATCATATCAATCTTAGCGTCTTGGATATTTCCACGGAAACCCCCTGAAGATTGGTGTAACATGGTACGTGAAAATCTTAAAGACGAACGTTTACCTTTGGTTCCAGCGCCTAACAACACGGAACCCATGGATGCTGCCATACCGGTATTAATGGTGTGAATATCACATGATATATAATCCATAACGTCAATCATCGATAAACCGGATTTAACAGAGCCACCTGGCGAATCAATGTGCATCGTTATGTCCATATTATTAACCGAATCTAAATACATTAATTGTGCTTGGACAACTGTGGACATGTTATCATCAACAGGCCCCGCCACCCATAGTAAACGGTCCCTCATTAATCGTGAAAAAATATCCATCTGGGTCACTCTCATCTCTCTTTCTTCCAAAATATAAGGTGTCATCGAATCTTCAATTCTTTGGTTGTAATAATCCAACATTAATGAGCCTTTACCCAAGTGTTTGGTAAAATAGTTTTTAAAATCTGTATTGTTCATAGTTTGTTTTTATTCTCCTAGTAAAATTTCAATTTCAGTAATTTTTTGATTTAATTCATCAACATGAAAGGTACAATAATTAATAATTTTGGTATTATCGTTTGGGTCAATAACAGCAATGGTAAAAATGTATCCACCATCTCGTTTGCTAACATGTTCAAGAATACCTTGTTTAAATACTTTATCTAATTTGGTCTTTACTTGATTTGGTGTTGCGTCGCAATCAGTAATATATCTCTCACGTTTTTTTTCAGTCACAAACTTTACAGTGTCTGAAACAAACATTTTAATATGTCCTTTCATTATATGTTTGGCCGCGTGCTCCGAATCATAATGGGTTGGTGTCATTACATATTGTCCAAATATAGACATGGGTAACAAGAATAATAGAAATAATATTTTTTTCATAATTTTTTTATAATTTTTTTATAATTTTACTTCAAATCGGTCTCTCATCGCTTGTAACTTGTCTTCAGGAACACCGTGTTCATTTATACCACCGTGGCGGTTTTCAACAATTAGTGAGTGAACTCTATAACCATACTTTTCAGCCATTTTGTAATATGGTTCCATTTCCCATTCTTGTGTGAATGTGTTTGATACCACGACAGGGGAATGAGAATGACTCATTAAAAAATCAACACTTTCTTGACACCATTGATGAGCATCTCTTATTTGACTTGGTTTAAACTTATAATCACCATTTTCGTCAACAAAATACATGTCAGCTTCTTTGTGACGGTACTCTTTTTCATTTCCCACAATCATTTTAGCTATAGTGGATTTGCCCGAGCCAGGAATTCCACGCAATAGTATAATTACTTTATCGTTTGTGATATTTTCCATGTTTTAATTTTATTATTTATTATTTGTTTCGTGATGGTCTTTCGGTAAAACCAATTTTTTAACCGGTCTACCTTTCATTAAAGATTTGATTTCTTGAATCGAAATTGGATATAGGTTATTACCATCAACACCGACATCCATGGCTCTACCTTCCGCAATTCTCAGGTTTGGTGGTAAGTGAACGTGACCGTGTAAATGTATAACACCGTTGTTCATGCTGTCCCAACTTGCGATTGGGTAGTGCATACAAACTAATGTTAATTTATCAGTATTTTTCCCATTAGGAATTCTTAAATCAAGATTTAAATAATCTTGGGTTGAAGAAAATAATCGTTGAATATTTTCTTTATTTCTTCTAATGTGATGGTCATGATTACCATAAATCAAATGAATATTCTTACACAAGATTTTATTTCTAAATTCTTCAATTTGTTCAAATCCGCCGAAAGACCAGTCTCCCAAGTGGATTAAAATATCATCTTCACCAACAACTTCATTAATATTATTAACCAAAGTTGAATTCATGTGCTCCAAAGATTTAAAATCACGAGTCAAATTTTCAGAACCAACCCAATTTGTGGTCGCTCGACAAATATTTGAGTGATTATAATGCGTATCACTGGTAAAAAATAATTTTTGTCCTGGTTTTAAAACTAATTTCATATTACAAAGTTAATCAAAAAAATTAAATTTTCCTAAAAGTATTTGATTCTGATGATAAAACAAATTGACCAATATGCTCGTAATTCTTATTCCATTCTTTTGGACCTATTAAAGATGTTAAATATTCACCATCTTCTTTAATATATAAATGAACTTTTACGGTTTCTTGTGGTTTGAATTTGATTGTCATCCACACAATATCGTTCCATTTTTTTTCATTCAATAAATCAATTATATCTTGTTTTATGTCTTCGATTTTTTGATGATAATGTTTGTCGGTTATATTTAATTTTTGTTCTTTATATAGTTCAAACATATTTAAATCAACTTTAACAAGTTGTGAACCGATTTCAGTCCCATATGTTAATTGATTTCGTTTCATTCAACATTATAAGTTATATGACCTTCAGAAATTACTGGTGTTATCTTTTGGTCTAAGAACAACGCGTTTTGTTCGTTAACATGTAACCCCAATATGTTATAAATGAAAAACTCTTCGGATTCATGTTTGGTCATTAAATTATCTGAACAAAGTTTATTAATCATTTTTTGTTTATCATATAATAATCTTCGACCATTGCCAAATTCTTCAACAACTCCAATTATACAATCTTCAAATCCATCAAGCATTACCGCACCTTCGGCGTAATCGTCTAAATCTATTTCTTTATTAATCATAAGAAAAAGTAGGCAATTCTTTGGTTATAGTCAAAAATGGATATTACAAATTTACCGTCTTTTTTCAAAACGACCATATGCATTTCTCTTGAAACATTAACATTATAAAGTCTTAATAAGACCGTGGTTTCATCCACATAGTTATATTCTAAAATATCATAATTTATTGTCCCATTAGTCACCATTCCTTGGTTTGAACTATTCACAGAAAATGTCCAATTTGTGGTAAAACTTTCAATGTCATTATTTGGTTTAAAATCCCATTTATCTTCTTGGTAGTTCCAAATCATTTTCGATGAGCTGATGAAATTGGTTTTAATTTTAGATGTTGAATATTGTGCGAATACACTTGTGGTTAGAAAACTAAAAAGTAATAGTAAATATTTTTTCATAAGAAAAATGATATGAAATACATTTATCATAATCAACTATATTTATTGTTATGAAATACATGTTAAATATATCAGAAGAAGAAAAACAAGCGTTGTTATCACAACACAGTTCAATATATAATGGTTATCAAACCATGCAACTACCCAAACCCGATAATAGAATTCGTGTTTATGACCCTGCAGGTGATAAAAACGGAGTTCAAGTTACTTCTAATGGTAATGTAAGAACATACTCGAATCTGAACTTACGCGAAAGTAAAGAAATGACATGCGAATGTGGCGGCACAATGTATGAAGGTGAATGTATGAAATGTGGGTATAAAATGGAAGGGCAGGTTGCTGAACCTAAATATGGTTCATTTGATTATGTTGAACAGGAAGTTGATGAAGAAGTTTATGCTGGTATTCAAGAACCTTACGGTGATATTGATTTCGGTGCATATGACTTTGATTCAAAAGGTCCTGAACAATTCGATGATGATTTAAAATATTCATTAGAAGATAAAGATGACCTAAGTTTGGATTTATCTGCCGACGGTATGGAAATGTATCCTAACGAAAAACCGGCCTATGAATTCGATTCTGACGGACCTTTGGCAACAGATGGAATGTTCGCCGAAATGGAAGACGATGAACAAATTGAAGACGTTAAAGAATCAATTAAAGAATCGTTAAATTGGTTTAAAAGATTTACTAATTATAATTAAACCTATCTTTTAGATAAAAACTAAATATTTTACTTAGAACACAATAATAAAACTAAAAATGGAAATTTTAGAACTATTATCATATAATCAAAATGAAAAAACAACTGAGGTTGTTTTTAGATTAGTTAATGACGATGAAGATATGGTTAGAATCGATGAAATCGAAAATACATACTTTGATGAATTTGGATATGGATTTTTAACACCTATAACTGAGTTTTTATTTGAAGATGATGATTCATCGGATGACAATGATTTTTTTGATTATATCGATGAAGATGAATTGATATCTTTTTTAAATGAGTTCTACGTTGTCTATCCTGATAAGTTACCATCATTAGAATATGAATAATTAATTGTTGAACGATATTTATATTTAATGATAAATGACGAAATAAAAAAAATTAAAGATTTGATTAGATTTCTATCTGAAGATGAAGAATTATCAGAAGATGAAGAATTATCAGAAGATGAGATTGAAACACCAACGCCATCTAGTGGTGGGGGAAAAGAAGGTTATCCAACTGTGACAAAGTGGGATTCGGGTGTTAAAAGAGGTAAAGGTAATCAAATTGGTAATACTAAATGGGAGTCGGGTGTTAAAAGAGGTAAAGGGAACCAAATTGGTAACACTAAATGGGATTCAGGTGTTGTCAGAGGTAAAGGAAATACATTATTATGAACAATCATCAAGAAATTTTAAGAGATATTTTATTAAAGATGAATTATGATTCATCAAAAACATTATCGGAAAATAAAATATTAATTTTAGAACAAAATACTTTTTATTATGATAATTCAGGTAATTTAAAAGGTGGTGGACCAATACAAATACCTTCGAATGTTCGTAGAGCGTCAACATTATATCCTAATTTAACACCGTCACAATATCCTAAAAAAATACAGCCTTCTTTAGGTATAATTGCAAAACCGATACCGATTAATGAACCTGAAATACCACAATCAGATGTTTTAGGTCCACAAGGATGGTACCCAAGAAGTTTAGGTATTGATAAACAAACTTTAGAAATTGCCAGCAAATTAAAACCACTAAGAACTATTCCATCAGACATATCAACACTATATAAATGGTTTTTAGAATTTAGAAGTATATGGCAATCAACATCCATGCAGGTTATGCAAACAGCAATTAGTGTTGCATTTGGTTCAGTCACAGAAGGTCTTGGATTTCTTGCAGTTCAAATAATTGATTGGGGTGTTGACGTTTTAATATTATTAATTGATTTTTTATATGCGATTAATGACCCGAATAGTGATGAAAAATGGAATAGAGTTAAAGAAAGTGCATATACCGTTGCGTTATTTGGTACAATAGGTGCGTCATTTAAAGGGGCTAAAAACGCTTCACAATGGATTAGAAAAAATGTAAAACAAATTGATGGGTTAATTCAAACCATTAAAGTTTGGATAACAAAATTTATTAAAAGTTTTGGTAACATTGGTAAACCAATAACAGAACCAATTAAAAAAGTTGTAGAATACATTAATAAAAAATTATCTCAATTACTTGGTACCGCAATTGCCGGATATGTTAGTATTTTATTTTTAAATGCATTACCTGTTGCAGGTGCTATGGTTGCATTAATTAAAATTAATGAAGAAAAAATCTCACAAACGGTTAGTCCATTATTAAATTCAACAATTGGTTTAGGTATTGATGAATTAAGATTAATTGCAGGAGGACCTGATTTATGGCAGAAAAAAGGTGTTACACCGTCATCTGAACAATTTAGATTAGCTGGTAAAATAGTACCTGAAAAAGACACAACAAACATTATTAATTTAGGTAATACTTCAAATGATGAAGTTAAAAACTTAGAAAATCCAACAAAAGAAATTATAATAAGTAAAGGAAATGAATTATTATCTGAGTTGAAAGAAGAATCTATTAAAATTGCAAATGAAAATCCAAACACATATATGGAGGAAGTTTTACAAGTAATTGATTCACCTTGTAATCAATATTTACAAAACCAATATAAGAAAGGTAGTGCTAAGTATGTTTTAGGAGGTGAAAAAGGAACTATTTTAATGATAAACAATATTCCGGCGTCTTTAATTTATGGTGACCCAGACTCAATTCAAATTAATGGTAAAAATGTTTGTGTTTAATTTCTAAAGTTTAATAGGTACACTAAATAAAAAAAATATATATTTATAAAATATGAAAAATAATATTATTAATGAAATAACTCATATAAAAAATTTGATGGCAATTAATGAAGCGTCAATAATTAAATTTAAATTCTCAGACGGAATTAAGCCAAAACTAATTAATAAGTTAAATGCTCTTGACGATAACGATGTGAAAGGTTTTAATCTTGAAATAAAGAAAGAATCACCATATAGAAGTGGCGTTGAAGTTACCGAAAAAATAGATACTAAAACAAAATTGTTAGATGAATTAAATAAATTAGATAATATTGATATTAAAAATTTTAATACAAATCAAAAAAATTTTATTAAAGAATTAAATAGTAGGTTAGATGACATTGACCCTAAGTATATTAAAGAATTAGCGGAAACATTTAAAAGTGATTTTAAAAATTCTGATGATTTAACTAAAGGAAAATTTTTAAGTACTTTTAAACAATTATTAGAGGGAGAACAATATGGTAGATTTGAAAAGGAAATACAAGGATTTACACTTAAAGTTGGTATATTACCAATTTTAAAAGATGTTATTAAAGGCTCAAAAGAATTGGTTGTTCCAATGTTAAAATCAAAATATTTTTGGGGTTTGTCTATTTTAGCGTCTACGGGTCTTCTAAAACCGTTATATAGACTTCTTAATGAAGGTGGAAGTTCTTTAAATACTATTATTGATGAGTCGTTAAAAACAAAAGGAGCTAAGTTATTTAAACTACTTTTAAATAATCAAGATATTTTAACATCAGGTTTATCACCTGAAGAAATATCAAATATTTATGGCATTACAGAAGAAAATAAAGCGGAAATGGATAAATACGCTCAAGATTTTTTCAACACAAAAAGTTGGTTTAAAACAACAACAGGTGAAGTTGAGGAGTTATTTAACAATATAACGACAAATTTTGACGGAATTAATTTTATTTATTTTTTATCAAAATTTCAAGAACTTTCAGGAGGACAAAGTCTTTTAAGGTTTTTACGTGAACAAAATATTAAAAATATTGATAATATTGTTTTTAGTGAAAATAGTATAAATCCTGACTTTCAATTTTTAACGGTTATGACAAGTGATGTTTCAACATTAGAATCCATAAACACTGTTATGAAGGCAGTTACAAAATCTTATGGTGGTGTCGATGGATACTCACAAATGCAAATTAAATTAGATTCAAGAAATGAAAATTCTGATTGGATTCCATTCAATAATTCCGATAAAAATGTGATATTAAAAGCCATAAATCGTGATGGTGAAACAATTACTTTTGATTATAATACAAGAACTAAAATTCTTAATGATTTAAAAAGATATGTTGATAGAATTTGGTCAAAAGCAGGTACAAATAAGGAAAATGAAAAGATTAGTAATTTATTTAATGAAATTATTAAAAATAAAAAAGTACCAAATAACCAAGATTTATTAGAATTATCATTAGACCCAGAAACAGTATATACTGAAGTTTCTACTGAATTAATGAAAGACCATCCTGAGTTTAGTAAAATTATATTTACTTGGCCTTGGGTTCAAAAAATGAACGAAAATGTTATTGGTTTGGCTAGAATATTAAAAGAACAACCTGTTTTAAACAAAACAAAAAAAAAAGATAATACAAAATTAAATAAAGTTAAAACATCAGGTGGTGATGTTAAAACTTTTCCAGGTCCGGGTAAAGTACAACAATTTCAAGATTGGCTAGACACTAATTACCCAACATGGTTAAAGGGTGGTAAATTAAATAAAGGTCAGGGATATGGTTATTACGGGCCATCAACGTCAAAAGCTTGGAATCTATATAAAGATGATTATTTATCGGTTAAATCTAATGTTAAAGATGATACCAACATAACTGGTGGTTCTGAAATTGAAAAATTAAACAGATTATTTAAGTTTTACACTAAAAATTCGAGAGAACCGATTACTATTCCATTAGATACAAATCTAATTACCGAAATTCTTACAAAATCTAAAGATTTAAATATATCAGTTCCATTAGCATATGTTAGAACAATTTATGAAAAATATGGAAATAATATTTATCAAATTGCAATACCCAAAGAATATGAAAAAGATTTATCGGGGAAAAAAATATCAATAGACTTACAATTAGAAAGGTTTAATAGTCTATTAAATTTAATTTTGGAACAATCCGATGAATACGTTGTTTTAAGGATTATTAATAATGTGTTGGTACCAAAGTCATATAATGATAAATCTAACATAACCATTAATACTATCGCCAACGATGGTAATATATCACTAAAAACCAATAGTGATAACTATCAATATCCAGATAAATCAGATACTATTTCGAAAATTAAAACACAAATGGGTTATGAGACCGAACAAGGTCCTGTGATGACAAAAGAGTTTTCTAATTTTATTATTGAATATCAGAAACAAAATCAATTACCCGTGACAGGTGAAATTGATACTGATTTAGTTATTAATCTCTACCCAAATTTAAAATCGAAACCAAAAACAACATCTGAAACACCTCCAACAAGTAATCAAAAACCAATAGTATCTTCAGAATTTGCGAACAATAAAAATGTTAAAGACATTTTAATATATTCCAAACGAGTTGATTTAACAGGTAACCCTGATTGGGATACGTGTAGAATGTTGATTGATACATATTCTAAGAAAATACCTGTTATACAACAATCAATATCAGTTGGTAATATGAAGGGTATTGAAACTGATGTTACTTTGACAAGTATTAAAAACTCGGTTGAGTGGTGTATTGCCAAACACAGAAATAAATTCAGATTAAAAATATCTGACATGAATAGAATTGGTAATTTACAAAACCCATTCAACATTAATAAAGATATTTTTAATAAACCCGAAACACCCACAGTAAATAATTCAACAAGTTAAGATATTTATTATTATGGACTTAAAAGGGAAAATTCATAAAGAATTATTAAAAGAGAATAACCAAAAAAAAAGTTCTTTTATTTTGGAAACAAAAATATTGAATAACCAATTCTCAACTTTAAAATCATGTGATGATTTGGATTCATTATTCGAACAGATACAATATAAAGTTGTTAAGTTCAATAATAAGAAATTCAATAAACAAAATATTAACGAATCGTTATTCAATATATTACAATCTTTATTTGGTGATTTTGATTCAGATTTTTGGGACACAGTTAAAAATAGAATGGGTGATTGGGTAACAACAAAAATGGATATCGACCCATGGGCATCTGAATCAGTTAAAACCGAAATTGTTTCAACTCCGAATGAAGAAGTACCAAAACTTTTTTCTGATAATGATTTTATTGCCGATAAAATTGCGAAAGGATACATTAAAGGATTTCAAGATAATATAGTAACATCAGGAATCGACCAACAGTTAGGGGGTAAAACCGGACAAGTATTTAAAAATACTGTTATGTCATTAATGAACGATGAAAGATACTTGGCAAATTTATCAGGTAAAATCAGTTCACAAATTGGAGACGATTTGAACAAAATTAATGATAAAATGGATTCAAAAGCCGAACAGATTAGAAGTACTGTTATCGGATAAACTGTCTAACAGGGAGGAGGGGTCCAAATCTAAAAAGAAGGTGTCGTGAGACACCTTTTTTTTTTAATTAAAAATTTCTTTCTGAAGACTTTGCCAAATATTTGCAGCCCTTCCTGCAACCAATTCTGAGAATACCGATGGTTTATACGGACGAACTCTCATTGACATATTTGCCTCTTCAGGTGTTTTACTACCTTTTTTTGAATTACAAGTAAAACAACAAGTAACCATATTTTCCCAAGAATTGGCACCACCACGTGACTTAGGCATTACATGGTCAATTGTTAAATTTTTATACGTACCGCAATACACACATTGAAATCCATCCCTTTGATAGATTCTTTGTCTTGAAATTTTTAAATCTTTCTTATTATGATAATTGATAAATTTTAATAATCGTATAATTAATGGTTTCACCAACCTACCAACTGTTGTGATAATTGGGTCATCATATTCTTTTAAAATCTCCGCCTTTCCTTTGTCCACTAATACAAAACCTCTACGTATAGAAGTTACGTTTAATGGTGTATAATCAAAATTTAATACTATTACAGTCTCCATAATTCAGAGTAATGTTAATTGTTTTTGTTTATTTAATCAAATAAACCCTTTTTTTCGACCCAACTATTTGTTGATACCAAGTTTTGTTATCGTCTAGCCATAAGTATGGGTCATCAGGATTTTCATCCCAATTATGTTGTGAATAATATGTTAAATCCTTCCTAAGTAAATTGGCTCTGTGAGATGCGTGAAATGCTTCGTATCCTATCCAATCAGGTAAGATTATTTCACCAACATATTCTTCATATTCCATCGAATTTTTAAATCCGCGTTCAATCCATACATCAATACATTCATTAAAATACATTTGAAGGGCCGGAACGTGCTCTTTCCACATAATCGAACACGGATGATTTAACCACCCTTTATATGGTTTACCGTCTTTTTTTGGTCGACCTAATATCGCATTTAAAATTTGAAATGATTCAACTCTTTGTTTTCCGAGTCTTTTATTATCTAAGGCTCGGAAACTTTCTTTAAAATCGGGATAAGGTAGGAACGTCTGCATTTACATTTTCATTAAAATTGCACTTTCACCATTCCATACTTTGATTTGACGACGAGGAACCCAAAATTCCATTTCACCAATTTCTTCAACTTTTTGAAGTGCTTCCTGATTAAAACGCTCAACTTCAGATTCGTCTTTAATATATTCAACACCCAAATGTTTCGCACAAGTCTTACCATAACCCGTTAACCGTGAAAATTCATCAGTTAATACTCGTCCGCAAGACTTACAAATGTTACCGTTTTTAGTTGTTAATTTACCTTTAAATTTAATTGCCTTAGCAGTTAAGGTCATAACTTCGGTAATATCCAATAGAACAGGGTTAAAATTTAAACCTTTATCTTTCTTCAACTTTTCACCCGTGTTTCGACCAACAATTACTGTTTCACCAATCACATCAATATTGACATCAATACGTTGTTTTGATTCGTCTTCTTTTTTAATTTGTTTATTCGCCGCAGATACTTGGGCATCTGTTAAAGTACCATATTTAAGGAATTTACTTTTAACATCCAACACGAATACATTATCCCCCGAATAATCGGCAATCGATTTTAGATTATCTGGTAAGGAACGAGTATCGACATTTGTTTTCTCACTAAGTGCCTTTTCAACTGCCAATGCTTGTTTTTCTGTTAATCCTCCGTACTGATATACAACTTCTTTCATTTTACGGATAAAATCGTTTTGCCCGTTGTAATTTCTTACTCTTGTGTTGTGTTTAATGATTGTGTTCATAGTGGTGGTGTTTAGTAATACAAAGATACTAAATAGATTTTAAATGCACAAAAAAAAAGTGGTCGAATTTGACCACTTTAATTTTTAATTAATAACTGTAATGATTATTGAATTTAGCGTTACCCAGCTCACACCACGTGGAGGTATTCAATTGTGAGCCTGGAGATGCGCGGCACTGCCCCGCGGTCTTGTTCGTCTTAACCAAAAGGTCCTACACGTTTAGGTCAACATTTGCTAATGTTCCGAAATTCACAATTCCCTTATTTTATAGTGGTTCGGTTTACTGAGAACTAATCCTCCACTTGTTTCTTTTAAGATAGAAACCACACCTCTAAAGACTTCTGTTCCTAGGTTATATGTCCCCCGACCTGAGTGTGTTGTGCTGATTAAGCTACAACAGCAGCGTCTTCACGGATTAAACCGCAAGCAGCCATTTTATTTAAAACGTTGCCGTTTGTGTTTTTAAATCAGTTTTTAATGAGTTAATTCAGCTCATACGTGCACCAATTGACTAACCACGCCAATCAATTCTGTGTCATCCCCATATTTTCAAAGAACTTATGAAAATCACTTTCGCCCCCTGTATAGACATAACGTCAGATGCTTAAGGTCAGCCTTAACTATTAAGGGAGCCACCCGTGATTTCTTATACAAATATATAAATACTTTATTAAACTTCCAAATACAAGTATTTATTTATATATGGAAATTACTTATTACGGACAGGACCAATCATATTTTTCACATTTAGATAGAGTTTTAGATATTCTTGAATATTTTGATTTTATACCTAAAAATATAACTTGTGTTTATGATGGTATATATTCACTTGGTACTGAACAATATGTTATTGAGGGCGATGATATATTTACACTAATAATTGATAATGACGGAAAATATTACGTCGAATATGGTGATAAAACAGAGTTTATTGGTGATATTAATGATGATATTTCTGAAACATCACATTATATCGACGTAATACTAAATGGTCCTGATGAAGATTTAAGTAATCTATTTGAAGGTTTAATTAGAGAAGATAAACGGTCCGACTTTTTTCAAAAATATTTGGAATTACCTATCGATTGGGAAGAAAGGGATGATGAATTGGTTAAGAAATCTTTCTTTGATGCTCTTTGGGCTGCCGATTTATCAAATAACAAAAAATACATTCCTTGGTTTTTTAAACGAATAAAAGATGAAAGAAACAAGCCAGCACCCGTAGGATTGGATACAACATTAAGGCGAGTATCGGAATATATGGATTTTATCGAAAATAAAACCAACCAGTATTCAATTGATGATTGGAATAATCGAATTAAAAATGGTGATTTAACAAATTATGGAAATATTTGGGATAAAATTGGCAAAGCCCCAAAAGACATTAATTCGTATCCTGATATACAATCTCTTAGAGAATTTTACAACCACTTAAAACAATTTACGGCAACAAGAGAACAAATAAAAAATGCAAAGAAAGAATCTAAAAAAATATATGAAGATTCAAATTATTTAATAGTTCAACCATTAACACATAATGCGTCATGTGTCTATGGTCGTGAAACCAAATGGTGTGTCGCGTCTAAGGATTCATCGAGATATTTTGACGATTATACCTCTAATTCTAAATTTTATTATGTTATCAATAAAAAAGGAAGAGATGACAAATATTCAAAATTTGCCCTAAGGATACCTGTAAATAAAAATGAACGTGGGTCGATAAAGTCTATTGAGGTTTGGGACCAACAAGACAATAGAAGTAATTTTGATACGTTATATTCAAATATGCCAGGAATGGATGATATCATTTCTAATGTTTTAAATATAAACACAAACGATTATAAGACTTTATTGAATTTTAAATCGGGAAAAATTAGTGCGGATGAGGCCTTTGCGTATGATGAAAATTTGGAAATTGATGGTAATGATTTACACATATTTTTTGAATCAAGTAATGATTATTTAGAAAGCATTCTTAAATATTCAATTTACTCACATTCGATATCGGTAATACAAAGTATAATTGGTCATTATGGTAGTGATTATGAGTTTTTTGATAGTTACACTGCTGAACAAGATTTTGATGCAGGATACGCTCTTGAGTATTTAAGTGATGAGGGTAATGATATTTTGGATAACATCGTAAAATTATTGGACCCAAAACTTTTTTCAACTAAATCAGATAAAGATTCAACAAAATATTATTCAGAAGTTGCAAATTTATTATCATCAAATGAAAAATTATATAGTCGATTAGTTGATGAATACACATATTCAATGGAAATAGGATTTCAATCCGGTGTTAAAGATGCAATTAATACAGAATACGGTGATGTAATGTCTGCGTTTGGTGTTAATAAAGTGAAACTATATAGACACTATGTAAGTACGGTCGATAATATTTTAAAACTCTATGAAGATAAAAAAATAGATGGTAAAGACCCAAATTATTCAGTACGTAAATTATTGGCAATAAAAGTTGAAGATTATGGTCCTACCGATGTTACTGAAAATTATTGGGAACATAGAGATGATACTAAATTCATTGAATCTTGGCATAAAGAGTCAACATATTATTTAAAAGAATTTTATGAGTCTTTAGTTGATGATGAAGATGGTATATTTGATAATATAGACCAATATAAAGAGACAATTGATTACGTAATTAAGAATTTTGGATTTAATGTTAAAAAAGAAGTTAAAACAATGCCAGGTACATACATGTCTGTTGTAAGTGTTGAACCTGACAATGATGTGATTATTGAAATGTCATCATCAGGTTCTTATACTAAAAAAAGATATTCATTATCTTTGGAACAGTTGGAATCTTTAATGAGAAACTATAAATTATTTTGATAAGTTGTAATTTTGTCGTATATTTGTGGATAAATGACAGAAGAAAAAATTGCCCACCTGAAAGAGGTATTATCCATACCTACAAAAACTTATCAAGAAGATTTGATGATTCAATACTTGGTTGAGTACTTGCAATCAAAAAATTACGATTACAAAGTTCAAGAAAATGGAAACATTTATGTAACCAAAGGTACTGCTGAGTGGTACCCATGTGTTATTGCTCACACAGATACTGTACACTCAATAACCGATATGGTTGTTAGAGAAGAAATGTTACCAAATGTATATGGTGTTGAAAAACCTTCATTTAAAGCATATCACAAATATACAGGAAGACCAGTTGGTATTGGTGGTGACGATAAATGTGGTGTTTACGCAGGTTTAGACCTTTTAGAACAATTAGATGTTTTAAAAGTCGCATTTTTCGTAGCGGAAGAAACAGGTTGTCACGGTTCAAGAAAAGCAGACCCTGAATTCTTTTCGAATGTTGGATATGCAATTCAATACGACGCACCCGAATCTTGGATGGTTACTGAATATTGTTGGGGGGTTAAGTTATTTGACCGTGATTCTGAATTTTTCGAAAAAGTTGGTCCATTATTAGAACAATACATGGGACCTAAACATGAATTGATGAAACATCCTTATACCGATGTATCTCAGATTACAGGTAAATTTAACATTTCATGTATTAATGTATCTTGTGGGTATTATGATTATCACACACCGAATGAATATGTGGTAATTGAAGATTTATTTAACTCGATTGAAATGGGTAAAAAAATGATTGAATCTTTGGGTAATGTTAAATACGACCATCAACCAAAAATGGAACGGTGGATGTTATTTAGTTAAATAAAAAGGGTCGATTACGACCCTTTTTTTTGTGCGGTATTTTTATCAAAAAGTTTAATATTAAGAATAAAAAAAGGGGGTTTTTCAACCCCCTTTTTTTATTCAGTTTCTTTCTTTTTCTTTACTCGTTTCGGTTTTGAATCTTTGGTTATTAATAAAGGTGAACCATCTATATAATCCACAGTATATTCAATATCAGTGATTAAATTACCTTTTAATATTTCATCGGAAATAAAGTCTTCAATTTGACTTTGAATTGCTCTTTTAATAGGTCTGGCCCCAAACTTTTCATCGAAACCAATTTCACAAATATGTTTCAACATTTCGTCACCTATTTCGATTTTATAGTTCATAGATGAAAGTCTGTTGGTTAATTTTGATAATTCAATTTTAACAATCTGATTCACTTCATCTTCTTTTAATGAATTAAAGAATACAATATCATCAACACGATTTATAAATTCAGGTGGGAAAAACTTCTTCAGTTCATCCTCTACTGCCATTTTCTTTATTTCAAGTTCTTTATCCATTTTAGCACTTGTGCCAAAACCAACACCAGCACCGAATTCTTGAACTTTTCTAGCACCAATGTTAGATGTCATAATAATAACGGTATTTTTGAAATTAATTTTTCTACCATTACTATCGGTTAAGAACCCTTCGTCCATTGTTTGTAACAATAAAGTGAAGATATCTTTATGGGCCTTTTCGATTTCGTCAAATAATATTACCGAATATGGTTTATTTCTAACCTGTTCAGTCAATTGACCTCCTTCATTAAATCCAACATAACCCGGAGGTGAACCAATCAAACGAGACATTGTAAATTTTTCTTGATATTCTGACATATCCATTCGAATTAATGCGTCCGAATCACCAAAAACTTCTTTTGCTAATTGTTTAGCCAAATGGGTTTTACCAATACCTGTGGACCCAAGAAAAATAAATGAACCAATTGGTTTGTTAGGTTCTTTAATCCCAACACGATTTCGTCGGATTGCCTTTGCAATTTTACTAACAGCATCATCTTGACCAATAACTGAATTTTGTAAATTTTGTTCTAATTGAAGTAGTGATTCTGATTCTGACTGTGTCAATTTGGTGATTGGTATCTTTGTCATTGATGCAACCACTTCATACACCATGTTCTCATCGACAAGTTTTTTATTTGTTAAACGGTCATTTTCAAACTTTTCTTTTTCTTCTTGTAATTGTTTTAACACTTTTCGTTCACGGTCACGAAGTTCTGCGGCTTCCTCAAATCTCTGATTTCTAACAACATCTAACTTACTCTGTTTTATTTTTTCAGCTTCTTCTTTTAACTGTTCAATAACTTCCGGTAATTTAACAGCGATTTGACTACGAGCTCCGACTTCATCCATGATATCAATTGCTTTATCAGGAAAACTTCGGTCAGTTATATACCTATCGGCCAAATGAACACATGCTTTAATTGATTCTTCACTGAAGAAAACTTTATGGTGTTTTTCATAGTTTTCCTTGGCTCTCATTAGGATTGTGATTGTATCTTCAATTGAAGATGGTTCAACTAAAACCTTTTGGAACCGTCTTTCCAATGCTCCGTCCTTTTCAATATGTTCCCGATATTCGTCCAAGGTTGTTGCTCCGATACATTGGAGTTCTCCACGTGCAAGTGCAGGTTTAAAGATGTTGGATGCGTCAAGTGACCCCGAAGAATTACCCGCACCTATAATTGTGTGAATTTCATCAATAAACACAATGGTTTCATGATTATCTCGAAGTTCATCTAAAATAACTTTTAAACGTTCTTCAAATTGACCACGATATTTGGTACCTGCAACGATTGATGTCATATCCAAACTAACAATTCGTTTATCTAACAAATTTTGAGGGCAATTACCTTCAAAAATTTTGATGGCCAATCCTTCAACCACAGCTGTTTTTCCACAACCGGGCTCACCGATTAATATTGGGTTATTTTTCTTTCTCCTTGATATAATTTGGGCAAGTCTATTAATTTCAATATCTCGACCAATAACGGGGTCTAATTTACCTTCGGATGCCAATTTAATTAAATCACGAGAAAAATTATCTAAAACGGGGGTTGAACTTCCCGTATTTTCTGATTTGGAAGTTTTCTTCTTTCCTGCTTCTTGATTATCGTCAAAATCTATCATACACCACAAATATAAAATTAATTTTTAGATAATCAACATGACAATATGTCAGTATAAAATAATGATAATACGACATTATGTCATTTTTTCCATACAAAAATCTTTTGGCACGGTTTTAGTAAACCTGAAAAAAAAATATAAACAAAAATAATAATATTATGAATATGTTCGATTTATTTGGAAGAAACAGTAAAAGTTTAAAAGAACTTATGGATGAATTAAATGAAATGATTGGTGGTTATGATTCACCATTAACTTTTAAAGGTGAAACAAAAACCGAAAATGGTTCAGATTCTAATGGGGATTGGACCAAACAAACATACACATCAAAAGATGGTTTTTATAAAATCACAACTTATATAAAAACATATGATGGTAGTGATAAAAGAAAAGAAAACAAACCAACATCAAAAATCGAATCTTTAAAGAAAGAATTGGATATTGCGGTTAAGAATGAAGATTTTCTATTGGCGATTAAACTTCGTGATACAATTAAAGACCTTGAAGAAAATGAAGGTTTAATTAATGAATTACAAGAAAAATTAAAATCTCATATTGAAAAACAAGAATTCGAAGAAGCCATTAAGGTTAGGGACGAACTTAAAAAATACGAATAACAATGAAAAACCCCTTTCAAAAGAAGGGGTTTCTTATTTTAAATTGATTCTATATTTATTGACATGAGTATTATTAAAGAAGAAATCAAAGGCGATATGATTTATAATATCATTAAGTCATCAAACATTAAGGAAAGTACCTACAATGTTTCAACACAAATCATGACAGTAACCTTTAACAACGGGTTACAATATGAATATAAAAATGTTCCACATAAAGTTTATGCCCAATTCAGATTATCGGAATCCCAAGGTAAATTTTTTACAAATGAGATTAGTAAAAATTATGAATTTAGAAAATTATAATATTTGATGTATTTATATTTGTGAGTGATTTCAAAACAATAGCACAAAGTTTTAAAGTACAGGATAATTTATGTCCAGATATTTGGTATACGCCAAATGGAAAATTTACGGGTGATTCTGACGCTCAGAGCGAAAAAATGAAACCCGAAATTCGTGAAAGGTTAATAGAAATAGCGATAGAATTTATCGAGTTTCTTAATGTTGATATCTTTATTGAAGATATTATTATGACGGGTTCCCTTTCAAATTATAATTGGTCAGAGTTTTCAGATGTTGATTTACACATTATTAGTGATTTTGACAATTATGATGAAAACAAAGACCTTTATGAAGACCTTTTTAGGTTAAAGAAAAATTATTTCAATTTAATGCATGACATTAAAATAAAAGGTTTTGATGTTGAACTATATGTTCAGAACGCAACTGAACCTCATTTTTCCACAGGCGTTTATTCGGTAATGAATGATGAATGGATTGAAAAACCCAAAAAAGAAGAAGTCGTAATAGATAATAAAAAACTTAAAGAAAAGACTGAAAATTGGATGTCAATCATTGATGAATTGGTAAGAAATCTTGAAGATGAAGAAATCGATGTTGCAAAAGATGTTATTAACAAACATAAAGAAAAATTAAGAAATTATAGAACGTCAGGATTAAACAATGGTGGTGAATATTCTTATGAAAACTTGGTATATAAAGTTTTAAGAAGAAATGGATATTTGGAAAAATTGCAAAAATTGGAAAATAACATTATAGATAAGAAATTATCATTAAAAGAAAATGAACTTTATAAACAAAATAATATATTTATAAAGAAAAAATAATTATGGCAACAACGGCATGTACATCCAATTATACCTACGTATTGAGAGGGATTGTTGAAGGTTCTGGGACAACACCAGGTTCTGTGGTTACGTTTAACACGCCTAAACCTGTGTGGACTGACAGTGATAATCAAGTCTCACTTCAATGTATGTCAGTTGCAATTGGCGGATTTAACGGATTAAATTCTTAAACTAGAAAAATATATATATAGATAATGGCAGATTTAAAACCAATAGGAAGTGAAAAACTTCAAGGAATCGATAAAATTTCCCGTATTATGGAAATTGCAACATATGGTGAAAAACCTCATAAGGAAATAAACGAAAATCAAACTTTAAACTATTCACGTGTTTTAGTTGATGGTTATACATATGGAATTGTTAAAGAAAGACAAGGATATATAATTAAGAAAGGTCTTGATGAGTCTTCGTTAGATTATTCAGAACCTATGAAAAATAGAAAATATCATTCATCATATTCACAAGCATTAAAGAAATTAAATTTAATTGCTGGTGAACTGAACAGATTGAATGAAAATGAATCGGGAACTGAAATGTTTGGTGAACAAAAAAAAGTTTTAAGACTTCCTAAACAATCAGCACCACAGATGGAACCTGAAATGACACCATCACCTGAAGTTTCTGAACCTGAAATGACACCATCACCTGAAGTTTCTGAACCTGAAATGGATTCAGATATGGACATGGGTGACGATATGGGTATGGACGATTTATCAATTGATGAGCCGTCTATGGATGATACTAATGTTGATGCGGGGTCTGATGAAAATGGTGATGATGTTACTACATTTAAAACGATTCAAAAGATAACCGGGAAGTTAGGTCAAAAAATTAGAAGTTATAGTGAAAAAGAAGAAATGACATCTGAAGATATTAAATATGTCATTAATTCGATATTGTCAGCACTTGATTTATCAAGTTTAACTGATGAAGATGTTGAAGATATTATGTCTAAATTTGAAGGTGATGAAGATGATTCAAATTACGATTTAGATATTGCTATGACACCGTCAGATTCTAATCCGCCAATGGATTTGGGTGATGAGATGGGTTCCGATGAAATTAGTGTTGAACCTGAAGTCGGTGAAGCTGCGAACCCTTTACATAGAGTAATGGATGAAATGTTTAATGAATCTAAAGTTGATAAAGTATTATCTAAGTACTTCGTAATAACTGAAGAAGAACAAAAACAAATTGAAACTAAAAAAGTTAATAACTTTATTAAAAAGAAAATAAATAAAGTTGGTGTTTTAGATGAAATTAAAAATTTATCAGAAACTATCGAACAAGAATTAACATCTGAATTTATTTTAAGTGAAAATCAAAATATTAAATTTTTGGGTAAAACTAATTTGAAAAATTTAATATTTGAATCAGAAGGAAAACAAATTAAAGTATCTCCAAGAGGCGAAATTTTATGAGTCGATTAGTATTTGTTAATGAATTAGGACCTAATTTTAAAGGTGATAACCTTTATGAATTTATTTTTTCTAATGAAACAAATATAGATGCCGAAGGATGGGATTCATTCCCTGCCGGAGGAAACCCCCAACCACCACATATAGATTACATTTCGAAAGTTGGAGTTTTGAAAAATGATAAAATAAAACTTAATGTTATTCAAAACTCTGATTTTTTTTCTTTTTATGATGCGGTAGATAATGTAATTGCATTGGCTTGGGAAGATATTGAAAATGAACATTATAATGAGAATGACATCCGATTGGTGTTTCATTATGGTGATTCGGAAGATAAAGTAATCGACAAATTATATGAAAGAGATATAATATTAAAAATGGAAAAAGATTTAACACATGCGTAATATAGGTAATAAAATTGAAAAATTAATATCGGGAGGTCTTAGTTATAATACTTTAAGAGGTTTATCAGAATCTCAAATTAACTTATTATACACAAGATTGATTGAACAATCGACAAATCCTAACATAGAAAAAAAAATTCAGGGATTGGATTTATTGGATAAAAAACTAACAGATGTTGAGTCAAAAATGAAAAAAATAGGTTTATCTGAAAAAAATATAGATGAGGATGATTTTGGATTGGATTATGACCAAGATTATACCGGTCAATATGGTTCACATGATGAGTACCAATCGGCTGATGATGGTATGGATGATGATACATCACCTGAAAATAATGATAGAAAAATGGTGGGTGAAATGGAAATGACTGAAAAGTTCCAATCAAAGTCACAACAAAAATTTTTTTGGTCAAAATGTGAAAACACAAAAAGTCCAAAGGCTAAAAAGAAATGGTGTAAATGGGCTAAGGAATTTTCAGATAAAACACCTGATTTTAAAAAGTTACCCGAAAAGAAAGATACCAAAGAAATCGAAGAGGGCTTGACAAAGTTAGTTAAAAAGTATATACCTGAGTCAATTAGTAAAAAACAATTAATGTTTATGATTGAACAGGCATCTGCACCGGCTAAACCGAAAGAAAAAGAAAGAACGACAACAAAACCAGGCGTAAGACCCGGTAAAGCAAATCCGTTTACAAAGCCAGGTCCATTACCCGGTCCTAAGGCGGGTGATACACAAACAGCACCGACAAAACCAACAACAAAACCAACAACAAAACCAACAACAAGACCCGGTAAAGCAAATCCGTTTACAAAGCCAGGTCCATTACCCGGTCCTAAGGCAGGTAAAGCTCCTGAATGGTTAAGTTATAATACATTTATATCACAAGGTTTTAAATTGAAGTAATGAAAAAAAATAGAAAAATATTTGAAGCGCCTATCGACGAACCTCAGGGTTTTAGAATGAATCCTGAATTGAAAAGTAAAATTGAGAGAGGTGAAACACCGATGTCACAAAGTCCTTTTATACCAAAAAAAGGTGAAAATGACAATCAATCGTTTGAGGAAATTGCTGCGTCTAAAAGATTTAGAGATGTTGTACAAAAGTTAGAAAGATATTTAGGTATGAATGTACCTAATAATATGATGGGACTTCAAATGATGTTAATGCGATTATTTAATGAGGTTTCAACATTTGAATCAACAAGAAAAGAAGAATTGGAAAATTTGGCAGTTGAATTAGTTTCAGGTGAATTAGTTGACCCAAAATACGCTGAATTTATAAAGTTCGACCCAAAATTAGTAGGTATGGGACAAGCGGGAAGTGAAAACTTTCAATCAGAACCTGATGAATTTTCGTCTGAAGATATCGAATTGGCGTTTGAAGATTCAGGTGAAGATTTAGAAGATTTTGTGGATGCGTTCGAACATTTCGATTTCTTAGTCGCTAAAAGAAGATTTATGAACGCAATTATTCAAGGAGCAGCTAAAAAAGGACATTATATGTTCGAATTGATTAGAGATAGTCTTGAAGAAATGGAGCCTGGTATTACAGACAAATATGGGGCATTGATGGCGATGAATGATTATTTGTATTGGTTATTACCACCTGATATGATGGAACAAATGGCCGCAGCAGGTCAAAGCATGGGTGGTTCAGAAGAAATTGAAATGGAAACCGATGAAGAAGGAAATGAGACTGGTAATTTTGTTGTTAAGGCAAAGGCGGTTATGTTTCCAATATTAGTCCATGAATTGATTAAAGGTTATTATGATATTTTAGGGGCCGGTTCAATACCTGAAGACCCTGTACAAGGTCAAATGGTTAAGGCTAAGGCTGACATTATAACTAATGAAATCTTTGACATAATTATCGGGGCTTACTTGTGGGAAAAACTATTAGAATCTTATCCTGAGAAAGTTCTTATTGAAAATATGAAAATAGTACAAAGTCTTATTTTTAGAGAATTTTCAATGTTACCTAAAAATAAATTCACATCTTTAGCTCAAAGAATTAATAGTGGTGATACATCCGCATACCGTGATATGGAAAAAATTGCTGATGATATTATTAACAGATTAAATCAACAAGATTTAGATGAAATTTTAGACTCATCTTACGAAGGTGATGATGACGATGATTATCCATCATATTCATCAGATAATGATGATGACGATGATATTGATTTAAGTTTTCTTGATGATTTAGGTATAGATACGTCGAAATAATCTTTTCGGCGTATTTATATTTAATGGGATTAACAAGAGAACAAGTACTAATCGAATATGCTAAGTGTATTAAAAGTACACCATATTCGTTGAGAACGTATTTACAAACATATGATAATACTGTTCAAAAATTCGTACCTTTAGACTTATTTTCCGACCAAATTCAATTGGTGGATGATTATGATAATTTTGATGAAAATATTGCATTAAAATACCGACAGGCCGGAGTATCCACAGTAACCGCGGCTTGGGCATCTAAAAAAATTGTATTTGCAAAAAAAGAAAAACCTGAGAAAATTCTAATAATCGCAAACAAATTAGATACTTCTGTTGAGTTTGCAAACAAAATCAGACAATTTACTGAACAATGGCCAGATTGGATGGGTGTTAATTTTGCTCCTGAAAAAAATGCCGCTCGACATTGGAAAATAACTAATGGTTGTGAGGTAAAGGCCGTGGCAACATCTAACGACGCTCTTAGAGGATACACCCCCACTATATTGATATTTGATGAGGCTGCGTATATTGACGCTGGTGACGATTTTTGGGCGGCGTGTATGGCGTCACTTTCAACAGGTGGTAAAGTTATAGTTATTTCAACACCAAATGGTTATGATTCGATATATTATCCAATATATGACCAATCAATTAAAGGAATGAATGATTTTAAAGTAACTGAAATGTTTTGGTGGCGAGACCCACGATATACAAAAGATATTCAGTTTATTAAAGTTAAAGACCTTGTTCATTATTATCTTAATAGAGAAGAATATACAGATGTTGAAATAATTTCTTACGAAAATGTTCCACAAGACCAAAGAAATTTTGACGATTTTAAAAAATTAATGAAAGATGGTTATAAACCACATTCAGAGTGGTATGAAAAAATGGCCAAAAAATTAAAATTCGACAAAAGAAAAATATCACAGGAATTGGAATGTAATTTTCTAGGTTCAGGTGATAATGTTATTGATAGTGGAATTATCGAAAAAATAAGAACTGAATTTGTGTGTAACCCCGAGAGTAAAATGGTACAAAATCAATTATGGATTTGGAAAGAACCTCAGGTTGGTCATAAATACATAATGGGTATTGATGTGTCACGAGGTGATTCTGAAGATTATACATCATTTCAAATCATTGATTTTGACGAAAGGGAACAAGTTGCCGAATATCTTGGAAAGGTACCTCCTGATGTTGCTGCCGAGATTGCATATAAGTGGGGAACATATTATGACGCTTTCATTGTAATTGATATTACAGGTGGTATGGGCGTTTCAACCTCCAGAAAATTACAAGAAATGGGTTATAGAAATCTATATGTTGATGGTGTTAATTATGCTAATGTTTGGGAATATAACTCAAAGGCTATGGAAAAAATACCGGGAATTAACTTTAACTCTAAACGTGTACAAATCATTAATGCATTTGAGGAATCGTTAAGACATGGTTTTAAAGTTTATTCATCGCGATTACTTGGTGAATTAAACACATTTGTATTTATAAATGGTAGACCTGACCACATGAAAGGTCATCACGACGATTTGATTATGTCAATATCAATGGCACTATATGTTGGACAACATTCATATAGTCAATTAGAAAAAGTAACAGAACAAACAAAGGCGATGTTAAATTCTTGGGATGTTGTGAAAAATGATTCATCACAAAAAATGTTAGAATTTAACCCTGGTCTTCCGGTTATGTCACCATCATCATATGGGACTAGTTTTGGTACCAATCCAACTAAAACGGATTATCAAAACTATTTATGGTTATTCAACGGAAGAAGATAATCTTTAAATCGATGATAAATGAATTATAATTAATAAAATGGCACAACAATTTACACTTTGGCAACGACTTTCGAAAGTTTTTGGACCTGATTCAACTTTAGGACAACAACCGCCAATATATAAGTTCGACAAAAAAGAACTATTAAAGACAACAGATAAACAAGAATTTGAAAAGGAAAAGCTCCAAGCTCAGCAAAGTTATTACTTAGGACAACAATGGGGTAAGATTGAGAATAATTTATATTCCCAAGCAATCTATTATGAACCAACACGATTGGCATCGTATTATGATTATGAATCCATGGAATATACACCCGAAATTTCCGCAGCGTTGGACATTTATGCCGAAGAATCAACAACGACGAATGAAGATGGTTTTATATTACAAATATATTCTGAATCAAATCGTATTAAGGGGGTATTGGCGGATTTATTTAATAACAGGTTAGATATCAATACAAATCTCCCAATGTGGACACGCAATACTTGTAAATACGGTGATAATTTTGTCTATATGAAATTAGACCCTGAAAAAGGTATCGTTGGATGTCAACAATTACCTAACATTGAAATGGAACGATTGGAGAGGGGGATGAAAGTAAAACCTTCACATAATACATCAGAAGAAGCAACTTCTTTAAAATTTGTGTGGAAGGTTAAAGACATGGAGTTCAACACATGGGAAATTGCCCATTTTAGATTATTGGGTGATGACCGAAAATTACCTTATGGTACTTCCATGTTGGAAAAGGCAAGAAGAGTTTGGAAACAATTATTATTATCTGAGGACGCCATGTTGGTTTATCGTACATCAAGAGCACCCGAAAGACGAGTTTTTAAGATATTTGTCGGAAATATGGATGACAAAGATGTTGAACCATATATTCAAAGAATTGCCAACAAATTTAAAAGAGACCAAGTTGTTGACCCATCAACAGGTAATGTTGATTTACGAATGAATCAGATGGCTGTTGACCAAGATTTCTTTGTACCTGTAAGAGATGCTGCACAAACAAGTCCAATTGAAACATTGGCGGGGGCGACAAATTTATCTGAGATTGCGGATATCGAATATATTCAAAAGAAATTATTAACAGCTCTTCGAGTACCAAAAGCGTTCTTAGGTTTTGAGGAACCTGCTGGTGACGGTAAAAATTTATCATTACAAGATATTCGATTTGCCAGAACAATTAATCGTATTCAAAAATCGATGATTCAAGAATTGAATAAAATTGCGATTATTCACTTATTCATATTAGGTTTTGAAGACGAATTAACCAATTTTACATTAGGATTAACAAACCCATCATCTCAGGCAGATTTATTAAAATTGGAAACTTGGAAAGAAAAAGTCGAACTTTATAAATCAGCGGTTGCCGACCCCGGAAATGGTATTGCACCTGTTTCAACGACATGGGCAAAAAAACATATTCTTGGATTTTCAGATGAAGAAATTAAGTTGGATATTCAACAACAAAGAATTGAAAGAGCTGTTGGGGCCGAATTACAAAAAACTCCTGAAGTTATTATTCATACAGGTTTATTTGATAATCTTGATAAGTTATACGGTAAAAAACCTGGCGAAGCCGCAACACCTCCATCCGAAACTGATGATTTAGGTGGTGGTTCCCCTTCACCTGATTTAGGTGGTTTAGGTAGTGACTTAGGAAGTGTACCGTCTTCATCTGATTTAGGTGGACTTGGTGGTGAATCTACCTCACCACCAACAAGTGAAGTAACACCTGAAAGTCAATTAGATTATTTAAATTTAATTTTAGAAGAAAATATGACAGAAGGTATTGATAGTATTAAACTATCTAAGGGTAGAGAGTCAATTCAAGAAATTGAAAATGAGTTAGATAAACTATTAAATAGTTAAGATATTTATTGATATGAGAAATTTTGGATTATTAAAAAGTATTGTTGAAAACTCTTTTGTTTCAACTTATAAAACTGATGATTTTAAAAGAATTGTTAAAGAGTTTAAAGAATTTATAGATAATAATAAGGAAGTTGGTGAGGTTTTTATTGATTATGGAACAATCATGAAAACAAATAACCTTAATGAAGATGTTGCTAAAGATTTTTTGGAATATAGTGTGGAAACAATTAAAACAAAAATTAACAACAATAAAAGACAATTTGAAGAATTTGATTCTTGGGTTGAAACATTAAATGAAGATGTTACTAATGATTATCAAGATATTGATAATATGGTGAACGCTAAAAATGCGTCGGATTTTATTAATCTAATTGAATCAAAAAATAAATTAACATTACAGTTAATTTCGAAAGATGTTGAAAACGAAAGTCAATTAACGGAAACCATCAATATTCCAATATCAGATATGCTTAATATTGTGTCGGAAACTTTCGCAAAAGAATACAGTGAGTTATCTGAATCGGAATTGTTTGAATTAAAATCTATTTTGAGAATGGATTCAAATGAATTAAATGAAGGCATTTCAAGATTAAAAACCGAAATTCTTAATAAATTAGATTCGGTACAAATCGATGATGATGTAATTGAGAAAACAATTAACAGTACTAAGGTAAAAGTGGAAAACACATCAATTGATTCTTTATCATATTATCGATTAAAAAAATTATCAGAATCAATATAAAAAAACCCCCAAATATGGGGGTTTTTTGTTAAACTTCTTCTTCGATATCTTCTTTTAAATTCTTTTTTTCTTTTTGTATTTGGTTAACCATATAACCACTAACTGCAAATTCAACACCGGCCCAAAGTACCATATCAGATGTTGTCATTTTTGATAAGTTTTCAATTACGAAATATATCATACCCCATTGACCGATGAAAAATGCGATACCTGATTCAACCCTTTTTTTCGAAAAATAGGAAGGTTTACCTGTATATAAATTAATAATTTCAGTTATAAACCATTTAATATTTGTCCATCCAAAAAATAATTTCTTTTTAATCATTTTAATCGTTATTTATAAATTTTTGTTTATACTTTGCCTTGTTAATCATATTACGTTTAATAACTGATTTTTTAATAAATTCTTGTTTTTTTCTAATTCGTTCGGTTTGTTTTGTCGATTTAATTTTATTTTTATAAATCTTTAATGCTTTTTCTAAATTTTCACCCTTATTTATTTCAATGTAAATCATGTTTAATCTGTTTTAATTATAAATACAATTTAAAATAAATTTTGTTAATAAGTTTTTTTTTCGTATATTTTAACCAAAATAAACATGTAATTATTATGATTTGAGGATGAAAAAAGGAAAGACGATTAGTTTAAATTTGTTTCGTGACGCTAAATGTTATTATGGTAGTGTTGATACAACAGATTTAAAATCAATTTACATCGTAATTCAAACTTGGGTGGTACCAAAAGAAGAAAGAGGAAATTGGAATTTAACAGTAGGTTCAATATCAAGAACCATAAAACATAAAATATTAAATATTTGTAATAGAAAATTATTTAAAGATAATTTTATTGTTGACATGGATTTAAGAACAAGTGGTATTAAATTATCAAAATCGAGTTTCTTAAATTTAGAAATAACATTATTTTTAAAAGAACCGTGTGACTTCAAATCTGAAAAAATTAAAAATGAAGTTGAACTTATTATGAATGAAATTCATAATAATATTCTATCTAAGTCAAAATATTTTGACATTCAACTATCTAAAGATACAACAAAAAACAAAAACTTTATTTGAACCTTATATTTATTATAAAAAACAATTTATGAAAATATTAGGACCTAATGAAATTGGTAAAGGGATATTAATCGAATATGATGCAGGTTCTGTGTCTTGGAAAAATTCACTTAATGAAAATTTTGGGAAAAAGACTCAATTGGACCATTCTAAACCATTTGTTTTTTATGCAACATTACAAAAGTATGGAATACCAAATAGAAACGGTAGAATTTATCCTGAAAAAATCCTAAGAAGAGAAGCTGAAAAATATCAACATTTAATTGAAAAAGGTTTGTCCACTTCGGAATTAAATCACCCCGAATCATCATTAATTGATTTGGACCGTGTTTCACATATTATTGATGAAGTATGGTGGGATGATAATGTATTGATGGGTAAGTTAAGATTATTAACATCACCAGGGTTTCACGAAAGAGGGATTGTTTCAACCAAGGGGGACATAGCGGCTAATCTAATGAGACAAGGTGTCACTATGGGTGTATCATCTCGTGGTGTTGGTTCATTAGAAAAGAAAGGTGAATATAATGAAGTTAAAGATGACTATGAATTTATATGTTTTGACTTAGTTATGAATCCATCAACACCTGGCGCGTATCTTTACTTAAATAAAGATGATAGACAATTATATGATGAGAAGTTAGAAGAAGAAAAAAAGGTTAACGAACCAAAAAATTACGGAGGATTATCGAAATCACTTGACTTAATGACAAAATTAAACGATTTTTTGGGAAATAGATAATATATAATATGGACCAAAAATATTTTGTAGCAAAAATTCAGTACGATTTAATTGATGAAAATTCAGGTAAGATTAAAAAAATCGCAGAACAGAAATTGGTTAAAGGGTATTCCGTTACCGATGTTGAAGCCAAAGTCACTGACAAATTTAAAGGATTTCAACATGATTGGAGAATAACATCAGTATCTGAAAGTAAAATCGATGAAGTGTTCGATTAATTAAAAAACTTATTAATTTAAAACTAAAAACCCGAGAAATCGGGTTTTTTTTATTTTAATCTATTTCCAAATATAACTTTTTCTAAATTGAACATATTTATAATGAAAATAAAACAATTTTTATTGCTAAAAAATGAGCACAGAAAAAAAATCATTAGTTGAAGATGCCTTATTACAAATGAAAAATTTGCAACAGGTAGTAACTGAAAACTCAAAAGGAATACTCTCTTCTATAATGAAGGGTGAAATCGAAGAATTAGTAAAAGAGTCTTTGGAAGATGAGGCTGGAAATGAAATGATGGAAGATGAAATGTCTCCTGAAATGGAAGAAGGTACTCACATGAGTATGGATGAACAAGAAGAGGAAGATTCATTAGAAATCGACATGTCAGATGATGAAATGGAATTACCTATGTCAGACATGGGTGATGAAATGTCAGATGAAGATATGATGGACGACGAAGATGAATTATCACCGTTAGATTTAACACAAGCATCAGATGATGAAATCCTAAAAGTTGTTATGGGTATGGGTGACGAAGACAGACTTATCATTCAAAAGAATGGTAATAATGCCGACGTTGACATGTTAACACAAACAGATTCTATGTCATTCCCAATTGATGGTGATGATGAATTAGATATGGATGATGAGTCATATGATGAAGTTGAATTTGAAGATGGTGATGAAGAAATCGTCTATGAAATTGAAATGGAAGACGAAGATGATATGTTTATGAGTATTGACGATGAACATGGTTGGTACGATAAGAATGATAGACAATATAAAGGTGGTTTTGATTTTGACTATGATGAAGAAGATATTGACTCTTATGATGACTTAGTATCGAAGTATGGTGATAAACAAAGATGGTTTAAACCTGAAAGTGACAGTGATAAAAATCTCTTTAATGCGTATAAAGACAAATATCAAAAACCTTTTAAAGTTCGTAAAAGAAAACCAATGAGCGAAAACGAAATGAACGAGTTAATGACCGTAAAACCAAAAGGTTTGACAGGTAACGGACCTAAAAAGGTTGTATTCAAAGGTGAAAACATTCACAAAGGACCTAAAGGAAAAATATCTTCAGATGCTAAAAAATTCGTAAAAGGTGAATTTAAAGAAGGTGATACTTTGAAGAGAAAGGCTTTTGAAGAAGAAGAAACTACAGAAGCGTCAAGAACTTTTGGAAATGGTAGTAGAAATTACCCTAAGAGAGGTCTTCCAAAAATGAAAGTTGTAACTAATTCCGCATTAAAAGAGGAAGTTGAAACTTTAAGAACTAAAAATGATGAATATAGAAAAGCGTTAAATATTTTCAGAGAAAAATTAAACGAAGTGGCTGTATTCAATTCAAATTTAGCTTACGCTACTAAATTGTTCACTGAACATTCAACAACTAAACAAGAAAAAATAAACATAATGAGACGTTTCGATAACGTCGAAACAATCAAAGAATCTAAAAATCTTTATACACAGATTAAGGGTGAGTTAGATGGTAAAAAAACAACAGTGGTTAAAGAATCAATTGTTGAAAATATCGATAGAACACCTTCAAAAGGTTCAACAAATTTGATTGAAAGTAAGACATATGAAAATCCACAGTTCTTAAGAATGAAGGACCTTATGTCAAAAATAAAATAAATAAATAAAAATAAACTAAAAAAATAAAAATTAAATACAATGGGAGCATTATTAGAATCAGGTCTTGTTGGTAATATCGGTCTTAAGCACCTTAAAGTTATCAAAGAAGATACAATCAACAAATGGGATAAATTAGGTTTCTTAGAAAATTTGAGAGGTCATGTTAAAGAAAACATCGCTCAACTTTATGAAAACCAAGCATCTCACTTAATTAACGAAGCGGCTAGCACATCATCAGATGGTTCTTTCGAAACGGTTGTTTTCCCAATCGTAAGAAGAGTTTTCTCTAAATTGTTAGCAAACGACATCGTGTCTGTACAAGCTATGAACTTACCTATCGGTAAATTGTTCTACTTCGTACCTAAAATTCAAGCTTACACTACGGGTCAAGACCCAACAGCTGGTGGTAACCACTACGCACCTTTTGGAGCACCAAACGGACCTGCATCACCTGATACTGGTTACGCTGCAAACGATAAGAATTTGTATGACAGATTCTACGAAGGTGACGAAGCAACTTTAGACCCTCCAGGAATATTCGATTATTCTAAAGGAGCTTTCAGTGCTGTTACAGCTTCTAACTCAACTGTTGCATGGTCAGGTTCAGATTTAGTAACATCAGGTTACGGTGCTGGTGAATATAGAAAAGTGTTACTTGTTATGTCAGGTTTCAGTAACGCAGGTGCTGGTAAATTAATCGGTCCTGATGGTCAAGTTATGGATAATGAGTCATTCTTATCTGATTTGACTGTTAAAGCGGTTACAACAGCTGGTGGAGCATTTTCAGGTATGGGTTCTTCAAACCTATTATTTAGAGTTGTAACTCAAAAATATGGTAAAGGTATCGTTCAATACGGTTCTCAAACAACTACAACATTCCCAACAGGTGGCGCAAATGGTGGTACATATGATAACCTTTGTGATGCTAATGGATTCATCTACTTAGAAGCTGATTTACAAAGACCTTGTTCAATCGGAGCAAATTCACTAGATGGTTATTCAGGTTTAACAACGACAATTGCTGGAACTGCTACGATTAATACACAATTTACAACCACATTTAGAGCATACAGAGAATTGGAATTTGATGACCAAATTGGTGAAGTTTCTTTTGATTTAGAATCTGTAACTGTTTCTGTAACTGAAAGAAAATTAAGAGCTCAATGGTCACCTGAATTGGCACAAGACGTTGCAGCATTCCATAACATCGACGCTGAGGCTGAATTAACAGCTTTATTGTCTGAGCAAGTTGCAGCAGAAATCGATAGAGAAATCTTAAGAGATTTGAGAAAAGGTGCGGCTTGGAACTTGAGATGGGATTACAACGGATGGAAAAGAGGTACAGCTTCTAACCCATTAACACAATATACACAAAAAGATTGGAATCAAACATTGATTACAGCTATCAACCAAATTTCAGCTCAAATCCACAAATCAACTTTGAGAGGTGGAGCAAACTGGATTGTTGTTTCTTCTGAAATCAGTGCAATCTTTGATGATTTGGAATACTTCCACGTGTCAAACGCTTCTCCTGAGCAAGACCAATATAACATGGGTATTGAAAGAGTAGGTACTTTGGCAGGTAGATACCAAGTGTATAGAGACCCTTACTTCCCACCTAATACTGTTTTGTTGGGTCATAAAGGTAACTCTTTGTTGGATACAGGTTATGTTTACGCACCATACGTACCATTACAATTAACACCAACAATGTACAATCCATTTAACTTCACACCAATCAAAGGTATCATGACAAGATACGCTAAGAAGATGGTGAACAACAGATTCTATGGTAGAATTACTGTGGATGGTGTTCGTACATTCGATTTAAGAGAATTGAGATAATCATAATCTTAATAAAAAAATTAAAGGGACGATTAATTCGTCCCTTTTTTATTTTCATCAGTTTCAATAATTGTTTTCGGCGGTTCGTATAATTTTCGAATACATTTTGAAATTAATTCAGTTTCTTCCATTGAGAAAACGCCACAACTATTGGCATATTTAACTGACTCTATCAAATAAAATAATGATTGTTCTTTTTCGATGGTCGATAATAACATTTCAAATTCGATATTATTTTCAATGGGATATTTCTCAAAAATATTAAATCTATTTGCCATACGTGATATTTATAATTAAAATATACTTAATTAATGTTAACAAATAAAGTGTCAATTAAAGATGTTAAAAACAATGATATTATTGTTTGGTCAAACAATAAAGATTCTATTGTAGAGACTATCGATAAAACCAAAATAGTTGAAGATTTAGCGGTTTGGTTTGGAACAAAAAAGAAGCCTAAGGGTTCTAAACAACCTAAGGGTCCTTGGGTAAATATTTGTAGAAAAAAAGAAGGTGGTGGTCATCCTCCTTGTGGTCGTGATAATGCGGATAAAGGTGCGTATCCAAAATGTCGAGCCGCGGGTGTTGCCAGTAAAATGACAGATGCTCAAAAAAGGGCAGCGTGTTCACAAAAAAGAAGAGCAGAAAAGAAAGATACTCAAACAGGTAAAGGTCAGAAACCCGTCTACACTTCATATAAACCTAAAAGTAAAAAAGAATCATTAATTAATAAAAAAGTATTATCTGAAAAATTTAAAGTTGATTTTGAAGAATATAATAAAATATATGAAGACGATAATTTTTTAATGGTAATTCCTTATACACATAACGCATCTTGTAAATACGGTGCTGGAACTAAATGGTGTACAACAGGAAGAGATGAAAAAGGTTCAGAATGGTTTAATAAACACATCAAATCAGGAAGTCTTGGGTATCTGATTATTAAAAATAAAGATTTATCGGATAAATTAGGTAGTACCAAATATGGTATTTTTATAAATAAACCAAATGCTAATTATTTAGGTGGTAGATTTCCTGCACCATTAGGTCTTGTTATTTACGATGATAACAATAATCCTATGAGCAGTAAATTATTAGGTAATAAATTCGATAGAGAAAACCTATACGGTAAATTATCAATGATTTTAAATTTATTTATGGAATATTCAAATAATAAATTTAAAACAACTGATTTGGACGACAGCACTGATAAATAATTAACAATACACGCCAGAACATTTCTTTTTACCATCCAAACCTTTAATTTTACCCTTACATACTTGAACGGCATATCCCGAACTGTACGCACTTGGCCATACGTCAAACTTTGATTTAGCCGCTGAAATACCTCTTGAACAAAGTTTGGTTCCCGTTTTTTTCTTACCCTCCATTACAGGTTCTAAAATGTCATCCATAAAATTATCAGGGTTATCAACATTACTTTTTTCGTTTGTTAATTTTTTCTTAATTCTTGAAATATCTTTAATTGCTGCCAAATACGGTACCATAGAGTCTTCAACATTTTCATCAAAAGGTAATACATTACTAATTTCATCCAAAATACTTTCAATTGATAAAGACGTTAATAACGGCATACCAATAATGTTGAAAATTTTGAATCCCGGTATTGCAATCTCACCGGCAGCTTGTAACATATCTATAAAATCTGTCTTTAATTCTTCTTCGATTTTAATGAATTCATCTAACATATTTTCATTATCACCTTTACCATCTTCAAAATCTTTTTTTAATTCTGAAAATCTTTCTAAATCATCATTTAATTCTGAATAATTTAGTACTATTGCACCAACACCAGCCGCAGTTCCAATTCCAGGAATTGATGATATTGCCGCCCTTAGTTTATCCCCCGCGATATTTTGTAAAATATCTGTTAATTTAAATTCGTTTAAATTTTTCATTTTTTATTAACTATTTGAAATTTTAATTGTCTTTTATATGTATCAATTTCACCCGATGTTAGAACTTTAATGTCCACATAATATTCATTTGGTACTTTATCACGAGTATCAAACATAAAATAATATTCATTTGGAGTTTGATTTATTCTTGTCCAATCTTGGACGATAACCTCGGTAGGGCCTTCACTAACATAAATCCTATAATAAGCTTTAAATTGTGGTAACACAACATTCGATGTGTAGGCTTTTTTGATTGTTAGTATTATTTTACGAATATCACTATTTAAAACTTTTTCATCTTGTTTAATCCCCGAAAAAGTAAATCCGTATTTTTCAGGTATTTTAGATTGTGTTCCAATTTGATAATAATTGTTTGGTGGTAATAAAATAAAGTTATTTTCAACATTATTTATTTGAACCCCATTTATTGATATATTTGACCATATATCCATAAACTGATTTGGTGTTGTATACCCACTTAACACGGGAACTGTTACTTCATAAACACCTTCAGTTCGTCTAATTGTGGGTAGATTAACACACGAGGATATTTCATCGTCATTGTTATCATAAATAGTAACCGTTGGATTACTGTCAAAATTCTGAGGAACACCATCAATATACGAATAAAGATATAATTTGTTTTCCTTATTCTCATAAAAAGTATCACGATTATCTAAGATTAAATCATTGTAAGTCGTTTCAAGATAAGGCTCGTAAAAAGTTTGGGTGTGTCGAGTATAAAACCCAACTGAATAATTTTCAGTTAAACCTGATATATTTTCAACTTCGGGGCTAAATGCGATTATCCAACCTGTCACCCCTGTGGTTGACCCTGTTAGAACACCATTAATTTCATTGGTCATATCGATTTCTAAGTTTTCATTACCTAAATCGAAATGTTGACTAGATACTAAGGTTAATGCAGAAAAATTGACTTGATTACCAATACCTGTATTATTATTTACATAAATACCCGGTGTTGACCATGAATTAAAAACACTTCTAGTGAACCAATTTGAAGGTCTATTTGAATAATTTTTATCATTGTCACGATATGAACTACCTATTAGACTTGCATTTGACGATTGTAAACTATCACTATCGTAATAATCATATCCTACACCTTCATCCCATGTTTGACCCGTATTCCCAATTTTAGGTATTCTAAAAACATATAAATCGAAAGATGATGCTCTTCGTCTATTATCCGTTGTGGTTGTGTTTAATAAATCATAATTAAACATTAAGGTGTTTGTCATTTTAAGCACATGAGTCATTGGACTACCCGTGTAAACAACACCATCATTTATTTTTGATTGTAATTGGGTTAAATCAATATCGAATATGAATCTTGAAAATCCCGGAGTTGATAGTGTATTATTGGTTCTACCAAAAAATAATTCGGTCACGGGATTAAGACCCGTGTTTCCTGAACTATTATATATTATAGTATTGTTTTTTGAAAAATATGACCTATGAATTGACATCTATATATAAATATCAATTTATTCGCAAATTTTGATTTAACATGTTATTATATGCGTTTAACATTTCACCAAGTAATTTTTGGGTTGTAGTTCCATCAACAGATGTATTATTTGGTACCATACCATGATACGGGTGAACATGATTAATCATAAATTTAACCATTAATTCTAATAATTCTAATAATCTTTCACCCCTAACCATTGAGTTAGTATTTGGTAATAAAACATCATTAATAAAATCTTGATTTAAGATATTCTTATCATAGGTTGCGTCTTGAAAATCAATCTTATTTAGACCTGGTATTGGTTGGGATTCATGTGATAATATAAATTGAGTGTCTGAAACATTAATACCGTAAGTTATATTAATAGGTTCTTCTGCGATATTTTCCAATTCAACATTTGATACTTCCGTTAACTTACCCAATCGGTCTTTTTCGGATACCAATCCAAAACCTCTTAAACTTGTTAATTGATTTAAATAAACATTTAATATGAATGCACTTGTATTAAATATTGTAGGGTCTGTGTTAACCATTGTTACCGAAGGGTTATAGTTATCAAAAAAAGATTTTTCAGGTTGAAAAATAAATGGAAAAGGTTGTGAAATTATTGAATTCCCAACTATTAATTTGGAATTATTCATATTATTAATCGCGTTCCTAAAACCGTTGGTTATATTGTCAAATGTCTCGAATGTAAAATCTTCACGATAAATTGGTCCGATTTTAGAATCTTCAGGTATTTCGTTATACGTATTCTCGTCAATTTCTGCTGTGGTTATTGGTCGGTACGGTGATATTTTATATACGTTAATATACCCCGAGAATAAACCGTTTTCACTTCCTAAACCACCATAGACATTGTATTCGATAAGATATTGTAGATTCTGTATTACTTCACCATTTTCAGTAAATTTGGTTTTACCATTTTTAACCTTTCTAGTTTTATAGTTTTGAAACATGTTAAAACTATGTCGTTTATTAAACGTGGGGTTAATGTCAGAACTATTACCAATCTTATTAACTCTTGATACAAATCCACCTTCAGGTAATAGAATATCTGAATTATATCTACCTAAAAGAGCGATTGTACCTGGTTCGGGATATAAGTCTTTATTTTCAGGATTTTTTACGAATGTTCCTTGTGTTAAGTTTTCTTCCTTTTTATTTCGTTCACCAAGTGCACTATTAACTATCGATGAACTTAATGGTTCGTTTTTTATTTTATTAGGTGATGAAAATCCCCCTTGTATGTAATACTTATTTCTATCGGTATATGCTGTGTTATAAAATATAACATGACACCATTCATCCTTTTTTGGAACTTGGTAGAAGAAAATTGGTAATAGTGGTAAAAAAACAAAAGGGTCTTTATTTGTCCATAAATCGGATGTTCTAACATCATACGCCCTTTTATACGATTCAATAACCCAATCTTTGGGTTCTATTCTAACACGACCCAAATTTAAGGGGTCGTCAACATCAACAACCTGACCATAAAAAATAACACTACCTAATCCTAACTTATCAATTGTGTCATAGATAATGTTTTTAACTTCTAAACTATCCATTGATTAATTATTTTTTACTTCTTAATTTATATTCAGTTAATATTGTGTTGTATATATTAGTAATCTCGTCCAAATATTTTGTCTTTTCTAACAAATCATTTTTTAGAATTTCATGTTCAAACGATAAAAATTCTAAAGATTCTAATAAATCTTTATTGGTTTGATTTTTAACGTCAGAAATTATGATTTTTAATTTATTCTTATCCATATTACTCTAAGTTACCTGATAAATTTATAATTGGGTTTGGTCCGTATAACGCCCCCGCAACTTCTTTTGTTGAAATTGCCACAGATACTTTACCGTTTTCGGCAATCTCATCTAATAAGGCTTCGTTGAATGCCTGTTGGGCAACTAAACCTAAATTAGGACTTCCATCAGGTAAATCACCGGTTGGAATTCCAGATTCTTCCAATTTTTGAACATATCGTTTTAAAATTGACGTGGGGGTCATACCCGGTTTTGCAAATGCCAAATAATTAATAACAGGTGGTATTTGAGCACCACTTAATGACGCTAATCGTATTCCAACCTGCAACAGATTTTGTAATTCATCAATAATACTTTTACATCGTCGATAATCTGAAATTAATGCTGCAGCATTAAGACCCGCGTTTATTAAAAGTAAAACAGATTGTATTGTTTTGTTTTTTTTATTTACTAACTCAAGCAACTGTTGATTTATTATTGATTCAATTAAGTCCTTAACTTGGGTTTTTATTTCTTTTACCAATTCTTCAATAAAAATCGATGAAATTTTAGAAGATACTTGTATTAAATACTTTTTATAAATTCTTGAAAAATCATCAAGGGTTTCAATATCATCCGATAAATTATTACCTAAAGATTTACTCATAACGTATAACGGGAATAAATGTTTTGGTGATAACAACGAATTAATAATTGCTATTGGGATTAATTTAATAAATTCTAAATTAATAATGTCTGATAAATTTGGAACATTAGGTAATTTAATTTTCCATTCAGGATTTTGACTTAAAGTATCTAACATATTTTTAGCCAAGAAATCATAATCTTTGGTTGTTAAGTTTGGTGAATCAAACCCGTCTAATAAGTTTAATATTGTCGGTGATGAAATTGGTAGTTGAACCTGACCACAATCTTGAAATTCAACAACACCTGATAAAAGGTTTTTTATTTTATTTTCAATTTCTAAGTTATCAATTTCATCCATGGTAAAAATTTGGTCGTCAACTTGGTCCAATTGGTCCAATTTACCAACACCTGAAACATCAATTTCAGTTTTATTATCAAAACAAAGACCCAATATTCTTTGTAATATTTTTTCAAATTTGGTTTGGTCACGAAGGGAATCGTCACCCATTTTAAGTGAAAATGATACTGAACCTGTTAATAAATCTAACACATTTTTGTATATTTCCTTTATGTTAACAACATCAATCGAATCTAAATAATCACCTAAAAAATCAACAACTTTATAACCTGTATATCTTTGTTGTAAATCAACTTTATAAAAAAAACCAGATGTTTGACCGCTTTTAGTAACATATGTAATGTCAAAAAGTGGTTGATTTGTTACTCCTAAATAATTAATACCATATTCTTGTGAATAACTAACACCTTGATTTTGAATTCTATTATACAACTCCCGATTGAATGCTCTTGGTATTGATACCGGTGAAAATGATTGATTTTCATATAAATATTTACCTGGTACTGAGTTTGGTGAATTTGTTAATGTTTTACCGAAAATATCTAATGATGAAACACTAATGTATATATCTCTCGGTATATATGATTGTTCTTGAGAACAACCTAGTGCTGATATTGTTTCCGTTGTTAAGATATTTTTAATTCTACCTTTAGAATTATTTGCAGCTTTAATAAAAATATCAGTAACAAATTGTTCAGTTGATGTATTACCAGTACCGAACATAGATGTTTTTAATATACTAACTAAAGAATTTAATTGGCTTTTACCTTGTGATTTAAATTGTTTTTTTTTATTTTTAAATTGTTCTGATGAATAATTATCTATTTTTTCTTTTAGATTTTTTTCTAAACCATCACCATTAGATGAATAATTTTCGACCGAACTCTTAACATCACTTTGAATTTTCTTTTTGTCCTTTAAAATTTTTAGAGCAATCTTATTTACATTGATTTTGTCTTCAATTTCTTTATTTTGTTCTGAATTTGATTGTCCTTCTGCCATTATTTATTCATTAAATATGTGTCAGTATCGTTACCTTTGGATATATCTTGTTTTAATAAATCTTGAATTAATGAATCATCAATATCGGTAATACTAAAGTTTTCATTATCGTTTCTTTGCGTTGCTTTTTCCCAAATTGTTGATTGTAATTTGGACAGTGCTAATTTTTTATCAACAGTATCGTTAATTATTTTTTGTTGTTCTTTAATGATTGGTCCGATAATTGCCATATCGGTACTGTTATTCATTAAATTTAACATTTTATTTTGAATTCTAATTGCTGTCGCTCTTTGCTCTACCAATTCATTATATATCTCCTGCATTAATGATAATACAGATTCTTTATTTAATGATATTTCCTTTTTTTTAGGTCTTGACATATATTATAAATATTAAAAATAATATTTTATCGACTATCGATTTTTTTAACGAAATCAAAATACAATTTTTTAAATTTTCGCATACTTAACCGTATTTCTTTTGTCGATAAATTTGTCATTTCCCTTAATGATAATAATACTAAATTTTTATTAAATTTTTTATTATCACTACCAACAAAAATACTATCATAATTTTCGAACAAATCAATTAACGACTTTCCTAATTTTCTTTCATTATCATTCAGTGATGACAATTGATTATAATCTTTCAATTTTTGAACATATTCTTCAATTATTTTTTCAGTATCAACCACATCACTATCTAAATAATAAACCATATCAGGTCTTTCTTCTAATGAAGAAGATATGTCTTCATACGATATTTTTCTATTAATTTCTTTTTGGTCCTTAATAATTTGACCCATTAAATAGTTTTTACAAATAGTGCCGAAATAAGAATAAGCTCGCTTATTCTTATCCGGTACAAATCTGTCAGATTTTGTAATTAAAAAAGAATGAGTATCGTTCAATATTTCATCAAACGTCATATCTTTTCTATAAAGTTTGTATCTTCTTATTATTGAAGATACCATTTTTTCAATCGGGTGTTTTAAATATTCATTATAAATGATATTTCTTTCTTCTATTGTTTCGGCATTTAAAAATAAAATGACTGCCTGTTCTTCTCTCACGTCAAAATAATTAGACGTGGTTTTAACCTTTTTCCCTTTTTTTACTTGATTATTACCCGTTTCACTTGAATAGATTGGTGTTAACGACATTAAGCATTGGTATCATCAAATTTTATATTTCTATCAGTAATGAAAAAATATTCTTTTTTAGCGGTGTCTATCCAAAACTTAACTTCTTTTTCCGTCATAACATCCTTACCATTCTTGTAGTTCCAAAATATTGAAGATTCTCTCATGTTGGTATGTTTGTAACCTAATCTAGGAATCGTAATTATTTTTGCTGAATTATACGTCATACGTAATAAAAATTCATAAACAAAAGTTAATTTCATTGATTTTTTAAACCCACCATATTCGGTAAATACTGATTTTTTAATTGCCATTCCACTAGATTGGAAGTTTTGATATTGTTGTAAAATATCACCTGTAAGAACACCTATTTCAACGTTAAATGATGCTGCAAATGTTGCTTCGTTGGTATACCCGGCAAAAACACCTTTATCGTCAACATCAACAACTATAGGTAAAAACCCGTCACATTCGGGATGAGCATCAATGTATTTCTTAACATTTTTAAACCAAATAAAAGAATATTCATCATCGAATTCAAAAAAACTAACCCAATCAGACGATGATTTACTAACACCTAAATTAATTTGTGATGCATAATCTGTATGTTCAGTATCGTTCAATACTTTAACGACATTTAAATCACCAAAATCAAAATTTTCAATATACTTAACTAACTGTTCTTCGTTAGTGTGAACTAAAACTAATTCATTAACCTTAACAACTTGTTTGTTAATTGACTCAATCGCCTTTGTAAAAAGTTCTTCAAAATCTTTACAAAATGTTGACGATACTGGTAATATTACCGATAAATTTATTTGTTCTTCCATATTATTGTTCTTTAATTTTTTCTAATTGTTGTTTAAAACTTTCAAGTCGTTTGTTAATATATTCACCGAATATATTCAATGTTTCATTTTCAAATTCTTCAGAGTTTAAAAATTCGGAAACAGTTTCATATCCAGATTCGTATAATGTTTCTGAAATATTATCTTCTAACCAATTCTGAATATATTCAGCCAATATATCGACCATTGATAATGTATCATTTACCCAAATACCATTTTTTTCATTCATCCATGATGGTTTAATGTTTGGTATTTTTCCAATAACAGGTGTTCCTGTTGTCATTGATTCTAATGGGAATGTTCCGAAAGACGAAATATCGTCAATCCAAACCGAAACAAATGAATCTTGTAAAAGTGATGCGAATTCATGTTCAGGTAAACCTCTCATATCTCTAAATGTTATCCATCTAAATTGTGGATATTTAAGATAAAAAGATTTAATCAACTTCATTGTATCTCTTTGTTCTCGAGTGTGAACCGAAACAATAGGTTTTGGTGGTAGACTTTTTTTCTTAAAATTATCAGATATAAATGGTTTTACAACATCATAACTAACATTTTTCATAATCTCATTAAGATATTGTTTTTGTTCTTCACTTGTTGTGATACATTTTAAAAATCCATATTGGGACCAACTACTACCAGGTGGTAGTGTTTCTAAAATATAATCATATGATTGTGATAAAACTATTTTTGCACATGGTAGTTTAGAAATTTGTTCCATAACGTGACCATATAATTCCGGTATAACCACAAAATCTTCAGGGGAAATTTCCAAATTCTGACCTTCAATTGCCTTATGTGGTATTTCACTATATTTTTCAGACAGCCATGAACTAACACCTTTGTAATCTTCTTGTTCATGTATTACTATAACATTAAAATTATTTTTAAATAATGTATAGGCCATGTCATAAATATACTTAATTGATGCTCTGGCATTACCTTTGGTGTCTTGTACTAAAAAATAAATACGATTTTTTTTCGTATTTAAATTCTCTATTGACAGTTCTAATTTCTCGATAAATTCATTATTCATACTTATATATTTTTTAAAATTTCATATGCGAGTAATGTATTAAACGCCAATTTAAAGGGTATACTTAAATTGTTCTGACCTTTTGTACCTAAATTCTCATCAAGGTCTTCATTTTCAGTCATTAAGACATCAATCATTGATTTAATTAGTTCGTACTTTACGATACTAATATTTTGTTCTGACGTACCAGAAACGTCTGGTAAACTAATAACTTCTTGTACAGTATCTAAATCGATAATATACATTTCACCTAAAACTTTTAACATGTTCATTTTTTTAATTTTAATTCATTATATATTAAAGTAAAATCTTCAATACTATTTATTGAATAGTCTGATGGTGAATTAACATTATAATCCGTATTTACTTTAATTGATATTTTATTATCAGGTTTAATTTCTAATAATTCGGGATTTGCGGTTATAATAACATCAAATTGTTTCCACATTTTATTTAATGTCAATTTATTGTAAAAGACTATTTGGTCAATATCCATTCCATATTTCGAATAAAAGAATAATGATGCCGATTTTTGTTTGGCTACCGCACTACCAATAACACTTAATTTATCACGTTTTTTTAGTTTTGTTTTTTGAATTTCTGACAGTGTCGTAAAAGTATTCACATTAACCGATGGTGCGTGACCATGTATTATCATTGGAAATTCCAAATACATGAAATTCAAATAATCGCTATCTGACGGAAATTTAAAATGTTTAGAAAAGTCAGATGATGTTATAGGTTCAATGATTTCATATTTGAATTCTTCTTCATTTTCTTCAGAAATGTAATCATCAATGAAGAATTTTTCATATGTTGCTTTCATTTTAGAAAGGGTATCTCTTAAAACTTCATCAGTATCAAAAGCGAACTTCATCTTCGTATTTTTTCAAAATTTTAGTAATTAATGGGTTTCTAACAATGTCTTGCTGACCAAATTCAAACACACCGATGTCGTCCATATCTTTAAATTTGGAAATTGCATCCCATAACCCTGATTGTGTTTTATCTTTATATCTATCAGTTTGTTCTAAGTCACCCGAAATGAAGAACTTACTATTGAATCCGATTCTAGTTAATAAAAGTTTCATCTGTCTCGGAGTACTATTTTGACCTTCTTCAAATATTAAAATTGTGTTATCTATGTTCCACCCTCTAATATATGCCAATGCTTGAACTTCAATTAGGTCATATTGTATTAATTTTTCACGATTTTCTTTACCTATTAATTTGTTTAAAAGATAATAAGATGGGCTAATATATGGGTCCAGTTTTTCGGATAAATCACCGGGTAATGAACCTAATTTTTCTTCCGCCTCAACTGCGGGTCTAACAATCATTATTTTTTCATAGGAATTTGAAGGGTCTTGTAATAAATCAACGGCCGCCTTCATTGCAATGTATGATTTACCGACACCTGCAGGTCCTGAACAAATCGTGATTTGATTTTCCTTTAAAATTTCATAGTATTTTTTTTGATTTTCCGTTAAAAATTTCTCCTTTGTTTGTTTTTTGATTATTTGAGAAATTAATTCTTTTTTACTCCTTGGTGGAATCATGGTTTCTTCATTTAAGGGTGTTAGTTTTTTTCTTGGTTTTTTTTCCATACTTAATGTTAAGTTAATTATTTTTTTTTTTAAGTAAATTTTGATATTTTATTGTTTGAAATAATTTTCCCAATATTCGTATGTTTTTAAATCATTAGGGGTTCCCCAACATATATAATTCTCAACTTCAAATACTTTAACTGTCAATCCTTGTTTAATGTTTTGATTCAATACGTCGTCAACATAAAATTCATTATTTGTTCTGATATTATTTTTGTAATTTTTTTCAAGTCCGTCCATAAAATATTTCGCCTTTCTAAAAAACATAGTACCGACGATTGCATGTGTTTTTAATGGCTCGTCATATATAAATTTTTTACATGAAACATGTTGAATATTCCCATTATCGTCCACATCTAACCACGCGTATGAGTTTGGGGATACTTTACTAGATTGGTTATTCCTGAATGACCATACAATGACATCAACATTTTCATTATCTAAAAGTTTTTGAATTTCAGCATTATCATAAAGAATCCCATTATCACTGGCAGAAATTAAAATTGGGTCGTTCATATTTAAATTACTGTGATTAATCCCTATTTCACAAGTGCACGCCTGTCCTTCAGTTACTGAATCAATTTTAACAACATTACATTTATCATATTTTTCTTTAAGAACATTATCTATTTGATATTTTGTCACATGTTCTGATAATGTAATGAATGTTTTGTTATCAGTTTTAGGTAGACAATCAACGGCTTCAACTATCATTGGATTTCCATTAACTGGTAAAATAGGTTTTGGAATATCATATCCTAATTCTGAAAAACGACTACCTTTACCCGCCATGGGTAATATCAAAGTTGTATTTTTAGGACATGTTGACGTTGAATTCCAATCTTTAACACTGTTGAAGTATTTTGACCATCCTTTATAAACTTCTAAATCATACGGTGTGCCCCACTGTAACATTTTGTCAATTAAAAAAGTGGAAACAGTCATATTATCATTTATCATTAAATTATAAACTAAACTAACATAAAATTCATTTTTTATTGTTTGTCCTGATTCAACAAGTTTTCTGAAGTACTTTTTAAGTATTTTACCATTTTTAAAATAATAGGTTCCATTTGATGCTAGTTCAGACATTTTGTCATTGGTAAATGATTCTTTTTCTTTTACCATAGATACCTTATTATTATCAACTTTAACAAATGCATAATTATCCGAACCTAACATATGTGGGTGAAACCCAGTATAACAAACAATTGAACCATCAGGTTTGGTTTTATCGATATATTTTAAAAATTCGTTATAATCCCAAGATGTTCCATAATCACAATAACTTACAATTATTTCATCATCATCGTTTATATAATCTGATATTTTTAGTACAGCATCAACAGGTCCCTTCCTATTTTCATTTGGTACTGACACTATCTTACAATTTGGTGAAATTCTTTTTAGTACCAATGCCATATTAGTAGATAGAATGTGAATTTCATTACAGATGAATATTACATCATCAGGTTTACCAAAAAGATTTATAACATGCTCAATTATCGGTAACCCATCAACTTCAATAAGTGGCTTAGGGTCTTCATAACCAGCATCTATAAAACGTTTACCTATACCAGACATAGGAATGATTAATTGTATTTTATTCACTTTTATTTAAATTTTAGTTTTTAAATTATTAATATAATCATCGTAGGTATAATGTAAATTTATATTTTTGTTTACATGTATTAATATCATAAGTATCCCTACAATTCTTCAAGGTAATTTTACATATTAATCATTTGATATAATTTACAAAATCAGTACACACAGCGTATGGTGTTTTATTATTATCGTATTTTTCAATATCTTGTTCTGATAAAAGAGGTATAATGCATTTAACATCAATTTTACCACTTAAATCATGAACCCAAAGATAACCATTGTTTGTACATACATAAGAATCATTCGTATGACAAAAGAAGTTATAACCATTTAATTTTGTTAATTCTAAAGCCGAATCGATATCTTTACAATGAAACCAAAGCATTTCTTTTCTAGGTTCCATCCATGATAATTCTATTTTATATTGAGCGGTATCGTGACCTAACCAAAATTCGTTATCTATGTATCTTAAATCAACCTCAACTTCATAACCTAATTGTATTGCCGAATCAATATAAGATGGTTTGTTTTCTTTTTCTATTACTGAGCCACATATGTTACCCCTGTGTGATATTATTTTCATAAATTTAAAATATAAAATTCCAATTATTTAATCTTGGTTTATCCATCATTTTCCATGCCGAGTCTAACATCATGTTCGGCACCGCCCAATCTCTATTTCTCAGGTTAACATGAAAATTAATTTTTTTATTATAATTAAAAATACCTTTGTACTGTGAATGATAGAAAAAGTTAACGTTATTACCTTCAATAAAATTAATTTCTTTAGAGTCCTCAACTAGTAATGATAATTGACCAACGCATGTCGAGATGTAACTTATATTTATCATTGGTAGGTCACTATTAAAATAAGAATTGGGTATATTAAGATTTAATGGGTCATTAATTATGATATATTCACCGCGAATATTTCTATCGGATAATATGTTATTTTTAATTTGTAATTCTTTTTCGTAGTTTCTACTATAATGAAAAAAATCCATTCTGACATTATTATTTAATCCAATTAATTCATAATAAAATTCATGATTTGTTGTGAGTATTGTATTTGGTAAATGTTTGTTTGGTTTACAAAGATATTTTTCATCTATATTTAACTTATTATATATTGGGTTTAAATCATTAAAATAATATTCTTTATTAATATTTTTTAAATCATAAAAATTAAATTGTGATTTATCCCAACCAGCGGTTAAAGTATTAACAATATCATATTCACCAAATTCTCCATTGTTAATCATTACCTCAGGATTGTGAGCGAAAAAAAGTCTTTTATTAAATAATGGCTCATTCTCAAAATAAACTGTAAAATAATCAATCAAATATTGTCTATTACCGCCATTATACCCTTCAAAAAGATATAGATATACTCTTTTATAATATTTTAATAAGAAATAATATAATCCAATTACTGAAAACGTATCGCCATATGTATAATGCGGGGGTATTAAAATTACATTGTCTCTCATTTTACATCTTCAATTTTTAAAGTTTTATCGTCGATAAATAAATCATAATATGGTTTATCAACTCTAAGTTCATGAAATTTAACCCCCCATTCATTAAGTTGTTTATATGTTAAATCGTACCAGTTAATTTGTTTTCTACTACCTCTTGCAGTCCAATAAACTATTGTATGACCGAGGTCATATAAGTCATTTATTTTTTTTATATTTTCATAAATCGGTGTTGAATTTTCATATTTTCTATCTTCAGATGTTTTACAGATAGTTTCATCTATGTCAACGTAAATAATCTTTAATTTCATATTATTTTTATATTATTATTAATGTCACCCGTTAAATTGTTAAATTCATCATAATACCTTTGTATCTCTAACGGATTGTTAATTTTATTTATACCCATATATTCTAAATAATCTATCTCGTATTTAACCCCCCCATCAATAGTACAATTATGAAGATGTCCTATGTTATTATTGGTAAATCTTGACACAGTATGTATTTTAAACATTAGATTTGGGTATTTTTCTTTAATTGTATTTTCTAATTCATAAGGTATTGAATTATACCGAGCCAATATAAAGTCTATAAAATTGTCACTATTTAGATAATTTCTAAAATTATTAATTCGAGTTGAATATCTTTTTATGAAATTTTCAAAATTATTTTCAACAAAATGGTAAGGACTGGTCCACATCTCATTTAAATGTAAATTTCCGTGATATGGTGATTCATGATTAAAAACGAAATTATAATATGTGTTGTAAATCCATTGTTCGTCATCTTTTTGATTTGGGATGTGATTACTCATTTTGGGCGCTGGTCGTAACTCTAAATAATTTGGATTACAAAAGTATTTAAAATCATCTTTAATACATTCACAAAGACCTATGTAATTTGATATCATCATATCAAAAGGACAGGTGTTATATCCATCTGATTTACCTTTTCTCAACCCTAAATATAATCCTTCTTGTGCTGCCGAGCAATTCCACCCTAAACTTATACCTTCTCTTTTCATAATAACGACTTTCTATATTTTTCTTTTGTGTCTTTCAATAAATCGGTGATTTCTTTTATCGTTAAAAAATTTATATTAGATGTGTTCAAAAATATTTCTGAAGATTTTTCACAAATATCGGTTATCATCACACACTCGTCAATTGAACTTCCACAAGCAATAATACCATGATTTTCTAATAAAATTAATTTTGGGAAAAATCCATTATCTTTAATGAATTGATTAACTTTAATTTTAACAACTTCAGATAGGTCTTCACCTGGTTTTACATATGGAATCACACATGATTTTTCCCCGTTAAAAATAACTTGGTCCGGAAACATACGATTATTCGCAAATTCCGAAATTTTGTCCCCGCACAATATTGAAAGTGTTTTGATTGGGTGTGTATGTGAAATAAAATTTATATTTTCATGTCCAAGTAAAAAAGTATGAAATCCTATTTCCATACTACCCTTTTTTTTAAAGTTATTTAACTGTGTACCATCAAAATTAAATTTTATTAAATCGTCCGATTTTAACTTATTTAACTTACCACCACTTGATTTAATGTAAAAGTAATTACCGTATTTTCCTGATATATTACCCTCCATACCAACACAATATTTACTAACTTGTTTTGACAAATTAAGAAGTTTTTTAATAATTGTATTTTTAATTAATAACATTTAAATAAAAAATAATGTAAAAAAATTAGACAGTAAAGTTGAGATTAAAAATAAAATAGAGTATATAATCGTAAAAACTATTTGTTTTATTACTTAAAGATTCGTTTTCTGTAACATCAAGTTCAGTATATTCGTCAAATATGATACTTGTGAAGTTATCATTTTCACTTACTATATAATTAATATTAAAATAATTCAAAACCAAATTCAAATTTTTACAATTTTTTCCGATAGAAATCTCTAAACTTAATTGGTCATTTTTATTTAAATTATCAAAATCGATTACATTTTTACTGAAAAAACGTATTATAATATCGGCATTGTCTCTTTGAGGTTTTATGAATTTATTAAAATCTTGTCGTCTTTTTTCAATACTATTTAAGACTTTTTCAATACTATAACCTCTTTCAATTACATCTCGTTTAATTTTCCATTTTTTTTTCAAATCTTCGTCAGTGTCCATGAAAATCTTTAAATCATAAAGATTATTATTACCATATAAACTATGTAAACCACATACGATTAAATTGTCCGATGGATTAATTAGTTGTTTCTCCGTAAATTTACCACTTTGATGGTCATAATCTACTTGATATATTTCATTACCCAACTTTAAGTTAAAAATGTCTTCTTCCATTTTAGTGATATAATTTGCATTAGGATTTAAATGTGTTGTTGTTTCCCAGTTTTTATTATTTCTTTCCCATTTATGGTACCTATCGCACTCCAAAGTGAATGAATTATTGTAATAATTTTTCAATAAAGAACTTAAAGTTGACTTTCCTGACCCTGAATCTCCACAAATTGCGAAAATATTACATTTAGATAATAAAAAATTATAATCAACATTTATTGTTTTAAACAGTATTGATGATTTTTTTAAATACTCGAACAATGCGGTTTCGGAAACAGGTAAAAAGTTATTGACATAAAATTTATAGATATCGAAATATCTATCCATTATATTTGATTTACCAAACGCAAAGGCATCACAAAGATATCCATCGTTGGGATTAATGAGTCGTGATTTATCCATTTTTGAATCTGACGGTAGATAAATTGTATTATCATCAATGGTACCATCAAATAAATTTTTTGTTGTGATTTCTAAATCAAGTCTATATCTAATAACCAAATCGTATTTACACGATTCAGATTCCCGTATAGATTTTATATTATTAAGTTTATAAAGTTTAGCCCAATGATTGATAACATTATTAATTCGAACATCCTCAACATATAATTGATTATTTTCAACAATAGTGGTTATTGGGTTAAGACTGTTTACAATCTTTTTAATGTCAGAATCTTCAATTCGATTAAGATATTTATCTTCAAAATTTTCACTTTTTGTGATATGTAGATAAATGTCAACATCGTCAAATTTTTTTATTACTTCATTTTGTATATATTGAATACTTTTTTCGTAATTTCTTAAATACCCTGCAATTAATAGCGCAACTTTCATATATCAAATTGTTTTAAATATATTTTGATTTTTATTTATCATCTCATTTAAAATATTTGTGAGTTTAGGGTTTTTAAATATTTTATCATAATATAATTCGTAATTGTTAAGAACATCCAAAGTTTTATTTGATATGTTATCATAATCGGCCCATACAATAAATTCATTGTATGGTATTTTTTCCTTTAATGGGACATCTTCACTAATAATAATTACCCCATTAATTAGTGCCGGAAGAACTCTTAATTCTTCAAATGTGTGATGATGTTCAGTCTGATGAACATTCACCATTATTTTAGTTTCATTATATAATTCTAATAAACATTCATTTGAAAAACAGTTATTAACTTCATAATTATTAATTTTCAACTTATTCATTTGTTCTAAAATATTTCTTCGTCTATTATTTGAATTTGATTCGAACAAAGTTATTACTTTGGATTTTTCACCGTAAAATTTGATAGGATATATCATTGGGGATATATAAATTACTTTTGATAGAAAATCTTCAAATTTTTTACACGACTTAATGTTTTCTATGTTAGGTTGACTATACTCTATAATATAGTCTAACGAATTTAGGTAATCAAATTTATCAATTCGTACTAAATAATAACCATCCGTATTTTCTACATTACCGTAAATTATATCATTTACTGACCGTCCACCTTCTTTTACAAGTGTGTGCTCACATTGTATGTCAATTTTTAAAGTTTTGTTATTGTTCTTAAAATCAAAAAAATAATTACCAAAAATCACATTTAAATTAACATCGGATTTAGATAACCATTCTTTTAATAATACAAGAATATAATTGTAATATTCTCTAGTATGTATAACTTGATTATTTGTGTAACACAAATAACTATTATTTATCTTATCAATTATCATTTTTCAACAGTTAATTCAGTCTTTTGTTGTGCCCTTTTAACAAAAAAAGTTTTAATATTATCGTCAAATGGGTTTACGGAGTGACAATCATATTTTGGGTCAGGGTTGGGTACATGATTCCACACATCACCCAAATATCTAATATCACCATCGATGTCATAATTTTGATGGTCATTTAATTCCCACAAAATTCTGGCTAAATATCTTTCAGCTGCACAACTTTGAGTTCTATTTGTAATTACGATTTGTTTAAAGTAATCATATAACTTATTAACGTTTGATGTTGATATTATAAAACTACAACACCAACAAAATGTGCACTTATCTAAATTGTTCAGTAATTTTAATTTCGATAAAACTTCATTAGAAATATCTTGCATCGCACCATCTTGAAAATATGAATTAATAGTACAGGCTTTAACATTTTGATTGTGAAGAGTGTTAAAGTCTAATTTATTTTTTAAAATAAAAGTATCTTGAGTTAATACTACATATGAATAATCATTTGTTAATGAATTATCTATCAAATACTTTAACCCAATTTGATATGCACCAATTTCAAATTTACATTCTATGTTATTATCTAATAATATAACGTTTTCATATTGTCTTAATTTTTCAAAAATGTCTTCCTTATGTGTTGAATTATTATCAACAATAATAATAAGTGATTCTTCGTAAAATTTTTGTATTGTTTGTACATAATATTCACAATAAGAGTCGTATCCTCTGTAATATTTATGAGCAATAATAAAGACTGGTTTATTAATATTTTTAATCATATCCATTTAGTTGACTTTTTTAAATCATATTTATTTATTATTTTTTCATATTCATCAATTATATCGTCACAAGACCCATTTGGTAACGAATTAATATTTAAATATTTTTGACTGTGTGTTATATGAATATATTTAAATGGTTCCAAACAAATAAAATATCCACATTTATATTTTTTCTTAGAAAAAAGTTTGAAGATATTATATTTAACTGCGTATTCTTGAGTCTCAGGGTGTTCTATTGTTCTATAATCCCTAAAAAAAAATTTTTCCATAATATTTAACAATGTTTCTTTTTTCCATATTGACGGATTTACATTATATGGATAACCTTTGTTTGATGTGTCCGTATTGGATGATTTAATGTAATATAATTCATCGTTTAAATTATTATGGTCATAAATACTGTCGAAATCATACGATAATTGAAAGTCAATTCGGTCATAATTATTTTTACGTAAAAAATAAAACATACTTTTTACTTTTTGTTTATCAATGTGAAAAACAATATCATTATCGTGTATGAAAATAAAATAATCATATGGAACATTTTTAATTGTTGTTAGTATTCGATTACCATATGGTAATCTATCATCGTAAAAAATAACCTGTTCAAAATTTTTATAGATTTCATTTAAGTCATCATCATTTTGATTAATGATTAAAATCATATCACCAACACCCGATAAGTAATCAATTTGTATTTTTAATACTTCAATAAATGAAGAGTGACTATAAACGACAATCTTAAGGTTTTCATCGGATAATTCATCTGACAAATCAAATCTTTTTATTTCAAAATTTATCATTTTTAATATTTTGTATTACGGATTTTATCAACCCAATATTTAAGAGTTATTTTTTCGTAGTTAAATTTTCTTTTTTTAAATTCCTCAATTGTTTTAAATAGTAAATCTTGTGTTATATCATCCCAATCATTAACAATTAATACAGGTAATTCATCGTATAGACTGTCGAGTTTTGATTTTTTTACAATTACGATAGTGCCTAGCATTAGTGCTTCCCAAGTTCTATGACAATCCATACCATGGCCCATAGGTGAAACTGTGAAAGCATATTCTGAATTTTTTGTCCATGTAGTTTCTCTATCAACTAATGATGGTTCGTAATATATTAATTCTTTAGATATTTTATTAATCGCATCTTGTCTTGGATTATTAAATTCGGTATAGGTAACAAAATGAAAATTTGAATAACATTTGGGGATTTTTTCATCGAAGTTACCGGATTTAATCCTGATGTTATCTAACATAGATTCTTGTTCTTTAGGTGTCATAGAAGTACTACTCCAACCACAAAACTCACCAAACGTGAGTGAATGGAAGTTAACACCAATTGGGATTAATGAAAATTTTTCATGATAATTTTCATTACAATTTACTGAATACCAATGAATCACTTTATCATCATTAATAATATTATTAAAGGTTTGTAAATCTATCAAATCATCCGGCATTGTCTCATCACCATCACCCGTAATTAGGATAAATCTATAATTCAATTGTGGGAAAACTCTATATACAAACTCCCTAAAGAAAGCAAATTTTATATATATGCAATCACCATCTTTCCCATTCAATAATTTATTGAAATCGTGTGTTATTTTGTGAGGTTCTTTATTATATGTAATTATATTATTATCGTCTAAAGATAATAACATACCTACACTGGTTATATATCGACACTCTTTTAGTTGTGTTAAGCTCATATTATTTATACCATTTATTTGAATTTATCAAGTTATATTTACCAACTATTTTTAAATATTCATTACTTATATCTTCGTAAGATTGATTATAAATTGTAACAAAATTTTCATTTAAGGGTAAAAACTTACCGTTATGACTTATGTGTAAAAACATATATTCTCGAATACAGTTGAAATACCCACATTTGAAAAATGTTTGTGTATTGATTTTAAATATTTTGTATTTTTTACAAAAAGATTGTACAATTAGGTCTTCAATTGTTCGATAATTTCTATCTTTAAATTCAGTCATAATCTCTAATAATGTTTCTTTTTTCCATATAGAAGGATTAACATTATAGATATAATCTTTCTCTATTATTTCCTTAACTAGTTTAATACCATTTGACAACTCGATAATTTCTTTACCAAAAACGTTTTCAGTATATTTTAAATCGACTCTATCTATTTGTTCTTTAACTATAAAATCCAATAATTTTTCCAAAAAATCTATATTCACATTTAATAGTATATCAATATCATGTGAAAATAAAAAATAATCAAAATCACAAACTTTTAAACAATCTGAAACTCTACTTGCATATGGTAATTTATCATCGTAAAAAATTATTTTATCATATGACGCATATATTTCATTTAAATTTTCATCATTATTGTTAATAAATAAAATTTTATTATTAAAATCTAAGTTTTGAATATAGTCCGTCTGTATTTTTAATATGTCAGAATAGGACGAATGTGAATAAATTATAATTGGTATTTTCATATTGTTTGTATTAAATTTTTAAATTTTTCAAGATTTAAAATCCACGGTGAATTTAAACCGTCATCCAACGGTTCACAATTTTCACATTTTTCTATTTTAATATTAAAATCACATTCTTTATTCCAACCTGATACAAAATCATCAGAATATTGTATTTTTAAATAGTCATTGTCGATATTGATTACTTCACCAACAATATCACCACATTTTACTCGCATGTTAGATTTAAATTTAGTTTTTTCGTAATGATAAGTATCTTCAAAATAAATTGTATCAATATTATCAAAACAAAATGAAAATCTTTGGTTTATTTCTAAAAAATTCGGCGAAATTATTGATAGTAGTTTAGTTTCTTTTTTACAAAAAAGAGTATTACATAGACCCCCTCCAATTGGACCGATAATACGTTCGGCATTAGAAAATAAAAGTATTTTTTCTTTCGTTGTTAACAGTTCTGTAAAAATTTCCGTATATCCAATTTTTTCTAAAAAAATAACTAAATCATCTTCATTCATTAATTTTCGTCTATCAGTATAATTAGTTCCGATATTTGAGTAATCACCATGTTTATGACTTCTACGTGATATATATATATATTTTGGTCGGTCAATATTATCAGTGTCAACCGAATTAACAATTTTTTTGAAAAAACTATACACTTCTTTTCTAGGTGGTAAATTGGAATTGATACCGTGCGTGTATGAATCTGAAATAAATACTTCAGAATATTTAGTATCAGGGGTGACAAGAACTACGTCTTCTTTTGTAATTCCTAATATTTCTAAAAATTCATAAACAAATGGATAAAATTTATTTTTATCTTTATTAGGGTTAGACATTAATAATTTTAAGTTTGGAATTTCTTTTCTCAATTCAAAAAAAGAAATCAAATATGGTAATGTATCATAAATAAAATGAAAATAATTATCGGTATTATAAATAAAAAAAAACACAGGATTTGAAAAAGTTATATACTGTTCGGCAACATCTAAGTTTTCACCAATAACGTTTTCTAACTTTTGTAATGACATTATTTTTTCATTACTTGGGTTTATATGGCCATATTTTTTAGAAAAAAATTTTACGTTTGGATAATAAAGATTTTTACTTGATGGTGTTAAATCTTTAAAATTAAAAATTGATACTTTCCGATTATTTTCATCACTATCAAATAGTGACATATATTCATTAAAATCGTTATAATTCTTCATAAATTTGATTTATTATGTCTAAAATAAGACTCGTATGGATAACAATTAATATCATCAATAACCTGTCTCATATGGTTGTCAAAGATACCTTTATTTGTACTTGTAGGGTCCTCAACATATTTTTGTTCATATATAAAATTTCTATTAAATAAAGAATATTTACCAATACCAGGTTTAATGTGGTCATGTCTCAAATCTGATATAATATTGGTCACACCATCTAAATAAATGTCATCTAATTTATAACCATTTTTTATGCATCTATATATAATATCACCATCTTCTTCCCCAAAACCTAAAAGTCTTTCATCAAAATACCCAATTGTGTCTAAAAATTCTTTTGAAATTAAAAAATGTGAAAATGAATTATTTATCCTAGTTATAGCTTGAACACCATTTTCAATTATATATTTCGATAATAAATCAAAAAAATTATTAGAATGTATATCTAAATCGTCATTTAACATTAGAACGTTATTTTCATGCGAGTGGATAACTATAGTATTCCACATTTTTGATAATCCTCGGGTTTCAGTAAAGAATATAGGGTATATATTCAGATTAGTCATACATAAATTAAGTACTTTTAATCTATATTCTTCAGAAATTTCACCCCCATCATCACCATTTATACATAATAATATTTTTACATTGGTAAATTTCCTAATTTTTCTTACTAAGTTTTCCAAAAGATTATATCTTTTAGAAAATGTGGTTATTCCTATTATATAATTCATAAAATATATTCCTTTCCAAAAGTTACTAAGTTCTCATTATAATGTTTTCGAATAAAATCTAAATACCCTTTTTTTTCGGCTAAAGAATCAAAGATTGAAAAATCAATATTAATCCCATCAATAAGTGACTGATTAATTTTTTGTGGGTTAAAATTTAAATTATTTACAACATTATCATATCTATTATTAATAAATTCAATACTATGGTTATAGTTGATGAATTCATAATGTTTATACCACAATTGTTTTAGCGCATAATATCTACGATTACATGATTGTAAATGTAATATACCAATCTCATTAGTGTGTAGTTTTGGTAAATTTACTATGGGTGTTCTTGGTGTGTGATATTTCCATTGTGAAATATCCATATTGGATATTTTAGATGTTGGTAAGATAAAAGAACGATAATTATTTAAGTATGCGTTGTCAGTTCTATAATACTCTAAAGAATCAACACAATTATACCAATAAAGCCACGTATCCGAAAACTCAAAAAATTTCAAGTATTTATCAAAATTTTTAACAAAATTAGATGTCATTAATTCGTCAGAATCTAATGATATTATATAATCAACATTATTTAATTTTGATATATCTATCATTTTTTGTCTTTGGTATCCTTCATTAAAATTTTCTAATTCATCATTTAAAATAATTGTTTTTTTATCGTCTAAATGTTTTTTTATTACTTGAACTGTAGAATCTGTTGACATATCGTTATAGAATATAAAAAGGTCAACAGGGTAGTTTTTCCATATTGGTAATATGGTATCCAATAATATTTCTTCATTTTTTACCATGCAATTTATTGCTACTTTTGCTTTCATTATAGATTAAAATTTATATTTTTTCTTTTATGGAATAAATCTCTATCAAATATCAAGTCTGAATGATTTTTTTGATGTATCATATCGTGATTACCGTACCCCCAATCAGGATGTTCATGTTTAATTATGACCATTGGAAAATATGTTTGTTTGTTTAAAACATCACCAACCATCATGAACTCGTTATCGCACCATGTTGATTTATATTCAGGATAATAAATATAGTTAAATCTTTGATAATATTTTTTCCCCAATATACAAAGAGTATTTAGCTCTCGACCTTTAAATCCATCATTGAAAAAAAGAATTCCGTCCGTGTCAGGATAGTTAGTTAACATTAATGTATTGATAATTTTATCAAAACCTTTAATTTGTGGTATCATATCATCTGACGCCAAAAGAATAATATCCCATTCTGAGTTAACATCAATATCTCGATTAATTGCATGGATTTTTGAAGAACTAGTACCAATAATAACTTCAGTATTAGTATAAGACGTTAATTCATTTATAACATCTTCATTATTCATTGATTCATCATCCTCGTCAATTGTTATTAACAATTTAGTTGAATCTTCAATAATGAATTCTTGATATTTTTTAAAGGTAGATAAAAATTTTTCCTTCCTATTTCTTGTTGGAAATTTAATGAGTAGTTTCATTTATTATTGTTAAATAATTATCAATCAGTTTATCTACTACCGAACTTGCATGAAATTTATGAATATCATGTGGGGGTTCGGTTAATTTCTTAGAAAGAATCGTTCCTGATTTATCAACATCATAAATCCAAGATTTTTTACCACACATCCAACTTTCAATGGTCGTTCTACCTAATAAAATACCCGCAGTTTCTTGTGATTCTTTTATATATTTTTCAGTATTCCAAGTTGGTATTATTTTTTTAACATGGATATGACTTAAAATTTCATTTAAATATTCAGACTTATCTTCACCGACTAACCAAAGTTCCATGTTTTTTTCTTTAGTATATTCAACTAAATCACGTATTGTTTGTTCTCTCAAGTAATCAATAGTACCGACAAACAAAACATAATTTTTCGTCTTAATATTATCAGATTTAAATCTATTTTCATCGATAGGATTATAAATGACATCAACTAAATTTTCATTAATGTCATAATGTTCAACAATATGTTCTTTAATTTCAGGTCTAATTGCAATGTATTTTTTGATGGAATCATGTTTTACTGGTTTTTCCAAATCAATGACTTCTGAATGTATTGTTGAAATTTTTTCGATATCAGGATATAACTGTAAAATCATATTGGTAACGGGTTCGTGTTGAACATGGATGATATCAAAATTAACATCGTTAATTTTATATAACATGTTTTCTTGTGATATTTGAAACCCGTGAGGTGTGTTAATACCCCAAACCCCGTCCCCCATTTTATAACCCGGAGGTTCTTTTAATGAAAAAGTTTTAATCCCAATTTTTTTTGCCATATCGGTTAATGGCCCCCCAATTTCGGATAATACGGACACATTATGACCTTGTTTTATCAAACCTTTGGCTAATTCATATACATAAATTTCAGAACCGGTAAATGTTTTAAAAAACAAACAACTAATTAGGATATTTAGCTTATCTGATTTAGTTTTGTTGATTTTGATTGGTAAATTTTCTTTAAACTTTTCAGAAAATAAAATTCTATTTTTTTCCCATTCATCATTCGTCATACCAATTGATTTATGGGTGATTCTTATATCGTACATAACACCAACTTCAATACCCGACAAATAATTTTTAAAACAAAAATCAACATCATACATATGAAATCCTTTAACTTCAGTGTCAAATTGATGTATAATTCTTTTTTTACTTATTACGATAAACAAACCGTCAACAATTATTGTTGGATGTATTTGTTTACCTAAACTATTTGAATATTTTGATTCCCATTTTTTTCCTTCGTGTTCATGATTAACAATTCCAATCATTTTTCTCTTATCTTCCCACCACATACCCGAAGATGGGATACTTGTTGAACCGGCAACCCCTAAAATACCGAAATTAGTTTTTTTAAAATGGGATAAAATGTTATTACCCCAACTTTTGGTCTCAAAGTAAATATCATCGTGACAAAGCACTACAATGTCATTTTCTGATTCATTTAAAATTTCATTATAAATTTCAGTTAGTGACCTACCATCAGGATTAACTTTTTCAATCACTTGTGTTTTAGGTAATCCACAAGATTTTCTGAAATACTCTTGTAGTTCAGGATTAGATTTTCTCGTACTATATCCTATTGTTATCATATTCCTGTTGACCCAAATCCTTTGTCACTACGTTCTTTTTCATTAATCTCGATTGACTCATGTAAATCAACACGAGTTCCATCCATAACAGGAGATAAAACCGCTTGTGCAATTTTTTGACCTGAAGGTATTGTCACGGCATTGTTATTCATATTCATAATAATAACTTTTACTTCACCGGTATAACCACGGTCGACAGTGCCGGGACTATTTAAAACCATTAACCCTTGTTTTAAACATAAACCACTTTTGGACCTAACTTGAATTTCAAACCCTTCAGGGATGTCAAACGATAAACCCGTCGGTACTAATCCTCGTCCAAAAGGTTCTAATACCACATCTTCGGTTGAGTGTAGGTCAAATCCTGAATCTGACAGATAAGCATATTTAGGTGAAACCGCGTTTTCACTTAATTTAGTGAATTTAAGAGTTGATTTAAACTTTAACGCTTCTGAAAATTTTGATTCAAAATCGTCTTTATCAATTCCCAATGATTCGAAAACGGACTTCGGGTCATTATTAACTTCACCAACATTTTTAAGGTTGTTTAGTGTTTTAACCATTTTGTTTAATTCTTTAATTTTATTGTACATATTCTAAACTATCAAATTTAATTATTAAATCGACAAGGGCTTTAACATCTTGTTCACAATATTCAGCAATTTTATCTAACATTCCTGATTCCCAATATGAATGATGTACAACACCACCTGTTACTGGACCACTTTTTGATGAATCACAACCCATTGCGGTTGATATCAGCTCTAACTGTGCAATTGTAAATGGATTGGTACCATTCCAAAAATCTTTGGTGTCCATTGCCTTGATTTCCCATGGTTTGGTGTCTGCGGTTGGTAACATTTCTGATGGTTGAAATCCGTTAATCATCATTCGTTTGTATAACATAGGAATATCAAATCCTTTTATGTTATGCCCACACAAATAGAAATTAAGTTTATGGACTTTATTCAAAAGTCGAATAACATTCTTTAATAATTCCTTTTCATCATCCATAGCGAATGTTTGTGTCTGAATAGAACCGTCAGGTGAAATAAATGAAAAGCTAGCAACCACGATTTTGGCAAATTCAGGAACCAACGCAGCACGGGTCTCATAAATCTCATCAGGTGTTTTATCTTTATCTTCAGGAAATCTTTTAATAAACCAATCTTGATACTTCATAAAAACTTTATGTAAGGTTGGTTTTGAATTTTCAAATTCAGATAATGTTGGAAACTCACCAACGGTTTCCAAATCAAAAAATAATAATTTAGTTTTAGGGTATGGTAACATTATTTTAAAGTTTTATATAATTCTGCTCTATGTTTTGTGACAATATTTAAATCGTATTTATCTTTAACGGTTTCATATAATCGTTGACCCATGTCAAACGCCATGTTCGGATTATTAATTAATTTTTTCATCGCTTTTGTCCAATCGGAATGGTTTCGTTTTTCATCAACTAATATTGCGTTTCCATCAACAAAATCACCATTATTTAAACAATGTTTTAGGTCGATTGTGTATGGACCAATATTTGAAGCAATTATTGCCTTTTTATAAAAACCTGCTTCAATAACTTTCAATTGTGACTTAACACGATTAAAAACGTGATTAACCAATGGTGCTAACGATACGTCAAATTTTGAATAATTTTTAGCGTATGATGTTACTGGTTCGGTCCACACTCGATTATAAAATTGCGAATCACCGTCCCAATTTTCTTGTCTAAATTTCATTAAATAATTCTTATATTCGGGCGTTGTAAATTCATAATTTTTTGTAAAAATTTCTTCATATCTTGCCCAAACAGTTTCATTCGGTAAAATTGGACGTTGCTTTTGCTCACCTGTTTGAGCATTAATTTCCGTCATAGTACCACGAATATCGAAACCACATAAGTGGAATTCAGACTTATTTCTTAAATCATTACCAAGTGCATCAGTAGCACCTCTTAATAATTCAATATCATGTAAATGTGAAGAACCACCTAACCAACCAAATCTAAGCTTATCGGATGGTTTAGTTTCCGACATAAATTGTGGTTCATTTGGATTAATAGCGTTTGGTAAAACAAAAACATTTTTGTTATATTTTTTAATTTCTTGTGCGAAAATTTCAGTTGTTGTTGTTACATATTTGGCAACTTTAAGATTTGCGATTATTTTTTCGTGTATCTTATTTTGAACAACTAAGTGATGTGCAGGATGTTCTTTGGTTGGTAACCAATAATCATCTAAATCCATTACCGTTATAATTCCAAGACTATTTAATATTTGAATTATTGCGTATGATTTATCAAAATCATGACTCAAACTTCTATGAAAACATACCATATCATATTTTTGCCAATATGTGATATCGTCTAAGTTTGGTTCATAATCAATATCAACGTAAAAATCGTCAGGATATTGATTTTGTAAAAATATGTGAGGTTCTAAAGAACGAAATTT